ATGAGGTTGCCCATATTTCACCGGCATACTTTTTGCCATTGATTTGATACTCTGTTACAAATTTCTTTTCTTCTTTTTTCATGTTTGTAATTTTTAAAAGTTAATAAAACTAAGGTTTTAGACAATGAGGCATTATATCCATTTTACGAAGTTTATTATCTTCTGTTTATAAAATTCAATGTCCACATGAGGAAGTCCCTCGATAACGGATTTAAGAGATATAGGATCGTCCTCCCATTTCAAGTCCCTACCTGTTAATCTACGGATAGTACCTTTTGGGAGTACGATCGCCGAATTATGATCCTCGACGGAAAAATACTCATCGTCATGCGTCGATCTCTCATCCGTCCATATCTCTCCTTGCCGAGCGGGGGTGTTGTCAAGAATAACCTCGTCACCGTTTTTATTCACGGCTAAAAATATTATTGTCTGTTCCCCTATTTCCATAAATTATAATTTGTTTACCAATCTCCCCCATCATTACCTATTCCTGAGATTGTAGTTATAATATTATCTGGATTTGTGCCTGCGTTAGGAAGCATCTCAGGTATAGGGTTATCTTCCCTATCACCATGCATCATGACGGTAAGAACCCCACTAGCGGAATACAACCAGAGACGTTTGCCATCCTTCTCCCATTTCTTCGCTAATCTATTTAATGATTCAATCAGCTTACATTCTTCCGGGGTACATTCGATCCCTGCGTCAGTAAAATATTTTACTCTCATATTATTGATTTGTTTAATTTACGAGCTTCTGATAAGGCTCGTGTTAGTATATCTTTTTCCCTTATAATCTCCTTATATCTTTTGATATTCATTTTTATTGTCTTCATAATAAGTTCTTTTGTCTTAATAGCACTAACATCTTATCCCAATCAACATATCCTTTATCCGTGAGCGGGGTGCCGATATTCCTGTCATCTATATAATAATCACAATACAATTTTGGTGATGATGATACTGGTTCAGGATTATAATTTACTGAGTATAGATTAATATGGTTATATTTGAACCAATCCACCGCATCCTGTAGATATCTACCGTCTCTCACTGTATACAATATCAGTAGATTCCTATCAGCTAATTTCCTCAATACGCTAGCAGCCCCGATATTGTCTCCTACATAAGGGTATGAGTCTACTACACATGTCCCATCGAAATCTATTCCTATTATTTTTCTCATATCACCTCTTATAATAAATACTCCTCTATTTTCTTGGCCATGTCAATAAGCATCTCACATCTAAGGTCGTTAAGATCCTTACAAAACCTCATCTCCTCCTCATGCTTTTCCTCCGGCGATCTGTTATCACTTATACTGTAGCATGGTGATGAGCATATCGGTATGGGCTTCATGGCATCTATGGCTAATTTGATAGCCTTTTCTTTGATATCGCTCATATTAATTTCTTTTTGCATCCAGATCATACCGCTATTATGGCAATCAGGGAAATCGATATGATCAAAGTCACGTATTGAACAACATCCCTCGTTATAAAAACAACATCCTGCACAATGATCTTCTTTTATCTCCGGAATAGCCACGTATGTCTTTCCTCCGTATATTCTAACTTCTCCCTTTCTTACCTTATTCGTCTTATTCATCTTATCAAATTTTTATATCCTATTTTCTTTAACTGCTCTTCGGTAGCTTTCTCCTTCGGGAACTTCCCGTGCCATTTACCGGGTACCACGACATCACGGCCGTCAGGGCTGGTAGCCAGCCTCCCGCATTCGCTGCACAGCCCCATGCCCTTGTACGGCTGTAGCTCCTTGGCATACTCGAATTTGTCCACCATATACTCGTTTGTCAACATCCAGTAACTAGACGTAGCGGTATTATCGATACAGCCGCATTTAGCGCATACAAACAAGCTCATAGTAAGTTCTTTTTTGCCTCATTAAACAACCGTTCTACCAGATTCTCAAATTCACCATCAGGCTCTATTATATTTCTTATCTTTATCTGTATGTTTTTATGTTTTGCCAAAGAATAATAATTGTCCTCTACATTATAATGAGCCACAGGGCCATCTACGTAAATAGCTTCATTTGGATCTAGCTCATTTTTATAATAATCTTCTACGGTATTTATAGGAATATAACGTAGATTATCTATTCTCATTATAGAATATTCATCGAATTTGACGTATTTCCCAACGACCCATTTATAGTTCTCTTTTAGATTAGCCTGCATCTTGTTTTTTTCTTCCTTCAACTTATTTTCCAGTTCTTCAATCTTATTCATATTCTATCTATTTTAATGTTATTGTTATTAAATCTGTTTATCATCTCATCAAAGAATTGACGGTCTATCTCCACAAGCAGGGAGTCCCTTCCCTCCTCGTAAGCCGCTATCCCTGTCGTTCCGCTCCCGGCTACCGGATCCATTACCGCATCTCCCGGATTCGTGTATGTTCGTATCAAGTATCTTAGTAACTCCACCGGCTTCTGGTTGGGATGGATGGCTGATTTTTGCCTGTCTGTCTTAAATGTCATGACCGATAGCGGGTATCTCTCCGTGCTATCGTATGTAGTGAGACCGGCTTTGCCATATAATTCCGTTTCCTTGCATCCCACTTTACTGGAGGCCTTGGATACTTTCCTGACATGACCATAAGTCTTTTGGGGATTATATGTATGCTTCCCAAGTGGCATAGGTGAGAAGATAAGTATCAACTCATGATTTCTTAATGGATATTTCTTGGCGTTAAGAAAACCGGTAGGGGTAGTCTTATGCCAAACAAGGTCGTACCGGTACCATCCCGCTGGGGCGACCCTCATGATCTCGACCGCCGCCGTGAGTGAACAGGTGACGGCTACCACCCCGTACGGACACAGCATTTTTTGGATTACCTCCCACATCGCCTTATAATCAAATCCCTCCTTGTCGTATCTTGCCTGGGTTATCTTATAAGGAGGGTCGGCAAAAACAAATCTTACCTTCCCTACCATATCCTTGAATACGGACATCGCCATACCCATATCCCCGTTAAACGCCCTTACTTTCCCGTTCATCATCAACCCTCTCCACTTTAATTGTTCCCATATCACCTGAAGGCAACGTGATATTACTATACACGTTATTCCAGTTCTCGTCAATGGCCAACTGATGTAATATCGACCTATATATCTGGTAGGTGTTACCGATAAGTCTCTTCCTATTTATCTTATCCTTACTACCCCCATCATATCCTATATGCTCATAATCCCCAAGATCAGGGAACAGTCTTCTTCTTATCGCTCGTGAGTTATTGATTATAAAGCTTCTTATCCCCAGCGTTTCCGCTCCATCTATATCATTTATCAACGTATCTGTCGTATGTTGTAGGTCTATGTCGCCAGCGGCGAATCTACTGATGTCTTCCACGCATTGGGATATCAGCATTAGCTGTTCCCTTGTCAACGTTATTTTATAAAGTTGTTTATTATCCATGATTATCTGATATTAATTTTTCTTTTATATGTTTAGATATATCAATTATCTCATCTTTTATATTGCAGTCATCTTTTAATAATGAACCAAATATACATGATATGGCGCTCTTTAGGCCTAGCGCTATCCCTATCTCCAATATTTTTTTATCGGTATTAGAGATTTCTACAGGTTCATATAATATTGATGATATGTTGTTAACGACGTATATTATATCATCTTCATTCATTGATGTAGATTTATCGACAATAGCTATAAAATCTTTTATAATCATAATATAAGCTATTTTTATTTCTTTTATCGTATCATCGCTTAGATGTCTATCTCTTATATGCCTTTCAACATACTTGTTTGCTAGATTCTCTATTTTGTTTGATTTGTCCATTTGTACTATCAATTATTTAGTTAATAATAGATCATAGTCCTCTTCGTCTATACTCCCATTATTGTTGATGTATATAATGAAATCATTTAAAAGCACGGACTTATCCTTGGATAAGGCTTTTATAATAAGCTCTCCATCATCTTTCAACATCACATGCACAGTATCCCAGATAACATATTTTTGACATTCTTTCTCAATCTTCTTGATTGTTTTAAGTATTATCTTATACGTCTCCTCATATCTTTTTACTATTCCGCACAGTTCAGTCGTATTATATTTACGTATAGCCGTGAATATATATTCCTTTTTGCAATCCCAGCATTTTATCAGTCTTTCTGATACGCACGCCTTATCCTCGTAGAAGAAGCAACCCTTACATGGCTCATTATGGTCGTAGCTTAATACTACAAGCAGCTCCACGCCATTCTTGTATATCACATCACCTTCTTTCATTTCGTCTACTTTGTTAATCTCATTATCAATATGGTAAAGTTGGATATTATCCATACTATAGATATCCAGAACGTTGTACTTAACATAAGACCTATATTCTTAGGTATAGGATCTACTCTCCTGAATGTCAGGATCATGTATATAAATGTTTTTATATTCATAATTTACGATATTTTTCTATATAGTTAACTATCAAGTCTTTAACTCCTTTTGGGACATCTACCAGTTTGAGATTACCTTGGAATATGTCCTTGCCGTACTCATCCATAATCTCCCCGAATGAAGGATTCATGACTCTTGTTGACATAGATATCGGTTGATCAGTGTCAAATTTGATAACGATCTTCTTTCCGCCGTTTATCGCCTTTTTAAAAGCCACGTAAAGCTTTCGACCTTTTATTATATCACAATTCCCTTTCAGGATATTAGACATATGTATGACATATTCTTTCTTCGCATCTCCTGGGTTGTTCATAAGCTTAAGATCTCCTCCGGTATCTCTCCATTTCCTGAAGCACGGGAAACATAGACCGTGATTTGCCTTAGCGTGTCTAGGTATCATCCTGCTGCTGCCGGCTGGGATCGTATCACCACAGCAGATACACGTCCTATCCTTGTTGGTGCGCATCGGCACATAGCTCTTTATTGGGTATTCTTTTCTTCTATACGTCTTCTTCTGTTTTCAAAATTATCATCACCATACTCATAATTAGGACAAGCCTTATTGCTTGGCCGTCTCGCATAAGTCTTTTGCTCCCTATTATATTTTCTATTAGGGTTTATATAATGGTCGCACACTTGCCAAACGGAGCAACATACTTTCCCGTATCTTTTCGCCCACTCCTGATCATGTAGATGTACGCAAGTAGCGCAAGTCGGATTCTTAAGCTTATCCTTGTTATCATCTATGATCTTATTAACCCGATCAAGAATAACGGACATATGCTCAGCATACATAACATCGAATACATCCGGCTTCGGAAGATATGTCATCGAGCTTATATCTATATCTATTTCCTTGGATTTGTCATAAACGGATTTGTATTTCCTTTTCATCAAATCCTTTAATTGATTTACCTTCTTATCGTAAGTCCCCATATTTCACTCAGTTTTCCATCCCTGTTCCCTTAATAAATTCACCATCATCTCCTTTATCTTAGGGCTAATGGCTTCGGTAAGTATATCAGCGGCCAAGTTAATAGAGAAGCTGGTCATCCTAGATTCTCCTATATACTTCTCGCTGGTAACTTCTTTCACATAGTCGTGAATATCCTTGATCATTTCATTTTGAGATCTTAGGAGATCCAGTATCTTATCGAGTTTATCATCCATCTTTTTTCTCGAATATGCCTGACAATAGCCAGAAGACCACTATCAAAAAGAAGAATAGCCCAAGAGCCTCATCCGGATAATCATGCATCGCCTCTAAGATACTTCTCATAACTTAACATCCATTTTACCGATTATACGATAGAAAATATCCCTAGTCAGCTCAATATCGTAAGTAGCGTCATGAAGCTTATTCTCGTCGATCTCAATACCCATAGTCCTGGCTACGGTCATCAACTTAAAGTTCTCCATATCGTTTCTTACACCCATCAGGAACGGTGTTACCATAACATATACATCCATACAGTTAGGATAGAACCATGATCCGAAATACTTATCCCCACATTGGGTAAATAAAGCCCGTAGGAAGTTGTTGTCGAATCCAGCGTTGTTATACCCCACCAAATACATTTTATCCCTCTTATCGAACTTATTCACGTATTTGGATAATATACCAACTAACTGCCTGTACCCTTCTTCCATAGGCTGATACGACTGCACTTGCTCCAAGGTAACACCAGCCACATCTAGCGCCTCTTGCTCTATCGTGGCGGCAGGGTTCGGGGCTAGGCGGATGTCGAACCTCTCGACCTCCTGCCCGTCGATATCCACGATCCCTCCTATTTGGTGTATCCCGTTTCTCCAGAACTTAACCCCGGTTGTCTCTAAATCGAAAAATAGTAATTTACTGGTCATATTTTGTATATCTTTTAAATTATCCATGATTTGAACAATTAAACGCCAACCATCCACTTACAACTCCCATCGCAAAAATAAACAAAATCATAAGTGATAACAGCGCCCAATCTTCTGTATTTAGTTTATTGCTCTCCTTCTTTTCAACATTGAAATCGAAATCAAATGTCGTATTATTAGCTATCTTCCCATCAATGCCTTTGTTATTTAAATGGAGTTTCTTTTTGATTTTTCTTTTATTCATGTTTTATGTCTTTTAAATTACCCATAATTCAATCAATTAAATGCCAACCATCCGCCTGCAAATCCCATCGCTAAAACAGATAAGATTATAGACGTGAATAATATCCAATCTTTTGTGCTTAGCTCATTATTATCTCTCTTTATTTTCTCAAGATAATCATATATCGCCGTATAGACAGCATGGTGAATATTCTCGTCTCTAGCCCTTACGATATTATCATATTCATTATATCCTAGATTATGGGTAGCGCTTTCGATCCTCATATTCCCCGTAACCTTTTTGTTTACATCAAAATCGAAGCTAAATACTATATCGGTGGTTAGAGCGCTGGCGATTTTGCTTTTTATCTCATCATCACTAAGATTAGCATAATTCACTAATTCATCGTAATCTTTTTCGTCAAGAACTATCTGTTTTTTATGCTCATATAAATAAACTAAATTATATCCCTAATATTTCTGCTACATAAACAAATCCATAACATATATAATTATCAGCGTCATGCTCCCCATAATCAACATGCCAGATAATAGCGCATGGGAAATATAATGGCATGTCCTCAGCCATAGGATCCTCTTTGAGGTCATCAATGTTTATCTTCTCCCTCCACCTCCACAGGTCTTGGATGTCGTTCAAAATTAATTTCTCCATAACTATGACGGATGTTAGATGTTAGTAATTCAATAGCTAAGCTGATCATGGCTCCCGCTTCCGTAAGTTTATTCATTTGGGCGTACACCCTGTGCTCTGCGCTACGATAAGTCTCCCTGCTGCTTATGGTATCTAGCAAATCATCTATAGCGTTTCTAAGAAGATTGGTTATTCCTCTTTCTCCCATACCCTTGAAATAATAAATATCACGACCAACGTAAAACATGTCCTGACATCTTTTAGCTACGTACTCTATTCCGGATAGATGGTATTTCTCGTTGTCTATCTCCACCTCTCCTTTTTCTATAGCCCTCAACAACTTCCAATCTATCGTTACATAAGTTTGACGATTTTTTACCTTTACATAGGTATATCCGCCATAATGAGAACCCAGCGTCCTCATCGTTAGCTCATTGACTTTTTGTTTGTTTTCATCCATAATAATCAGGTTTTTAATGTTGATACAAAAATACGATTTAAACAAAAATAAAAGCATGAATAATATTAAAATAATATTAATCATGCTTAAATATAAATATATTCCTTCTAGTTCTCACGGATATACGTATTCGTACTCATCTGGAGGAGATGTCTTGTAGTTGTAAATTTCATAGAAAATCATAGAAATAACTAAGATATCCTACTCCATTTTAGACGCTTCAACACAACTGGCAACCCGGCTGCTCTGCGTCCGTATAGCCGCATCAACTCCTACGGCTTGTATATTTATTGCAGCGTTGAGATCCCTGTCGATCTCCAAGCCACAATCTTTACAAACAAATGTTCGATCCGATAATTTCAGATCTTTATTCTTCCAACCACATCTTGAACAGGTTTTCGAGGATGGGTAAAAACGATCTATAACAATCAGTTCTTTACCATACCACCTACACTTGTATTCAAGTTGGTTACGGAACATTGAGAAAGAAGTGTCGGATACAGAACTAGCAAGTTTGTGGCTCTGTAGCATACCGGAAACATTTAGATCTTCAATGCAGATAACATCGTAATTATTTACCAGCATCGTGGTCAAATTATGCATGTGCCATGAACGCTTGTTGGCTATATCACAATGAAGTCTTGATACTTTTAGCCTGCATTTGTTTCTTCGATTACTTCCTAATTTCTTTCTCGATAAATGCCGTTGCATCCTTTTTAACTTCGCTTGGTTCTCACAAAGAAAATGAGGATTTTCAACAGATATTCCGTCAGACAATGTAGCCAATGTTTTTATTCCAAGATCAACTCCGACTGTTTTACCGGTTTTCTGTTTATAACACTGTTCTGTTTCTACAAGAACTGATACGAAGTATTGACCAGCACGGTTCTTTGAAACGGTACAGGAGATAAAACGAGCGTTATCCGGGATTTCACGATCGATAACAATCTTAACCCATCCGATCTTTTCGATCCGGATCTTATTGTCAGTGATTTTAAACTTCGGGAACGGCAATCTAAACGACTGGTTGTCGTGTTTATTTTTATAATTCGGTTTACCGATTTTTTCTTTCCTGTTCTTGTTGAAGTACTGTTTGGAGAACTCGATAAAGTCACGTTGCTTCTGCTGCAAGGTGGCTGCCGATACTTCATTTAACCAAAGTTTTTCAATAACAAGATCCGACTTTGTCGGGAATTTCGGATTAGGGTTTGTTTCTTTATCGTATGAGTTAAATGAGTCAACACAAGCATTCCATATAACACGAACACATCCGAATGTTTTTGCAAGAAGTTCTTCTTGTGTTTTGTTCGGATACATACGATATTTATATGAACGCTTTATTAGACTCATCATCAATTCATTTTAATATATTAAATATACAAATAATTCTATGATTTTACAATGGATTACTATCGATTTTGTAATTATTTAATCATACTTGTCTCCTCTTCTGTATACTAACGCTACCCAACAGTCATATTTTTTGCTGTATCCTATAAGAGGGACATTGGCCATAGGCGGATTATCCCCCGTTTTGTATCTTATTCTTGTTACTTGTTTCATGTTCTCATGGATATAGATATTCGTATTCTTCCGGTGGATATGTTTCAAATTCGGTGTCGTACTTCATACAAGTGTAGTACTTGCCTTTGCTTCTGTACACTACTGTCCACGGACAGTCATATCTTTTGTTGTATCCTAAAAGAGGAACACCTTCCATAGGAGGCTTATCTTTCGTTTTGTACCTTAATTTTGTTATTTGCTTTATGCTCATATAATCTTATGTTTAAGTAATTCCATCATCATCGAAAACAATGTGTCTACAAGACGTTTCTCGCTACTCCAATATATAGGGATCTCGTCTATATCTCTATACGCTACAGACCATGCATGTTTTAGCTTATAACATTCTAATGTACAACCCTCTATCTCATATGGGAGCAAATTCAGTAACGTCCCTACATCCCAAACAGGGTTGAAGACGTCCGGTGTAACGACCTCGATAAGTCCTATGCGGCCAGCTTCGTCCTCCATAGAATGCAGTCGATCTAGGTATCGGTTCCTAAACCCGCTGGCGGTGGAGATAGGGAGGCCGGCCTCGACCAGCGCCCTCCCCTGTTCTTTTGTGGTGAATATCCTTTCTTTCATCTAATCCTTGATCTTTTTCTCTACAGTAACGATCGTATCATTATGCCATCCCCCATGAGCCACAAGAAGAATCTCCTGCTGCTCGAAGCCAAGCCCGGCCCCTATACCGCCGGAGTTCCACGCGCAGGTAATGACCACCCCTCCTTTCTTGGTGATCCTAGCTATCTCCTTCTTCTGTCTAGCCCAATAACTAGATTGTGTTGTTTGCATATTAACAGATTCTCCAAGCTTTTTATATGACTCGGATACCTGTCTCGCGGAATATGGTGGATCATATAGTACCATATCAGCTATATTATCCTTAAGACCACACAGGAAGTCCGTGGCGTCCTTATGATGCATAGCCTTAGTCTCAGGATCAAGATCGTTGGTGATCGTCCCTATGTCGCTGTTTCTGGCGAATGGATCCACTATAACCATCCCCTCTTCTCGATATTTATCTATAAGTTCCCTTATCGGTCTTATGCTGAATGTCTCTTTATTCGGCATCGACCATGTCTTGTTTATGATCATATCGCTGTAATTGTGCTTTAAATATGAGTTTCATGGTACTTCTAGGTATAGGATCACATATATCCTCCCACCAATTCTCGTGCCCTTTCGGCGGATGTATATCCTTTTTCCATGAAGATCCCTTAACTGTCTTGATTCTTCCGTATGGTCTCATTTTGCTCGTGTTTACCTTCACATATCATAATTGTTTATTTATTCTCAGACCTAAAAATATCTTTTGCGAACATATCAAGGGTAAGTTTATGTATCTTAGGTAAGACCTTAACCAATTTAATACCAAAATTTTCTCCCCTCTTAACAAAAGTCCATTTACCATATATGATTCCATGCATCATATTCTGTATTACTTCCTTACTGTCTGTCAAGAATACTTGGTAATAGACACTTTTGGCATAATTAAAATCCTCCCCATGATCATTTGCCGGTCTTAATATCATTACAGCCGAAGAGCGTCCACGAACGAATCCGTGTATCTCAAGGCATTCATCAAACTCATAATTATCACGTTCCTCATCATGAACATCCTTAACCCATTTACATGGTCTCCCGTCCTTAAACGGGATCTTTAACTGTTTCTTTGCCATCTTTTAAATTATATTATAATGTTAGGTGCTTATATACTTTTCTACACCAAAAGCATATTTTCATGCTTCATAGGGACATTGTTGAATCCGCTTACACGAAACTGATTCTAAAGAGGTCTCTTCACGTGCTTTAATTCCCGGCGTACCTCCGGTATCGTTTGTTAATCGTAACTATATAAACCCGGTGTAAAGTTATATATAATCACCATTGTCAGTTATATTGATATCACTCCACAAGTTCAATCTTCCCTTATCATCCAATTGCATATGGATAAAACCTTTTGTCACCTTCTTCCCGGCTTTAAGAGCCTCTACGTCTTTATCGGTAATCTTTTTCATACTTTCGATATTTTATCGTTACAATTAAATTCATCTTTCATCCTGATCTTTATGCCTCCATATGATAATTCCTTATGAGCTGTGACAAAATAATCAACCGCATCTTCATCTAATAAACTATGCGGACACCTTTCCCATACAGGGTTTTGATCTAGATGATCCCATGTGGCTACAAGTAACCTATTCTTGTCATCATCAATAGCTATTTTATATGTCCCTGTAGTAGCCTTACGTTTAATGATCGCTCCATTTAACATCTGTTTCTTAGCCCAGCTCCATGAGCCTCTCAACCCAAATGTTTTTATAACCCAGTCATTTATCTTCTTCATTTCAAATTATTTGTTAAAAGTGTAATATAAATATAAATACATAAATTGAATAGGGCTATTCACCATGCCCTTATCAGTAGGATCATCGTATTTGTCAAGCCAAAGACGAAGCGCCTCCCAATCGATATCCTTACGGTCACATACCATGCAGGCTAGGTTAGCCCCGAACAGTTCCCCGTCGCCGCCCAGCGACTTGTTAAACCTCTTGGCTAGTCTTTCCTTGAATCCCTTATCATACCATATCCCGGAAGTAGCGGCATAACAATAATAAGCGTTGTATTTCATTTTCACGCCCATCTTCTCAAACAATGGTGTATGCCATATCCGATCTAAAAAGAATACTATTCCACGATATATGAAGGTTCGGAGATTTTTCCTGTATTCTTTCCCCAAGAAATTATCCACACAAGATATAGTCCCGCCTGAATAATACCAATTATTGGCGCCTCTCTTAACCTTATCCGTCATCTTGAATTTATTCTTTCTGTCTTCCACCCTATCCCAAGGTTTCAGCTTATCCTCATTAAATGTCGGGCAATAATGATAGTAATGATTGATCCATGACAGATATGGGTTGTATATCGTGTATCCATTATCGCTGACATATGAGTTCATATCATACCCAAGTTCCTTGGCTAGAATAGATCCCTCATCAGCTAATACCTTTAATATCGGATTTAAGTTCCATATCTGATCTTGGCTAACAAACATCGAATAGCATGGGTCTTCATCCTCTCCATACCATCCACCCATCCCGCTCACTATTTTATCCAAATCAAGTGAATAATCTTTCCCGGATGAAAAGTCATCTCTAAGGAAAAAACCTCTATATGGGATCATATCATGTATGCCGGGTTGGTCGTCAAATATGAACTTAGCGTTCTCGGTCAATCTAATCAATGTTTGCAAGACAGAGGATATATCTATGGGTGCATATTCACACCCATAGACCTTATTATTTATCCAAAGATATTGAAGAAGCTCGGCTATATTAATAGTCCCGTCCTCCACATATCCTGTCTTGTTATCGAAGTTTATTTTGGCTAGAGGTATATTACTTCCTTGTGGTTGATCACTTTTTTCATTACAACAATGCACGAACCTGTCAAAGAATATATCTTTCCAACCAAAATATTTATCCCTTATCGTCATAAGCCTATTTCTTGTCGTATAACGACATGACGTTAATAAGATCAGCTTTTCTGGCCATCCCCTCAAGTTTATTAAAGCCATCCATGTTATCACCGCTGACGATGATAGTAGGATATACCTCTATACCGTACTTGGATATTTCCTCCTCCGTGGCTTTGTTCTCCGGGATCTGGTTTAACGTAACCTCACCCTCATACTCCTGTAACGTGTTGGCGATAATATATCGCATGTAATCGCTGTACTCAGCGTCTTTCTTCGTGAAAAAATCAATTCTTACCATTTTTAAATAGTTTTTAATTTGTTAATAATTAAATCCGCTGTAAATATAGCGTTATCTACCTCATCTACACTCAACCTCCTCCCATCGAAATCGTTGGACAATAAATCTTTTACGATCTGATATCTTCTCAACTCCCAATCTATGTCTATATCAAAATTAAGATGCCTTACACAATCATAATTCAGCTCCTTACGATTCTTATCAAGGTACTTAACTATCGGGAATGAAGTACCATTGTCAATAGTACGTGCGATCACATTAATGTACCTACCAGTCCTTTTGTCAATAGCTTTTAATTTCTCGTCTACTATTATTTCTCCTGATCCTTCCATTCTATTAACCCTTTGTTATGTTTATCGTAATATAATAACGCTATGGCGTTCCAGCATACGGCGGATAGATGCATGAATCCCTCCTTATCATATCTCTCCCCTTTCGTATAAGCAACCAAGTGTCTCATGAGTGCACCTAGATAACGATTGAACCCATCAGGTATATCTTGCCATGAGCTATCAGCGTACTTCTTGGCACCTTCCGTATATACCCTCACGATGTCCTCTATCTCAGCCAAAGGAAGGAGATCCCACCGGAGTTTACCGTCGGCCCGGTCATTCTTGCCGCTGCCGTCCTTTCCGACGAACGGCGTATCTGTCGCTTCCCACTCATTTGTATTACATAGATCCTCGCCGATAGAGCTATAATCCGTAAGCTTATCAACCTCTTCCTCATCAATAAGCCTTAATTCAATAGCCCTGTTTAATGATACAACCATTTCCTCGTCAGCCCAAGCATATTCATATGATGCTTTAAATAATGGGCCTAATTTCATCATTCCTGTACGATCGGCGGTTTCAAGTACCTCAAATACCTCACCGTCATAAACAACCTTTTCGTATTTACCAAATTCCTCTTTCATTTTAAATTCCTTTTTGTTTTATTATTATTACTGGATCATCATTAAAAGGAGACAGTATTCCAATATGCAGCAATATGCTTCGCTCATCCCCATCATTCTTTTCTGCTTTAAAGCCATTGATAACACATTTGTCACTAGATATAATAAAACCGCTTGTATCAGGATTATTTTCAATTGTAACCCATCCCTTTTTAACTGATTCATGATTCCTTAGTTTATCAGCATCATCTTTCGTTAACCAATATTCCTCAAAAACAGTATCCGGATATTTGGTCTTTATTTCCTCGTAAGTATCATACCATGTCATATTTTCATGTTTTAGATTAATAAAATTCGCTAAGATCCCTACATTCCGGTGTCTTACCTGTTATGGAATAAAGCTCACCAGATGATAGATATACGCAATGCGATGTCTTCCCGTCCCTCCACTCGCTTTGCTTCGTAATTCCGCAAATAGCGCAGCGTTGGATCCCCGGTCCCGCCTTTACCCCACGAGTGTCGTACGTTTTTCTTTCTTGTCCTGTTGGTGTCGTCAAGTTTCCTCATATTAATCCTCCAAAGTCATTATAATCTTATCTTTCCCGATAATAACCTCATCCCCGCTCCTTACATCAAAGCATTTTCCTTCATCTGCCTCCTTGAAATAAAGAGCACCATTGTACTCGAACAAACCGAAGCCGTAATCGTCTAGCTTCATTTTGCTAAGTTTTTTTGAACTTATATACGTTTTTCATATCCTCCATATTTTCTTTATCCATATAAAACATCGATGCCCCCATTGACATTACCCCTACAACTGCCATAATTAGTCCCTCGTAGAACATGCTGCAATGTAGTTTATCCCAACCCTTCATCATTACAATTATGGATAATATGATTATCGCCACAATAAACAATATCCATATCATATCACATCTCCTTACTTTTTAAGAACTCCATCATATCCTCCACGCTAAGCTGGAATCCGGCAGCCGCCTTATGGCCTCCTCCACATGGGTTGGCCTTGCGTGCCAGCGCCGAGACATCCACCTCCTTCTTGGTGGTATAGAACGAGCATCTGAAGAATCTGCCGTTCCAGCAAAATGGCATCATCAAATCATGTTTTCTAGGATCGTACATAGACTCGAATGTGGTGGAGTTAAACTCCGTAGTATTCATACATATCGCCTTGTATCCAAATATATCTGCCTCGAATGAGAACATCTTCATTTCTCCTCTGTTTTTCTCGATGATATATTCTATTATGGCCTCGCCATTTCTTATCATATCAGAAACAAACTCGCCATTCGCCTTGTTTAGCACCTCCCTGACCATGTCAACGTCAAGCCCGCAATACCCTCTCATCCCATATTGGAATGAAAGAACGTCACTCCATTCGAAGCGATCATGATCCCATACATCATAAGCGCTCAATAATTTTACCACGTCAGGGGTTTCGATATCATCGAAAAGATATTCCCACGTAAGCTCACAAGCCGCCGTTCCGATACGTCTTTTGCCTTTGACATTATAGTCCTTCACAGCTTCTATCGCCGTCTTATGGTGGTCTATCCATGTGACATCTATCCCCTTGTCTTCCCATTCGTCGAATAAGAATCTCGTTCTATCGCCAAATGACACGTCAACTACAAACACCTTATCATATTTATTCACGTCAGGTATTTCCTTGCCGTAATTGTAAGGAAGAAGATCAATGTCCCCTTTGAAATACTTTTTTACTATAGCCGCTGACATTACTCCGTCAAGATCAGCCTCATGATATATACATCCTGTCATAATCTGTTGTTTTTGATTAAAAAATCTATGTATTCTTTTATATCCTTGTTCCTGTCATTATCCCAGTCAAATGTCTCGTTTATGAATTTGAAATACGATACTGGAATCGAATGAAACATCCATCCACAATACTTGCCGAATGTCATCACCGTAGATCCAAGGGGATGATCCGGCCTTCCGGGAACAGGGGCGGCGGTTACGCCCTGCGCCAGCCCCCTCCTACGATCTTTCTTGGCGGCTTTGATATCCAGATCTGTTTTCGTTACCTTATCCCCCATCGGGATATTAGTTATTAGCTTATCGCCGATAAACATTCCCCATCCATACCCCTTGTAGTTCTCTATACTAAGTTTCCTTATATCACCGAACCTTGACGAGTTGTTACAACAATCAACGACCAAAGCACTATCCTTTCCGTCTTTTATACGGACTGCCCTTCCAAGCCACTGATAAAACGACGAGAACGAGAATGTCGGCCTTCCTACTATCACGCAATCCAGACCCGGATGATCGAATCCCGTACCGAGGGCGGAATAGTTGAACACTACCTTCGTCTTACCTGACTTGAACCCCTCGACTATAGCCTCCCGCTGTTTCTTTGGCGTGCCTCCGTGAACCACTTCCGCCATGCCAGCGCATATCTTTGCGTTCATCCATTCGGCGGCGGTATTGCAGCTCTCAACAGAATCCATAAACACCAGTATAGATCTGCATACGTCTTTTAATACCATCAACCGACGTAAAATAAGGTTGTTTAAGCCGTTTTTTCTCACCGCCTCACTAATAGACTCAGCCGTATATTCGGAGCCGTTAGAATTAAGTTTAAGGGCATCCCCATTGAAATCCCATGTCTCATATTTAAGAGGTGTCCAAAATCCTTGCCTTATCATCTCCTCCACCTGTATGACATGGATCAGGTTCTTAAAATATACCGGTCTCATACGAGTGATGAAATTAAGTTGGGAATATGATGTCTGTCCTATCGACATGTTTTTAAGTCTACATGGCGTGGCTGTAAACCCTATCACCTTTTTCGGTTTCAGTTCATTCATGAATGTCATAAACTCGCTACCATCCTCCGGGCTATACCCGGCATGAGCCTCATCTATCAACACGTTCCTGATCCCCATCTCCTTAAGCTTATCAACAACCTTCTTGATAGACCCTAACGTGGCGTATATCATATTAGACAGCTCTTTCTTACCACAGGAAGCGGAGTAGATGGTAGCCGGTATGCCATACGACGTTATCTTGTCGTGGTTCTGTTGCAGCAATTCTTTTGATGGTTGTAAAATCAGCGTCTTATCTCCCATCAATCTAGCCGCCTCTGCTATCAGCAGTGACTTACCGCAACCTACAGGACCTACGATCAATACCGGATTATGTCTATCAGAATTTATGTAATCGGAGATACTTTTAACACACTCCTCTTGATATGGTCTTAATTTGTAAATCATTTGGATTTGTAGTTATCAAAAACGTCTTTTACGTACTCTAGTCTTATAGGGCATTCCCGACCATCATCCATCTTCACCATCAAAGTCTCTTTGGTCTTGCTTATGGCTATCACCTCTCCTACTCCTATCTGGGTATGGACTATATCGCCTAGCTTTATATTACATTTGATCATGGTCAAGCTTTTTATTAAATTCCTCTATCTTGCTCCTATCTGTCTCATTCACCATCTCAGCCTCTTCCTTGAATATGTCATACCCTTCCCGGATATTGTCGCCAACCATATTCTCTATCATCTCCCTTAGCTCATCGCTTCTTACGGCAAAAGATATCTGGAATGATTTACTTGTGCCTTTCATCAGGTAATCAATCTCCTTCTTACATTCTGCCATTAACCGATCCAGATTATCGAACTTAACGAACTTGGAGTTGCCATTGGCTTTTCTTACCCCATCCTTGAAATCCTCCAATATCCCGTTAAATACATCCGCCATACACATCATGGAATGTAGCCATACCAGCATATTGAATTTATATTCATTATCAGCATTATTCATCAAGCCTATCAAAGACTCACTTTTTGTCAACATGATTTTAGATTCTCGATCTACGATATCCTTTATCTCTTGCCGGTATCTCATGGCACCAACGAAATCCATTTTAGAATAACATTCATTTGATTTCTCTACCAATTTCCTGATATCCTTTCTAGACATCAGAAGATCTAATATCTGTTTTTCTTTTTCACTTTTGTACATAATTAGCTCTTTTAGTAATACAAATATAATTAAAGCCTAGATATTTACCTAGGCTTTTTAATAAAGTTAATCTTTTTTATTCTTTCTTTTTGACTCATCCCAATCCGATGAGTACCTGCATGTCCCTTGTTTGTGGATCGAGAAATCGCACCAAAAACACAAGGGCTTGGGGCGGGGTTCAAGGCAGGCCGGCTGGCGTCCCATGAGGTAGCGCTTCTCGTACTTATACCCCTGTTTGGCGTCGTCCCAAACGTGAGCTTGATAGCTATCTATTTTATTTGTCTCGAAATCATACATATCAAGGAGAATATCGTTAAGCTCCTTGACCGACCTCTCTACTTTCTCCTTATCTACCTTCACGTTCTGATTGTCCAGCATGCGGGTAAAGAAATAGCTGCACATATCCGGTAATACCTTGTACTTTCTCAGTATGTAGAAGGCGTATATCGGATGCTGGAGATTATGAAGCAGCTTGTCTTCATCGAATAACTTTCTCCCGGACTTCCAGTCTATCGTATACATGGCTATCCTGTCCTTTGTCTTATACTCTCCACGCCAGTCCACCGATCCTATGATATGCACCTTATCGTACGTCACGCCATCCAAGGTAAGTGGCTTGGGTAGCTTATAGGGCAGGACGAAGCTCTCCTCCACGCCGGCCGGTCTCGACCCCCGGACCACCTTCTCCATTGGCGTAAGATCAGACCATGCCTTCTTATAATTGCCAGCAGCATCCTTCTCAAACAACCCCACAATCCATCTTATTAGCCTAGCCGCATGTTGCATAGACTCGATCTGGGATTTTACGCTATCAAAAGGGATCTGTTCTATATCGGCGTAGTAATTGAAAGCCTTACTCATATCCTCATAAGAAGGTCTGCATCCGTTCTTGAAGAAATACTCCATTGTCTGGTGGATAACCGTACCATATGACGTAGCTTCGTGCTTTTCCGTGGATCTGTGACCCTCCACGTAAGTCTTATACCATTTATATGGGCACTGGATGAACGTGTCTATCTGCGAGTAAGAGGCGGCGAGAACCTTCTCTCCGTTTATAACCTTACATAATAAGTTATTCTCCGGTATTACCATAAAGCTTATCTATTTTTATGTCATGTCCGTATAAGTCCATTAACAGGTTTTGTAGATGGTGAAGATTCTTAATCTGAATAGGATCGCTTAGATCGTCTTCCAGATCCCTAAGCCCAAGATAATACCCATCATCAAAAATCTCTATAGATATTCCATAGCCTCGATATACATCCCGCCCCTTATCACGCTTGAAATAGATAGTATCAAGTATATTATCATCTATCTCAATAGGTATGACATCATCTTCCCCGGAATACCATTTCATTATCCCATCATCAACCTCACATTCAAGGATCAATGACTTACTTTCATTACGCATACCAGTAACGCACCCTACTCTCCATATATTGCCAGCCTTGTCTTTTACAAGATCCCCTATCCTTAGTTCTTTAGCCGAAATCATACTCGTCCTCCTCGTTGTAATCGTCATCGCAATCATCGACAAGAGGGGTCTCTAGCCCCTCTTCCCAATCATCATATCCGAAGTCCATTACTTACTCTCAAGCCAATCGTACAACATATCCACAAAAATCCCTACAGTTAGTTCATCGACAGATTTATCGTCAAAGACATCATCCGGTATCCTTATATCCATCTTTTCTTCAATCCCTATCAATACCTCTAATAAATCAAATGGATCCATAGCTAGATCGGATGACAAATTACTGTCTTCTCTTACATCGTCAATTACCTCTATATTATTAATGTAATTGAACTCATGCATTTTCTCGAATATCTCTTCCCTCACTATCTCCAATAACTCATCTCTTTTCATAATCCTTTAAATAATTGTACAACATATTTGTAAGCTCTCCTACCGTCAATTCGTAATAAGGCTTGACATCAAGCACTTCATCAGGTATACATCTACCAGTTCTCTTCTCCATTTCCATTACGACTTCCACGAAATCAAGGGAATCCAAGGCTATATCCGCGCCCAGCTCATCATTATTGGTTATCGATTCAGGATGATTAAGCCCATTAAATTCACCTACCTTTTCGAATATCACCTCTTTTATCATTCTCAATAATTTATCCTTTTCCATAATCTAAATCGACATTTTCAATCTTCTACCTAATTCTTTTTTTATATCCGATATCCTTTCGATATCCATCTTAACATCGCCTGTGATAGCGTATTCCTTATCCATTCTCTTTGGGGGATCCGGAAGCCGGCTTATGGCGAACAACCATGCCAGCTCCTTGTTCTTGTTCTCCCTAAGATACAAGTCAGACGTCATGCCATACATTTTTATGATCGTATCGAATAACGTTGATTCCGATAAACTCATATGCACGCTATACACATTTGATGGTTTCCAGATCAAGTTATCCAATCTCATCGTATATTCACGTTTAAGATCTATGTGAGATATTACGGCCCTTACTATAGGTTCTTCCTTGAAGTTGGTGTTAGCCACAAACCAGATAAGCCTTTTTTCCACCTCCTTGATAGCTCCTGTATCCTTACCCGTATCGTTATATACCCCAACGATACGGTCCCGGATCCCCTCGACCTCCGGTGTCAGACCGGGTGTCTCTATCAGCATCAGCAGCGACCCTCCCCTTGGCGTTATCTTCCACTTCCCATTCTTCTGAAGCTCAATATAACCAGATGCTTTATAACTATCTATTTTCTCCTTTGGAATGGTGTTAGCCATCTCTTCTTTTTGCCGGATCATCAAAAGATATCCAACATCAGACATCGTTAATCCTGATGTCATCATCTGTTCAAAATTTATATACATATGTAAATAAGTTAAAATATTGACCTAATCTTTCTGGCTACCCTCTCGACTATATCGGGATGATCATTTCCGTTATATATATCTATTAGCGTATCTATTATATGTAACCTTATGTTTTTCTTTGATGAATGAAACCAAAAATCTCCATTTTTTCTGTTTACAGGTTTGAACATCTTCAGTTCTGGTATAAGATAACACGCCACACATGATCTTTCAGCAAGTGATAATTCAACCGCTGCCTTTTCTATTGCTCTGCACATAAATGTATAATTATCATTCTTTATTAGATCGTAAGCTCTTCTCAACACCCTAAGGGCGTCTGCTTTCGATAATCTCTTTCCCTTTTTCATACTGTTTTACCGTATAAGATTCATTAGCCATACCAACTCTACCAACTGATATAGATTGATTTATAGATTGGTTAAGATGCCCTACAACCGACATCTTAGCCCTAACCGTATTGGCGCATCTTAGAAGGATTCGATAATCCTCTAACGCCCTCTCGTATCTTACGTCCACCCTAGCCCTTTTATCAGCATCAGTCATGCTCTTACATGTCCCGTCCTCTCTAAGGCTTATAGCGATCTTGTCCCGTATGATCCTGATATCATCCTCGGCTATCACCAGCTCAGCATCAAGAACGCCCTTGTAAGAGCTAAGAAGATCTTCTACCGCCACTACCTCCCGCTTCAAGTTCTCCAATTCCAATACCATTGAGTTATCGTTCATTCTTTTATACTCCTGTACTTTATTGGATACCTCATCACAGATGCTCATGATCTCCTTCTCTCTGTCCCGGTTTATGATATACCTGATACTGTATTCAGCCATTTCCTTTAATGAGGATATAATCTCTCGTATGCCCATCTTGTTTTCGGTGGAGAAATTGGCTTTTAATAACATCTCCATCCCTTTTATGATGACAAGCAAAAAATTTTTTCTCAATCTCATGCTTAATAAGGTGTTTCGTCATGTACTACATTGAAATCATCACTGGGCGGTATATATTGTTGTTCCAACGGGATACTGGGAGGCGGGGGCGGCAACGTCACCACGGCCGTGTCCGGCTTGCCGCTACCCATTGGGGCGTCCGAGCCTCCCGGTCTTTCTTGGCGCACCACCCCTCCATCAGGATAATATCGCTCATATCCTTTCATGATATCTACATGTATCGCATCAATCTCCTCTAATGACCGTTGACGGACCTTTACGATATGATGGAATAATAATCCATCCACACGGAAAGATCGCCTTGATTCACTTTTAAAACGTTCCAGATTAGGATACCATCCTTGCGGGAATTGCATGTATGAGGAGTACCCGTATCTCTTCGGGATATTTAACGCTACCATAGCCGTACATAACTGTCCCAATGTATCTGATTGATAAAAATCAGATTGCTTTGGCATATGATCTTTTGGATCCCGTCGTCCTTCGATATCACGATTGAGTTGGGATATTATAAGAAAGAAAATATTAGGAAAAGTTCTTTTAGCGATATTACACATGGTTATCAACGAGTCGATATTTCTTTTGGCGTCTCCTGAACCTTGTACTAGAGCCGTATGATCTATAGACACGAATACCATTTTCTTATCCTTGTTTATTGGCATATACTCATTCCATAGAAAGTTTTGAAGCTCATCTACGGTTGATGGTTTAGGGATGTATGTTATTCTGCTAGAGTTCTCTTCTCTAAGGCATCTCTGCATTTCTTTTACCTCATCTTCTGACATCTCGTTAAGGAGTATATCTTGTATGTCTTTCCCCATTTTTTTTGATAGTGAACGTAACATCAAATCTTCTGGGTTCATCTCAAACTCACATCTTAACCATACATAATCATCTGCCTGTGGATTGATATTGACATTCATCACATTGCTCATGATCTTCTGCGCCAAATAAGACTTGCCGACTCCGGGCCTGGCGCCGATAGCCACCGCATGTTGTGGGTAGAACCCTCCCAGCAACGCCTTGTCAAGATAAGCGTATCCAGTACGAGCCGGGAGAAGCTCTCCCAACTGATACTTTCTTATTCTCTCATAGGCATCCATGATAATCTCCTTGGATGACCTCCATATCCTATCCTCACTCATCCTCTTGCGTTTCTATCGCCAGCCGTATCGGATTTAGATCCTCTGTTAGCTGATCTTGATTTATATCTTAACCCCTTAGCTGTATGGCATAGGTCCTTCCCCTTCCGATAAGCCTTTCCCTTCAACTTATCGGTCTTGTAGTTCTTACGACCCAACTCCCGTCTCTTGGCTTTCTGCTCAGGTCTGGCGTTGATCTTCTTATCCGTCTCAGCCTTCTTCTTTCTGGCTTCCGGATGTGTTCTGTAATATTCAGTCGATCTCCCCATCCTCTTCGTCCTCCTCATCATCATAATTCTCCATGATAAGATCCTCTCCATCCAGATATGAAGCTTTATCCTTTAGCCTAGATCTCATACTCTCATAAGGGTCATCTCCGTTCTCCACCTCCCATATGCATGCGTATGGGCCTATTATATCACTTAACTTCTCGGCTCGATCCTTACTTATTCCTTTCTCTATCATCTTATCCTTGCAATAAGACTTGTCGAACATCGACCCTCCTACATAATATCCAGTAGGCTTATGAATAAAAATTACCTTCATCTTTTATATAATTAATATTATCTACCAAATTTATTATTTCTCTTCTTTATACAGTCGCCATAGCTCATATCCATATCACACACCACCGTATCGGTCGTGTTGTTTACCACATGGAACAGGAACTCCGGGCACCCGTGGCAGGCGTTGCTCCCGATCGCCACCGCTCCGTGCCTAGGGCAAGCCTTCTTTACCATGGTTCTATCATATATCCGTATATGATTATCGCCATACTTTTCAATATATCTCATGGTATTAAGTAGTGATGGCAAAGACATCTTATATGGGGATACATGTTCTATTGGTATATCCAATTCACCAGATAGGCTTTTGTAAATATCCTGTACATCCCGTTTTGTCCTATACGCAAATATATTAATCTCAGTCATTACCATATCCATACTCCTAAGAAGATCCGGCTTAGCCAGCCTCCCCATCGGTTTCCCAAAAGGATCGGATCTCATCCAAGCCCCACACTTCTCGCACCCAACTTGCTTTCCCTCCACCGTATTTATCATAGTGGATGGGGCCTTGCAATACGGGCATACGGATCCGTTTAACATAGCTTTCTGGGCTAAAGATAGCTCTCTCATGCCTTTTCTTGTATTTTGGCATTAAATAGATCACAGAATCTATTAAAATTCCTGTTCTCTATTCTCATATCCTCCTCATACCTGTCAACTGATTTGATGAAATCATTATAACAGTCCTCGCACATCCATTGATTGATTACTGCTACATAATAGCCCACGGATGTAGGTCTGTTACACATATCGCAAATACCTAAGCACCCATATCTGGTGAGCTTATCCATCATCTCCTGTCTTGTTATTTCAAGCACCTTGAATTTCTTGTAATTGTCAACTACCTTTGCCATTGTAAATTTGTTTAATAATAAAATAATCCGCTATATCCATTCCCTCATTTATATTGGGTTTTGATTCTAGAAAATTACTTATCTCTATATTCATCCCCCTCATATCCTTGTCTACCTTCTTTCTCCATTCGTTGAAAGCGTCGCCCTTATCCGGGTACAGGACTATCCGCCTCCTACCCAATGTCTCTATCATCTCCCTCTTCAACATATGGATACCGCCACAGGCCATAAACAACCTACTAGGGTACACAATGTTGCAGATAACAGCCGTCTTCTCTGACTCTACTATATACACCGGAGCGTCATTGGGATAGAAGTTGATAAGAAACTCCCCGAACAGGCATTGCCTAAGCAGGTAATCCTGACCGTCCAGTATATGCACCCAACATACGTGATCCATGGGAACCTTTACCCTCTTCCCGTCAGGCCCGTAGTCCATTATCTTCCCGGTCCGCACTACCCAATTCTTATCCAGTTGCCAGAACACACAGCACTTACCCCAGTCCCCGAATCTCATCATCCCCACCTTATACAAGCTAAATGCCCTATTGGTATGATACGATCCGAAGATATTGGATAGATAATCCTGAAGATCGGATGTCTCGAAAGGATTAAGCGTCTCAAACATCTTGCTTACCGGAATGCAGTTGGCTATATCCGGATCCATAGGAGGTCTGTACCTCCTTAATACTTTGTTTGAATCGGTAAAAAGATCATTGTTCCCAAGTTCGCTCCCTGTTGGATATTTAAAGTAACCACATTTATTTTTATGATCACACATCCCAAACCGCTCTCCAACGATCTGACCGGTGGTTACGTCCACGTACGGCGTAAAACACTTATCCTTGCCGCATTGCGGGCACGTCAGTTTCCTTCTTGGCTTGCTATGATCCAGCTCATACCGATGAACGCTCTTATTGAACTCCCTAAATTCCATCATCCTCTCCTCTCACTCATCACTCTATATATATAATCTCTCAGCGACTCTTTTCTTATCAAACCATTCAACTCAAAATCACCCTCTATATCTAAAGACCCGATCCTTGACGTAACCGTATAATTGGTTTTCTCAAACTTATACTTACCTTGAAGATATACGACCGTAGCCATATTAAGTATAGGATTATCGGTTTGTCTCTTCAACTTATATTGACTCGTCTTAGCGGTAGGATCACCCGGAGCGAAGTTATATATCTCCTCTATCTCCAATATCTTTCCGTAGTTCTCCAGTATCATTCTTCTATATAGCTCAAGCTGGAAAGCGTACTCGTCATAGAAATTACCTTTCCTGTTTGATTTGAAGTCCAATATAGCGAATATCCTCCTACATCTTTTTACTTTCTTTTTCTCCATTTTAGGTTGGCCTTTCTTGGCTCCCACCTTATAAAGCTCTCCTGTCTCGACCTCTATCTCCACCATCTCCGGCTCGCTATCCATCTCCACCACAGCATCCACAGAGGAAGCCACTTTCAATCTCCTTGACCTCAACATCTTCTCAATCAACACAGGTTTTACATGTCTTTCTTTACAGAATATAGCGAATGATATTAGGTCTTCTATCAACTCATCCATATTATCCACTAATATCCGCTCCATCCTATACTTGTCTATTCTTAGCTTGGCTTCCTTGACCACCTTCCTGATCCATGTCGGGATCAGCTTTATGTTAACCCCAGTCAGATACAACCCAAATAGATAATGCATGATAGTACCCAGATCAGCCCGGTAGTTAGCGTACTCGTCTGGGTCCTTACCCTTGAGTCTCATCTCATTTTTCCATTTTTCTAATGCCCCGGAAGTATCACAATACCCATTCGCAATATTATTGGTAGCCCCATCATATATGATAGGGTATCCATCAGCTCCCATTTCATAATAAACACGCTTGCCAGCCACGGTCATTCTGTATAAGACTGGTGTCGGGATATCCTTGATCCATTCAGCGGCATAATACTGTTGCTCAGTCTCCAGATCATACTCAATTTCTATCTCCTCATCAGGCTCTTTTTTAGGCTCGTCAACAGGCTTTTCCTCCTCAACCATATCTTTCTTTGGGATCGTTGACAAAACGTCTAATATGCCAAAGAAAGCGGTAAATTTAGGATCTGTATGATATGATCTTAATATTGGTAATGATGATCGCCAATAATATGATGGCGCATTCTCGTCCATTGGCTTATTATGAACAAACTCTATTACAATGCCATCATCCGTGATAACCACACGATGTTTTTTGGATAAACGGACTCTCATATCATCAAACGATTCCTGATCGCTTATGACTTCCATATCCATTCCTTTCTTATATATCGTATCACTTATAGCCTCGTATCCAAGAGCTAGAAGTAATTTTTGTTTTCTTCTATCCATGATAATAATCTGGTTTTTAATTTACCATCCTCCTCGACTCTAGGTGCGAGATCCCTCATCTTTTTGGCCACTAAAAGCCATGTGTCACCGAACTCCTCTAAAAGCCGGTCAAAATCCATCGTGTCTAGCAGATAGTCAAACCTCGTGTGTTCGTCTATCGTCAAATAAATAACATTATCATTATCCTCAGCGACAGACTTATATCTTCGTTTAGGATATAAGTGGCATATATTGCCTACTCCGGGGCATGGTATATACATCCCAGTAAGGGATCTTCTTACCATACTTAATCTTGCCACATGAGCGCCAAAGAATACGGCTAGGCTCCTGTCCCGGGGCTTGGTCTTCACCCGTATCGCCGTCCTTTCCTTTGGCGGTAGTTCCCTAGCCCGGCACGCAGGGCACAACCCCTTGCTCCTTATGGCTACTATCCTGCCACACCTCTCACATGGTAACATCCTACCCTTCATGCTTTTTTCTTTTTATAACTTTTATTAAACTCCATGAGGCTCATGGCTCTATATCTCTTAAGCCTATCTATTTTGCCCTTCGTCCAATCCTGATCCTTGAAATTGATGATCGTGTCGAATATCTGAGCTAGTTCCCGGATATTAAAACTCCTGTTTTGTATCTTCTTATAGAACCCCGATCTGCTATATCCTAATTTAGAAGCTAGATAAGTTTTGTTAGACAATGTGAGGATACGATAAATCGTACCCTCCATTTTACTTATCTCCATCAACTTCTCGGCTATGGACGACGTGGTTTCGTAGCTAGCTTTACTGCCTACTATCCTCATTTTTCTCCGGATTCCTGATCTTACCATCAAACTCGTAGAAGTCCATCAGTTTCTTCTCTTCCTTGATACAAGTGACAACGAAATCTGATATGGTTCCTTTCATGCCTTCCTCGAAATTCTTTTTGGCATGATCAAGGTCATTGGCCTGAACGATGTAGTTAAACGCCTTGCGTTTCTCATTGTTCGATTTCTCGTCTATCGTAATATAATCAGCCGTGACCTTATAGAACCGGTCTCCATCCATGGCAAACAATTCCGCTATCCTGAATCGTTTGATATCAACACTAAACTCACCGGAGATAAACGGTTTCATCTCCTCTATGATTCTAGCTTCACACTCGGTATAAGAAAGAGCATCTACTAAATACTCTTCCTTTACCTTCTTCTTCATACCGTTCTCGGCATCGGTCTCATAAGAAACCGTACATTTAAACCAATTGTGCATCTTATTAATCTATGTTGTTGTTAAACAATGGGTAATCCTTTATCCCTTCACGAATATATCTTTCCGTATCATCATCCACGTCATAAGCTTTCTTAAAAAACGTCATAGCCGTATTCGTATCATGATCCACCAACGGAAGATATTCCTTTACAAAAAGGAATCTAAGATGATTCATATGATCAATCTTATTTCTTACATCGATTACCTTCGACCAGATCTCGGCGTGGATTTCACTCATTCTTTTTATACCCTTCTTGTATTTATCTACCTGATCTTTATACTCCTCCTCAATCTTATTATTCTTGTCCTTGATAGATTTGTAGGATTCCTCATCTTTCGTATCAAACATTGGAATATGTTTGATATTGATTATATCCAACTTATTATATATCTTCTCATTGGATATAGTGAAATCGTATGTAGTCTTGTATAAATCAAACTTACTTAAGAACTTAGCTATTTTAATAGCATCATCCTGATTAAAAACAGCTATGCTCAATCCTTCTAAAAGGTAGAAGAAATTAGATGGAGAAATAGGTTTATAGTCGTATTTCTTCATAACTGGAGGTTCGTCCACAAACCTAACACCCTCCTTAGCGCATCTTGTTATGATCTATCTATCTATCTGCTCGTCAGTAAGATCATATATCTCCTGATCGGTCATCTCATTAATTGTCTTCATCGTCATCCTTCTCCATCATTATAGCCTTTACCGCCTTTTGTTTGTAAACCTTACTCATAAGGCAGGTAAAATTCATATCATCCATACCAGCCATAACATCGGCTTCTACTTCCAAATTCATCTCAATGTTCTTTACCGAGATTTCATAGTTATCATCATCTTCTTTATAGAAAATGACTTTACCACCATACTCGAAACCATCATCCTTGGCCTTAACCATATCGATGATCCTCTCTAACTCCTTTACAAATTTACTCTTTTTCATATGTGTAATTTTTATGTGTCTACAAAAGTAGACATTTTGTTTTTGAATTAAATTAAATAATGATTATTAATAGTTAATTTACTTTTTCATTCTATCAGCTTTTTTCTGAAGGCTTTCCGCTAAATCATAGAAAGCTATATTTACCAAATCATAATCTTTCGTGGTCCGTATCGATCTACTTACCTTATCCGATTCTATTAAAATATCAACGCTTTGAGCGAATACCTCTAACGCTAATATCATGGCCTCTCTTTTTGTCATATTTAAAATTTTGCATTTTTTATATCAAAATAATCTATGAATCTATCCCATAGCTCTCTATTCTTTTTATTAGGCTTGAATTTCCCGGATTGTACTCTTCTCACCAGTCCCTTAAAATCATCCACTGTTCTCTTTGATAAATACCACGCTAATACCATATTTGGATTTTCTCCTAACTCTTGATAGTGACCGTCTTTTACAAGTATCTCTATCTCATTTAGGAACTTCTTTGTCTGATGAGGATAATCAAACGGATATTTCATCATCTCTCCGATACTTGACATTGGGCATAATATACATCCTATTCTTTTCATCCCTTTGTCATATAAGTCGCAATGCTTGATATTCATCTTATTCAAGAACTCCCATACATCCTTGTCCGTCCATGCTAATATTGGTGATATTATCACCTTATCCTTTCCACCAACACAAGAGACCATCTTTTCCTTATGCTCATCAAACTGATCGAATGATATATCATACTTTCTTTTACTGGTTCCGATCTCATTCCTTTTAGATCTTGTCTTGGATTCCTCCGCCCTTATCCCTACTAAAGTCACCGTACCTCCGCCTCCTCTCTCCTTGAGGACTTCACAGCAATATCTTTGCGTTTTTGATGGAAGACATTTCTTTTTTCTTATAAGTTGGTAAAAATTAATATCCGGAACATGCCTTATCACGTCTGGGTAATTGTTCTTCACGAAAGATACTACGTTCGCCGGATCCACTGTAGTCATATTCATATGAGCCTCGAACTTAACGCCGGCTAATTTAGCTATATGGTAAAGAGCCTGACTATCCTTGCCTCCACTGAAAGCTAGATAATATCCCTTATCGTAAAATCTTAGGGCAAACTCCTCCCCTTTTCTTAATACCTCAATGGAGTGTTTTATTTTCTCCATCAACCCATCGGAAAAACTATACTTATTTTTAAGTTCCTCCATCTCCATATTACTATCCTCCATATATTTTAAGTCCTTTTATGTTGTATTTGCTTATATCCATACACAAATTACACCCTCCATGACAACAACACCACGAGCAAAAGGCTAGTCGCTCCTGCTCCGGCCTACCTTGAAACTCCACTGCCGCCCTATACCATGCCGGGGATAATACCCTGACCTTCTCCGGTACGGGCGGTGTCATGAGCACAGATCGCCGTCTTCCTTTGGCATCTTCCCTACTTCTCATTTGGGTTATCCTTTAACAGCTCAGCTATCTTATCTTCCTTCAACATATTTTGCTTTCTCATGTTATCTACGACAAAGGCAGCGAACGCCATATCATATCTTCTCCTTAACTCATTGACAAAAGATTTGGCTTTTGATTCTACCATTGTCTCGATGTTGCTGTCTACAACCTTCTTAATCCTGCCTCTTATAAACTCGTCTACTGTTAACTCCTCATCCATATAATCTAACCTGAATCTATATTTCTTCTCGCTGGCGTTCTCAATGAGATCGCTCATTGATTCCCTCGCTATATCCTCAATTTTCTGTGATATCGGATTGGATATTTCTCTCATCAACTCATTCTTGAACTTTTCTTTAAGTTCACGTATTACAGCTAACCTGACCGAGCTGGTAAACTCCTCTTTCAACGTCGTTTCATTGTACATAGCTTCCTCGAATACATCTTCCAAATTTAATTCTACTTGAATTTTCATATCATTATATTTTAATAAATTATAAATTTTTTAGGCATATAATTATCATGTATTATTTCCCCTCATCTTTTAATATTAATTTCTTCCCGATCTTTTTAATTTTTGTCGGTCTTGATAATCGATAGTCTCTTTCTATCGGTCTATTAAGTACATCATCCTTGTGCCCCTTGTATCCTTTCTCGTAAGCACTAACCCTTGCGCAAAACTCAACCACATCGCCTGGCGATAAATCAGCATCACTAAATCCTTTTGTTAAATCGAACCACAAATGATCTGATACTATTTTGCTATCAAGTGTCACATCTTGTAAAAGCATCGTTTTTACAGGTCCAATGTATCCATTCCTAAATCCAAATCTAACAAAGGTTGCTGTAAACACATGGCGTCCTTTTGATCCTATTGTTCTCAATTCTTCTCTCATCTCCTTTCTTATTTTTTATTCATAAAACCAGTAATTTTCTTCAAATACCCTTTTGTCATCTCAATAAAGTTCACGCAATCCAGCTTGCTCAACTTGTAAATCAAAGCCGGGTTATGAATTACGGCTATAATTTGTGTTTGCGGTTTATGAAATGACAATACCTTGTACAGATCCATGATATTGTCAATATCTAAATTCCTGTCCGGCTCATCCATAAGGATTGTATACTCAAAATCCTTCTCCATTAATACCACATGATTGTCTTTGTAGTATTTTAAAAGATTGTCGATCCTGTTTGCCCAGAACTCATTTGACTTTTTCTTAAATTCCATAAGCTTCTGTATCGGAAACGCATACTCATCTTGGTTAAACACAAAATCAAAGAGCGAGTTCATGGCATGAAGGTTCTTCTCCCCAGAGGACCTAGATGCTCCATTCATATACAAACTTAAATTATTGATATTATCCAATATATCATCCTTTCTCATTTCAGTTTGCTGTAGGAGATGGAATACCTTCCCGATATAATCCGACTTAATACTGATCCCGTCAAGCACCTTGTCATCATCAAATATATCCGGGAAATACAATGCTTCTGACGGTAATTCAGAACACATCTTTTTCTCGCACAACATGTACTTCGATATCATATTCAGGAGGGTTGATTTCCCGCTCCCGTTCTTGCCTACAATCACATTCACGCCGGGCTTGAATATAAACTCAGAGCCATTTTTGAACGCTTTTATCTTTTGGATATATTTAAATGGAGTCTTCTTGTTGTCGTCTATCCTTATAGAAGTTATCATCTTATATGATTTTGTGTTTAATTATTTAAGCCTTTCATCAATCGCCAAATCAAATATCTTATCAAGACATTTCCTCATCTCCGCCGCCCCGATAAGAGGATAGACGTCCAAATAATTGCCTTCACACTTCTCGAAATCTATTACCTTGTTCCCTATTGCCCGTTCTAATGCCTTGTCCATTGCCTTCACAATGGATTCTTGCACATTTTTATATCGATTGATAAAATCCTGTTCTTTATTTTCCATTTTAATATATTTTTTACAAAAAATGTTCATTACCTTCATAAGGAATACAATAGATCCATCCCGTCCCATTTAAGCATTCATATCTTTCTTCTTTATATTGAGCATCAGCAATTTTCCTAACAAACAAACTTACGTGCCAATCATCGTCTTCTGTATCTCTTACTAAAACTTTATCAAATGGCTTGAATTTATATTCTGGTTCTATTTCAATACCAAAGAATTGTTTCAAACACATTTTGGCTTTAGGCTCTTTGCTTGTTTTAAGAGCATCAATAAACTTTTGCCTTTCATCCTCAGTAGCAAGTCTGTATTTTTCAATATTATTACAATCAGCATGTGCTTTTCTAGGAATCACGACTCCCCTCCCCTTCTTCCATGATGCATGAAAAGATGTAAGATATTCTCCGTTCGTATTTAATATAAACAGGTAATCACCCTGTTCATTACTCAATACATCTCCGTCCTTGAATGTGGTATATTCTGGAACTTTAAGCTTAAGTCTATAATTCTTTCCTCCGAATCCATTATTTGAGAACCAATCTGATATTATGCCGTGATCAGTATGGATAACTCCTAGGATTGGGAAAGACTCTTCCCTATGATACACAAACTCTACTCTGTAATTATCGCCATCCGTTACAATCATTCCATTGCGCTCACCATTGTTGATTTTCTTTGCCAGCTCTAAATCAAATGGTATTGTTATCATTTTCTTTCCCATAATTTTACATGTATTTATATTGTTATTTTCACTTTAATTATATCACTACATTGTAGCTTTATCTGTTCAGCCAATCCAACGAACATGGGCGGACGCCTCGTTCCCTCGCCCACCTTACCCATACACGCCGGCTCCACCGGTAACGCTGCCCATGACATCTTGGATGTCTCTCCCGTAAATCTGATAGTGATTATGTGTAGACTAAAAATTACTTTAACTCAAATTTAATTCCTTCCGGGAGTTGGGAGCGATCCACGTTATTCACGAAATCATCAAACTCTTCTTGTGTGATCTTTTCCCCATAATCACGCCAGTTGAAAGATAAAGTGTTCGTGTGATTATAATATATCACATTATCGGTTGACAATCCATAATCAAATACACAGAGCATTACCTTTTTATCTGTTTCCGCTTTCCTGATTATCTTATCGTGTTGCTCACAAATTTCAGCACGCTTTTCCATCATCTTTGCCTTATGAGCCTCCTCCCTACGTTTTCCGATATTTTCTGCGGAATAATACCCGGCTTTAATGCGCTCTTCAATAATCAAACGTTCCTCGTCCGTTAATGTCAAAGTAAACCTTTCCTTTTCCGGCGTATACGGATTTACCCATTTCTTGCCACATAGGTCTTCAAGTTCCGCAATAAGCTCGTCTGATTCACGTTTCCATCTATCCACAATCCCTAGATTGAAAAGCAGATACTTGAAATACATCTTATCGTCCACCGCTTCAGATAATTTGGAATATTCCTTGTCTGATATACGTAAATATTCAATAGCCACAGACTTATCGCTATTCTTTATGTGATACATACCATTTTCCACCGGATACATAGGAGCACCATAATGATTACAACAATGCAATGGTATAAACTTCGCCAATTCTGGAACATACTTCGCAATCTCATCGTGGCAGCAGCCTCCCATATACTCCTTATATCGTCCATATTTGTTTTTTTGTCTGATATCGGCCGTTATGCTCCAGTCACACATATTGTTATGACAATCATCATCTAAAGATACTGTGGCTGTTATTCTATATTCTTCCTCGTTTTCTGTAAAGAATTTTGTACTTGAATAAAATAGTCTGTTTGTAGTTTCCATATTATTTTAGTTTAATTATTACACTTGTGAAAAATAAAATCTACGCATTCCCCCGGTGTATTATTAGCGTTATTGTACCAATAAAAACCTTCTGTTTTCCAGTCTACACTTACGGGATCTGCTTTTACTCGTTTCAAGAAATTCCTTATTTCTTGTTCTTCATTATCTAACAAACCGGTATAATCATCATTTATCAGAGCACGAGCCCAATAAACCGGAAGCCTGTATCTTATTACCTCTATATTCATAATCTCATCAATTTACAAATTATCAATACTAAAAAAACTCCAACAATCTATTACAATAAACTCTCCTACTCCATATTCCACAAGTGACTTAAGTGATTCTATCCCATTACAGTGATAGAAAACATTATCATTATCATCATCATTGATGCTTAATGATAATTTTATTGTCGTTCTTCGATCATCCCCTGTGTCTTTCCATACGATCTGACATTCTACGTATTCAGGTTCTTTCCCATTCTTTTTAACGAACTCGAAAAACATAGAATCAATATCTTTCTTGACTCTATCTACATCCGTTATCACTACCTCTTCCTTGCAATCCCCACAATTAGCATGCATAAAAGATTCATCAAGATAATCTATTATTTTCCCGGTGTTTGGATTTACGATCGCTTCACAAGCAATATTTGTTCCGCCACACCTTGTACATATCACTTTCATGCTATTTCATTTAATGGTTCAACATACACATCCCCATTCTCATAATAGAGTCGATCTTCATACTGATTATGATGAAGCTCCTCACGTATCGCATCTTCATTATCAGCCCAATACTCGTACTCCTCATACCATGACTTGAAGAAGTTATCATAACATTGTCTCATCAGATCCTCTAAAGAAAAATCCTCCGGATAAGTACACCATGCATTGTAATAATCAATTATAGGTTTCAGGAGATAATAATCATAACACATCCCTGTCAATGGGCAATTATCTCCATAGTCAAATATCACCCTACTATACTTGTGCCTGTATTTGTATTTCCCATCAATATATTTACCTGACGTGGAGAAATACTTGCCCTTGATAATATATGGCATAATATTGTTGTTGATATATCTGAACAGTAATTTACCGCATAGATTCTCAGGGAATATATCACGATGATAATCTGTAGGGTGTTCATAAATAGGATCCTTGTATTTAAACTCATAACTAAAATCATATCTCTCGTATCCAACTTCCCAATTATAAACCCTAGTATCTGTCATATCCTCAAAGGCTTTCATTGACTTTTTATAGTCTATGCCATAAGCATCCATACATTGCTCCATTACATTCCAGTGCTCACGCTCTATGATCCTTTCTTGTGAGTCTTTTGACAGCTCATCAAACTCATACAGTTTTAATACAATCTTTTTCATAATCCCTCCTTTTTTAATATAATTAGATCCCTAACGTCAATCGAATGACATACGTACCTCCTTATGTTCACGCTTAGGGATGATCGTGGCTATTCTCACGAACCACCACAATCCAGATTCAGATATCATTCATCCTTTATCTTTACGAATGGGTTTTCTACATAAAACTCCACTACATCCTTAGATTTTATAGATGTCACTATACCGGTGGTATCCACAAATCCATCTGTTTCATCCATTGTCAAATCTTCTATTTTATCTCCCGGCAGAAAACAAAGATTATAGTCTTGATCAATATACATAATCATCTTTAACCTAACCATGTCATCAATGATGCCTTTCATTCTCTCCACGACATCCAATTGATCATTACTAAGCATTAATCTACTTTTTGATGATTCCACTAACCTTATGTCTCCATTCCTGTCAACTATAGTTAAGTCATTGAATTTATACACATCTTCACGTGTTCTGTAATATGTTTCCTTACAATAAATTTTTCCTTTATCATCTATTTCAACATCAAAATATTCCAACTTATCCTTGACAGCTCTTCCGTTTTTGTATTTCCACACATCACCTATTGGAATGAACCCTTATAATGACTCAAAAACATCATATATTGATAGTCTTGTCTTAGGAATGCTCTCGCCCTTTTTAAAACATTCTTCGGACGAATAAAATAATTTCCCATCTAATGTCTTCTCAGTCCTACATCCTCCCCATGTTCCTACATATCTAACTACTCCATATGTAAAACTGATCAAGATCTTATCAATCTCAAACCACTTTAATCTTCCTGACATATCGTCAAAAAGATATCCACTCTCTAGATAAACCGATAAACATTCTCTAATTTCCATAACAATTTATTTTTTTTAATTAAACAACATCATTTGCCTTGATCACTATCCGTATCAATATTATGAACAAGCTCATATAGATCATAATCACTACACTCTGCTAAACATAAAGAGAAGACGTTCCTGTCGTTAATCAGGAAATAGCTATCTTCTAATATGAAGATAGATCTTCCTACCTCTAAAAAACAGTCCCATAACTCATTGCCTCTTTTATTGCCAAACACTTTCTGAAAAGTATGACGATCTGCCTTATTCTCGAATTTACGCATCCGTCTAATCCACTCATATCCGTGCCTCACTAAATCCAAGCCGCCGGCTTCATCGAAGCTCCCGTTTTTATCAATCCATTTATTTACATCTATCAACATACTCCCTTATAATATTACATTAAACAACTCGTTTAACCTATCTATCTCACTTAGGTATTCATCTTCTTTATCAAATCTAATTTGCGTCCCTCCCTCCAATCCAAAGGACAGGGTAAAGGATATGACCCAGCCCGATCCGTCCACGGCCTGCCCCTTGGGAACCCAAGACATCACCGCTTTCTTGGATATCCACCATCCCCCTATCTGAACGAAATCAGGATAGTTGTCCATTAAATACACCATCTGACTAACCATCTTATTAACATCATCAAAAGGCACTATATGATACTTGTTTCTTATCCTGACCTTCAAGAAGGGGTTATCCATATTATATGCCGCAAATGCTGATATCACGGAACTAGGATATCTAACTCCTTTTATTATCACCCATTTCATATATCACCCCCTCTTTATATAACATAAATTCATTGGATAAAATTTATCCGCGCTCTCTTTCCCGTCTCCTCGAAAGTTAGCCAGCCCGCATGTCAGGATGCTCACAAGGTTATCCACCACCTCCAACTCGCTCGATTTGAATCACGCCAACTGGCTGTAAGTTTCACCTATCCATATTATACTCATTCTCCCGTCCCGACTGACCTCCTTCACCAGCCCTATATGGTTTTTAGTGTCCTTAATCACATTTAATTCGTCAATATTTGTAAGCCGAACAAAATCCATCGGCCGTATCACTTTATTCTCGTCCATGTCTTTATCCTCCTATATTCTTTTTATTCTCTCAATTTACGCTTAACCTCTTTAACATATTTAGTAGAATGTAGTCCCCTATGCAATCTTATAGCCCGATCTATATCCTTGTTCGGATTATGATGAGATTGATATATCTCGAACATCTCCCTAGCCTTGACAGGATTTGTCCTATCATCGTATCTATACCGCTTTTTCTCCCGTTTAAGACACAATATCCTATTAACCTCATCTACATACACCTTTTTCATCTGCCACCTCCCTAACGCCCCTGAAGTGGCGTTGTACGCCCGATCGTCATCCCTTGACTCCACGAAAGATAGGGCGGCCGCCAGCTTATCCCATACCCGTGCCTCGACCACTGCCGGCTTCGGGGCGAGGGGCATGCCTCCGTTCCCTTTTGGTGGTGTCAATATTATCATCGCCATCACAAGTAAGTATCTTATCACGTTCCCTTGTTTTTATAAAACTCCTCCCCGAATTTCACATTATCCACATAATCTTCCATACACTCATGAACAATTATATGAATATCCCCCTCCGTGTATGTTACCTCGGACATCAGCCTCTCATTGGTCATCCACCAAGAATAACTACCAATATGCCGTATCTCAAATCCATGATCATGCAACGCATACATAACATTATATCTTAAATCCCTGTCCATCATCATACACTCGTACACGATATAGCCATTGATACTTTCATGAGACCTACCGAACGTATAAACGTACCTACCCATCAACTTATACAACTCCCTTGCCACAGGATTCGGGATCGCCTCATCCATATCAAAATCCCCATCTGGATCAATAACCCACTCTACATCCCGCTCATCAATACAAGCCCTAGGCATTCCTATTGTCCGTACATAAAGACGTGATCGGTGATCCTCGCTTAACACCGTCCCGATATACTTTTCCCCTTTGGCATATCCTATATTATGGTTGCCGGTTATATTAAATACAATTTCAGCTCCTATCTTAATTTCATCCATATTCAAGATGTTTGTATCATTTGTTATCTTTTTTATACAAAAAGAGGATATAATGGCATAATATTATGATATCAAGACACGAATGCGTTATCTATCATATTATCATACATATCCTCTATACAACGTCATTTATGGCATTATATCGTATATGATGCCGCAGGTCATAAATACATCTAATTAACCCCTTTTTAAGGGCTTATTGCCTTTTAGGTAACTAGCTATGCCTAATATTTTCGAAATAAGGGCTTTTTTAGCCTTATACTCATCGTTTATCCCTATTATCGCATATCTGTATACCATCCCATCCTTCGACACCTCCACGCCCACGTATTTAGGCGCAACGGCATCCCTATGTAATACGATAAACGGGCTTTTGCCGTCTAGCTCATTTATCAACTGATTAAACTGTCGCCTCGTCATCTGATAGTGATATTATTTCCATGTTATAAATACGATCTCTCTTTACCCTTATCTTCTCGCATAGCTCATCGAAGCACTTATCTTCTTCTAACTTATCAACATAATATGATACACTTGATTTAGAGCTTCCTTGAAGATATATATTCCCTCTTATATTCTTTGAGAAAAAATTAGGCAAGACCATCTTTTGTCTCTTATCCTTGTTATCCATGTAAGATATAACAACAACCCATAATTCTGGTTCCCGTTCTTTTATCGATAACATAAGATCGAGACCCGATTGACCATTGATATTCCTCCTGCCAGTTTCGTTATAACGAAGAATAATATAATCATCCGCTTTATCATCCTCAATCATCACGACCATAGGACTATTACCCTTCCCATTATCACATAATACTCTTGGCTCTTTCCCGTTGCGGAGATATACCTTATCGTAATCTCCGTTTTTGTATATCTCAAAATCAAATTCTATCACCATATTATTTTCTCCTATTGATGTATTGTTGCGTACGTCCTTCCTCTATTTTTTCGAAATAAAACTTATTCCCATATAACCGAGTGAAGCAGATATTATACCCGAAATGTTCTGCGCGTCTGATCTGCGCGTAACCTCTACTGATGTCATTATTATCAATCAGCGTAACAAAACAATGTGATCCTACTTCTGTATTCAAAACCAGATTTTCCCAATCTTTTACCTCCATATCAAATCTCCTTAAATAATTTTTTGTTATGATTATCGCTATTATACCATTTATCAATATTATCGTACTGCTTTGGATAAACCCCATAAGACCTACACCACCTAGGTAACGGCCCGTTCAGCACGTCTAACGCCGTCTCAAGGTCAAACGTAGCTTCCTCCTTGACACAGCATCCCGATCCACTTCCACAGCTCGGTATATAAGCTCTACTATACGCTACGCTCATCCCATATTCCCCATGACTCAGATACCCGATGTTGGGTGAATCAGGGAAGGCGTAATACAACATCGTATAATCACCCTTACTCCAACCTCTATTATAAGTATCATCCTGCCATGCGAAAACCCTGCAACCGGCCTTCTTTAACTCATCAGCCGCTTTTCTTAAAATATTATCTCCCATATCATTTATATTTAAATTATGCCAAGGCGCCGGGAACCGACCCCGGACCATATCCGCACACGTACGATCATGGTATTCCTTCCGCCCCGCCAAGGCTTGGTTCAACATTAACAAACTTTCATATCCTCACACATCTTAAAAAAGACCTCTCTTATGATCCTCTTGTATAAGATGTATATCTCATCATCATCCTCATCGAACTCCACGCCCCATGAACGTAATAAATATCTAATGTCGCAATCCGCTATATGAATCCTAAATATGGATGGAACGCTCATTATGTAATCCTCAAAAGCTTTCTTAATCCCATCCCTTTTGATATGTTCTCTATACTCATCCTTGAACACGTTAAGCATAAAAGATAGATATTCCCTATCATATTTAAACTGCTTCCCATAATTATCTGTATCTATATGATCCAGTATATATATTTCTATCGCGTCTCTATCGTATCTTGACATACTTCTTCCTCCTCCTTTTGATATTTTATAACCTTTTTCTCCCCATACGCCTTCGCTAACTGGATAAGTTGACCGGTAAATACCTTGGTACGGTGTTTTACGATCTTATCCACCAGCTCCGGGCATCTGGTTCTCCACCTATAATTAACCTCACCTTTAGCTTTCTTCTTGTAATACCTGTAGAATGTTACGGCTACTACCACTTCCCCATTCTGTTCAAAAGCAACCAAATCGTAATTGTTGTAAGTTATTTCGTTCATCGTGTAATATATTTTATAAATTCAATCACTTTCTTTGGCAGTGAATCTATATCCTTCACTCTTTTACCAAAATTGTACATATGACTTCTATGCGGATAATAATCTCCCGCATACATCCCCACTCCTAATGGATGGAATGGATCCTCACTACATGAGAAAACAGGATAATACACCACCCCATAACCATCCTTTATATTTTTATTTACATATACTATGGTATATCTATCAGCCACTTCATCGCCAAAATCATATACTCTTACTTTTACTTTCACGCCATCCGCGTTTGTTATAATATTATCCATATATACCTCCTTTGTTGTTCACTATCCGACTAATCTATTTTCCTTCCATATAAGGTGTATATACCATACCATCCCCTATCCATATTTACCACCTCAATATGATGTATATGATAACAACCATTAGCTATTCTGCCGCAATCGGCTATCACCATAGCTATATTCCTATACCCAGAATCAATGAAAACATGAGCCAACCTACATCCGTTAAATATAGATACCTTGATATCGTCTTTCTCTTTTATAATCCTTCTCATATCATATCCTCCTATCAAACTAATCTATCCTTTTACCATAATTAGTATATGACCCACACCATCCACGAGCCTCATTCGACACCCTAATATGATCAATGGGCTTATCCCCGACCATATTATTGGCGTACGATATTACATCCGACATACTTCTGAATCCGGAATCCTTAATGGATTTTATAAGCGTCCTATCATACCCGAATACCAATATCTTCACAATATCTCTTTCTTTCACAGTCCTTCTCGCTCTCATAATATTCTAGCCATAAAATAAACAAACATAAAATCCACCTTATCATAATCCACCCTATGACCGGTTATCTCGAATATAACCCTACGCTTTTCTATAGTCTGTATATTATCTAACTGAATAGCTATGTAAGGATATTTCATAACTTTCTCTCTATTGATGTTATTCAAAATAGCGTTGACATCTTGTCTGCGAAAATACATATTTACCCCTATGTAGCTGGCAACCAAAAGACATTCGTCTATTATCCCATCAGTATCGAATAACAATAACATATCATCCTTCTCGATAGTATATTCCATATCAAGAATCTTGATACGTTTGCTTCCGTCCTTCTTATCAGCTATAAGAATCTCTATTATATCCTTATCGGTCGTAAGGATATAATACGCCTCATCCTTTGTAATATTATCACGAAGGTAAGATAGCGCTTCATTCTGTAATTTTAGTAGTTCTATTTCGTCCATATTTATTTCTATTGTTGCCAAGGGAAAAGGGACGGCGCTGGCGACAAGGCCTGTCCAGCCTCCCCGCAGCCGCCCGCATTCCCCTTGGTATCATTAACCACCTCAAATAATCTCATAATCGAATTTCACATTAACACTCTCATCAATGCTCAATTCTTTCTTCATCCCAAATACAGTCTCCCTTACCGTATCAAAATCCAATAATTGATCTTCGGGATTATTCACAAGCTCTCTCCGGTTATTCTTCCTAGGTTTTCTAGATGTAAGAATATATTCCGCACAACAGCTTCCTTCAAATGTCCTCACTCTGGAATACCATAGATCACCGGTCCCGTACTCAACACATATATTCATGTTTATGATGGTATTATCCCACGCTTTTTTCCGGTAAATGTTTGAAAATCCTGTTAACCCACCCCGTGCCAATATCTATATAAGGACAATCTAAATCCGATGTCCCCTTAATATCCAGATATAGCATAACCTGTCTATTATTCTTAAACATTCGAGCTTTCACATTCATTTTCTTCCGTCCCCATACCACTATTCTATTATTTCCAACTTCCCGTAATAAGGATAAAAACAACCGTCTCGATAAACCGAATATCTGAGCGTTTTATCCTTTGCTTCATAGATGGTAACACAACCGCTGTTATAAGCGTTGGATAGTTCTTTTGCTACAAATCCACCTATTCGTTTATAGGTTTTAGGCGTATTCGCCAACGGCCTGCCTACATATATTTTTACCCTCTTGCACTTTTTGTCGCCTACGCATATATCCTTTCCTCTAAGCTCCGTTAAATACATGAATCTCATATCAGTCAATTTTAAATCCAACATTCCTCTACCTTTATCTCCATGCGATCCTCCCAATTACATAAATCAGGGTTCTCTCCTTCATAAAAGTAATAGTAAGCCCATACTTCAATATCGCCCACTTTTATGCATCCATCACTGCACCATTCCACAATATCATCATCCCGATATACATTTGTCGGTTCAGCACCAAGCGACAATAGTTTGTTTATTATATTGTCACCGAACCTTTCTTTCGCTTCCTCTTTCGTCATATCACTATCCGATTTTTAATATTACACTACCGCCAAAGGGAAACAGGGACGGACGACCAGCGGGGCCGACCCCACGCCATCGCCGCCGCTCGTTTTCCTTGGCTTCCTACACTCCCTCCATCACCCAAAGAAACACACACCCATACATAGACATACCTCCATACCCATAAGATCCCTATCTGTATTGGAGAGTACCATTGTTTGGAGGTTGTCCTTATCCCACTTATTCCCCTTATTTCACTTGGGCTACTTAATTTTCCCTTGATTCCCTCGATTCCCCTTGATTCCCCTTGATTCCCCTTGATTTGCCTTGATTTGCCTTGATTTACCTTGATTTGCCTTGATTCACCTTGTCCGGGATTTACCTTGTCCGGAGGTGTCCCCTCCCGCAAAACAAACCAACCCCACCAACTCCCAGCATAAAACCCGAGACCCTCCTCCCGATTGTTCCACGTGGAACGCCCGTTCAGTCTAGGATATCGAGGTCCTTGTTCTTGATTGCCTTATATATCTGCTTTATGCAATGTATTGATAATAAAGCCAATAAAAGAACTAAGATCAAAGGCAGGGCGTCGCCCGTAGCTATAACATACCGCCCCAACTCAAACGCCATGTACCCACAAAACAAAGTAAGTACGAAATATACAACTAATCCCATAAAATATACAATAAGTAACCACGATTTTAAAATTACACCCAAATAATATAATCAATTGAGTATCAATAACATAATATACATCAATCCCTAGAGCTTCCCCTAAAGAAAGATAAGCCCAAACATAAATAAAAAATATACAATAAGTACCGCCTATTATATACCTTTTAGGATCGATTCACGCACGAAACCATACATAAGGGCACAATATACCCGCCTGCATGGATATAAATATATACAGAATGATACATAATAAAGCATTTTACTTACACATTTTAGATCAGGGCTTAAAATTTGCCGCCTTAACACTTTTATGTGTAAGCAAAACATATGAATATGCTATCATTCTGTAAAATATAGGCACAAAAAAGCCCTTCCGTCTTATATCACTACAATACGGAAGGGCAAAACTTTAAAATCAAATAAAAACAAACGACTACTGCCTCAATTTGTTTGCCATGTAACTAACACGTTTCCGCCTACATTTATCAGATTCCCTACTACAATCTAATTTATTAGATTTGTACAGCTCTTTGGTAAGCTCAATATAGAGCTCAATTTGAGACTTTCTTGCAGCCTCTAAAGCCTTTTCTTTTCTAAATGCTAGCTTTCTGTTTAGATTGTCAAACTTTCTCCTATACATAATTTATTTGTTTTAAATGGCACCAATAAGAAACGGAAGGGAGGGGACGACACGGCCGGCGTTATCGATATAACCAGCCGAACGCCCGCACGCCCCCCCCTATTTTCTTTGGTTTCGTCCCTTTGCCGACAACGAAGCCGGCCAGATACGCACATACGTTGTCCGTGATACGTATCGACAAGGCGCACTTTGTCCGTCAATTTAACCGCACAAAATACCCTTGTAAGGGTTGTTATTTTGCTACTACATATAGCGCATAAGTATTTAAGCCACCTTAAACGCTATTGTTTTGATACATTAGCACGGTTATAACTCCGTTATGCACTCCATACGTGTTACTCTAGCAACGTATGGACATACGCCCTATACATGCGTATATACACCAACGTACCCCGTGATTTTACACGGCCTACTAGGTTACCTAGTGTACTTACCGGATTGATATAAACCTAAAGATAATAGTACTATTATAGACTATAATAGTACTTAAACCACATTGTTAAGCGGCGGCCCACCTATTGCAAGTTTTCGATACCCTAATTACTAGCAATATGTTTATATCAATATGTTAAATATCGTGTCCATTTAGTCTAGATCGGTGGCACGGCGTGAACGTATGGACATTACCACCATAACGCCCCTATACATAAATAATATAGGAGCTGGTTACTTGCTATCTTTCGTTTTTAGGATGCGTCAAATAGTATGTAACACATTTAGCAATAAGATTAAATGTATATCGTTTGATAGGTACGGCACACTTTACAATACGTTTATCTGATCCGTTAAACACTTCATAATATACTCCCCCCTCGTATTCTATAGGCTCGTTATACCCAAAGCGTTTATGTGCTTTGCCTGTTATCGATATTTCCGCCACCTTATCCTCTGATAATTTCGTGTTTTTATCCTGCTCCTGTTTATCAAAATATACTCTTTCGATCTCCTTGTAGGCGCAAAAGGTTTCATCCACACGTGGGAGTATTTCTTTGCAAAGTTGTATCACAACCTCCTTATCCTTTGCCAAAGCAACCAAAGCGGGTACAATAGCCTTATCTACTTTAATATCGTTATCCTTCAATATTTCGTTGATTTCTTTGCCAGTTTTAAATAGCTGGCACCAAGCCTTAACCGCACCTGTTAACGTTTTTTCACTTGCTTTCTTTACTTCATTTTGGACTTTGTTTAATTCTTTATTTGTCATTCTGTTTGCCTATACCTTTAGGACTTATAGCGGCATATGGTACGCCTCGTTTGTTAATATTGTTATCTCACATTGCAAATATAATACATGTTATATTATCTAACAAATATTATGCAATAAAAATTCAACGATTATATATAATAAAACCAATCAAATATAAATGTATATTAAAATATTGGTTTATATAATTGATAATCAACAAGTTAAATACAAAATAAGCATTATTTTTTTCGGCTCGCAGATCGTTTGCCGTTCCTGTTTCCCGTTCTTCGTGGATGGGGGGGCTGGTCCAAAAAACGGCAGCCCGGCCGGGCCGATTTCGGGGAGGTGGTCCGTCCCGCACCCCATATCCAATAAAAGGCAACCATCTCCCAATAGGGTATCTTCTCAAACCCATTTAATAGATATAATTATAATTGTATTATATTTAGGGCGTAAATAAAAACATGAATAAGATTATGAGTTTAATGATAGAGTACATAGAAAAAGAAGGGGGGGGGAGTAAAATATGTTTAGAAGAAGATGGTTTTCATCCCCAAAAACAGAGAGGAGATATTTCTTCTCCACCAACCAAGGATCATGCGACATTTATGCGGATGGCGTATATGTAGGGAGATATATTGGCACGGGTATCACGGAGTTCACGTACTCAACGAGCAGGAATTATATAAATATAAGTTTGGTAGGTATCAGCCTACCGGATCAAGTCTATAATTATACGAATGGTATAATCACCGATTCGTTGGCTATTTATCAGGGTTCTACTACCGATGCCAAATATACCGCCATATTCGACGCTGAGATATATGAGACTATTCCTGTCACTAACGCTAGGGTACAATCAACGATGACCGATATAGTCATGAATTACAAGCTTGGGGATTTTGTGTCCACGTCAAAGAAGGAGTTAATCAATAGCGGGATTAAGGTATATCCAGGATACGATGGATTTTATCGAATTATCCAAGGAGCGTATATAATTCCGATAATAAATACTACATATAAAATATATGTGAACTTCTTCACCCCCACATGGGAAGGTTATTCGGAAAGTCGAACACTTATGGGGTATGGTTATATCTATGGGTCTACTCCGGCTTCTCCTCCATCTCAATCATCTACTTACGTGACGGTTACTAACAACAGGCAGAATACGGTAAGGGTTCTTATTCTTACGTCTCTTAACGTGACCGACATACAATCCCTTATAAATCGATATGGAACGACAGTAGTGAGATCTAGCAAGATATATGAGTATTATGATACAGCTAACAATATAATGACAGGGTTCGTGGAGGACAAATTGCCCGGTCAAGCCTATTACGCCTATATGCTGGATAATGAGTTGCGTACTGGTGTAGGGGACTTTACGATAGTATAACGATATTATCACCACATGGATGACGGTACCGGCCAAACGGGAAGGGGGATGCCCGATCCTCGTAGGGTTGGTTCCGTCACCCTCACTCCGCCCCTTTCGTTGGTTCCCTCCCATTATCTTCTTACGTCTCATTCTATCGACACAACCCATCTCCTATCCCCACTTCCAGCGTCTCATTTACTTTATTATATTTGCGATATAATTAAAACATAACATATTATGAATAAAAAAAATAAATACATGGGGGGGGGGGGTATTTTAACCCTCAGATAAGGAGGGGGTATGTTTAGGCGCAGGACTTCTTCTACCGGTAAGATCCACTACCGTGTTAATATAAACAAGAATATGTGTCTTGGCGTTGTAGATATATATATTGATGGGAAGCCATATCAATCTGGTTTTAACGGATCTTATCTTGATATATATCGCTATAAGAAGATAAAAACTATAAGCATAAGTGGCCAGATATCATATCTAAATCCGAAAAATGAGTACAATGTTATTTTGGGCATAAGTGGAGGTATTATAGAGGGAGCCCTTACGTATCAATATAATTCGGGTATGCATTGCGAGTTGGCTAATAAGGTGATATACGGGAATAGGATAACTAATTTTGTTCCTGTAACGGTGATAAAAGATCCTGGGAAGATTATTAATTTCACTTACAGATCTGAATTACAGACTCAGGTTTTAGATGAAAGTTATGTAAGTTGGGATGGTGATTATGTATTAAACGATAATTGTATAGTAACTGATCTTTGTTCGGGATGTGAATCTTATGCCTATGGGAAAAGTTCTCATGGTAACTATCGAGTAACGGTAAGGATAGTGTAGTACCAAGGGAAGGGGGTAGACCTCATCCCTCCGGGCCTACCCCGTCCTCCCTCCGCCTCCCGTTATTTTTGGCTTCCTTCTGGTTTTATCCTCAAATTTTCATATCTTTGGGACAAAACTATAATCATGTTTAGAGACATATTTCATAAGCTTAAGATCTTCTTCTGCGACGACGACGTTGAGAAGATATATATAAGGGACAGTACGGTTATCCGCAACAACGAGATACATAAGATGTATGATGAGATACTGGACGAGCTAGGTGATTTGGCCACTGTCGTGTCTAGAAACTACGTATATGGTAGGATAAAGGACAGGACGGGGTTAAGTATCCGTCATATCAGCAGGATAATAAACCATACTAAAGACGTAATGGAAAGGAATGTGATAAATGAGATATCCACGTTGTTCGTAATGATATTCACGTCAGGGTTGATGTTTGTCATGCCGATATTAGATGTAGGGTATAATGATATCATTGTCATAATAGGATTCGGGATACTACTATCTTTTATGTTAACCATAATCCCGATCTTGCTTTCTTACGATATAAGGGATGAGATCATTGAGTTGATTGAGGATATGGACAGCCAGATCGTGGTAGACACTTCGGTATATAAAACGAACCTGCCCTAGGTAATTCCTAGGGCAGATATTAATATCAATTTGACTTCAAATACGATTCTATTCTATCAGCGGCCTCATTAGGCGTATGTCCATCCCATTCCCATGCCGTATCAAGTTCAGGGATATTAAACAACTCCCAATACTGGTTCTCATAATGATTGGATATCTGTCCAGTTGGCAGTTCTGCCATTACGATAAACCACCCTCCGCCGAAGCATTCCTCTCCATCATGATGCTTATGTGATTTACAGACCTTTATATCGCCTTTAGCCAGCTCATTGAAGAAAGCGGCATTGTAAAGCATTCGATATTTATATAGTTCGTTAAATGTATGATACCCGTCGGATATATTACCCATCTCATCTTCATGTAAATATGTTTTCTCGAATATATCAGGCCTACAAGGATAAAACTCTCCATTTACCCCTTTTATGATATAATCACCTACATTGGCTGTCATAACACCTTCAAGGGTTTTTATACTGCAATCAATACAAGGAGGTATCCCTCTATCCGCATCACCTTCACGAATAACTTCTATTTTAACGTTATCACCAGCGAAATCCTTGATCTCATCATTATTAAAGCCTTTCCATTTTACGGCTTCTATCGCAATTGGTTTCTTTACATATCTATTCATAATTTTACGATTTAATATATTATTATCTTTTGATATACCTTTCTATAAGATCTATTGATAGTTTAGCTCCCAGCTCCTCCTCCAATAGGTTAAGGTAGTTCCGGTGCAGGCATCCGCCCCGCTCCACCTCCCTAAAGCCGGCCCCGTCCCGGATCCTGACTAGCCCTTTCCTTGGATCCATGTCGATCAGATCCCGAAGCTCGTTCATGTTCTTAAACTGGTTCTCTATCACCTTAAATACATCGATCTTAGGTTTCTTATCCTTGATCTTTATCTTAACCCTTCCGCTCATGATCACCTCCCCGTGCTTCCGAATCCACCATCGCCTCTATCGGTATATCCGAGGTCATCCAACGACTTCACCTGATCCCATACGATACGTTCCCTCCTACGGATAAGCAATTGAGCTACCTTGTCCCCAACCGAATAAGAAGGATCATCATAACAATCCACACGTCTACATACTACCATAATCTCGCCTCTATATCCTTCGTCAACGGTTCCCGGGGCGTTTTGGATAACAGACTTTGTTTTGGTGATGCTACTACGAGGGCGTATTTCCATCTCATAATCCTCCGGCAATGCTACATGTACACCGGTATGATATATGGTCCTGCCTCCGTCAAGTTCTACATCCTTGACGAACAGATCCATGCAAGCGTCCTCCTTATGGGCGTACTTAGGCAATATCGCTCCTTCTTCCAGCCATATCTTGACCTTACAAGTATCTATATCTTCAAGTAATGATTCTACCTCATTATAACTCATTGGTTGTTCTGACGCCAATGAAATGGCTCTTGCCAATACATTTTTAATCTTACTCATCGTATCTTGTTTTTAAATTCCTTTCCTTTCGGACATTGTAATTTACATTCCTCGCCACAAGCGGAACAGTTGGGTCTCATTCCGGGCACCCCTCTTCCCCCGTACGGCCAGTAGGCGTAATCGCAGACGCTCCAGAACGCCTCCATCGCCTTGATCTTGGCATCGACGGTTATCTTCTCCTTCACCTTTTTCATGCTCTTCCTGAACTCATCTTTCATATCCTTCCCTTCTATCTGTCTGGCTTTACGTCTCTCGTTCCACCAATTGTAGTAGAATTTGTCTGCCATCTTATAAGCTTCGGGGTCAAATTTATCACGATGCAGGATAGGTGCGTCCTTGATCTTTCTCAAATTCCTGCCACAAACATAAGCAAGCCCGGCGTACGGAGGTATGTCCTTAGGATCAACCAACCCATCCGGAACGCAGTAGTAGAAGTAGTTGGGGCGGCCGTACCTGACCCAGTCCCCGGTCTCGTACAGGGCTTGCTTCCGAGCCTCGAACCAGCCTTGCATTACTTGGTGCTTGCCCTCCTTCTCGAAATCCTTGTTATAGTCAGCCAACGAGATCTTCACCTCAACCTCATAAGCGTACATGGATCTGGTTATAGCCAGATAATCGGACTCCCAGTTATAGACATACAAGTTGTTTATAATCCATCTAGGAGATACCAAGAACTGTCTGTTAAGGATATCCAATATCCCTCTTTCAGTGTATTCAGCACCTTTATTTGATTGCCGTGTTCCCATCTCCTGTCAGAGGATTATTCCTATATCCTACCGCCATTATAGCGTTACCTATCAACATCCTCAACTTATCCATATCTTTATCATGGAACGAGAAAGTGGTTAAGATATGACCATTGGTCTTATCATAAGAATTTATCATCAACACAGCCACATACTCACCCATCATCTTTCCGTTCATAATATCAAGATCGATTATGCCGTGATCTATTAGATCAACCACATCCCATCCTGCTGGTAGATACTTTTTTATCTGATTTATATCCATATGATTAAATTATTAAATTTTGTATAAATATATTTTATACATTTATTATCGCTCATTCATATATGAGCGATTTATTAAATACAATATTCATTGTGATAAAAATAAATTCGTTTTAACAGATCCCAAGCCATGGCTGACATATTTTAATTTCTTGCAAGATACATCTTTCTTATTCTCTCCATTAATATCCCGAATATTAAATTGCCCAGAAAGCCTTCTTGCGTAAATAAAATGCTCTTCTCCTTGAAACATCACTTTATCAAATAACCTAAATCCAAAAACTTTAAAAGGAGCCTGGTTTCGCTTTCTAATTCCTCCTTTCAATATTTTCATCTTATGAATCTGACGGTTATGGCGACGAACTAATTTACGTTTGTAATAATATCCAAGCCTACATGAATTAAAATTCCTTGAAATCACAAAAGCGTCGGATACATGGGATTTTTCAATTCCATGGTTTATACGATTATATTTTGTTATGTATCCGAACGTCATCGAAACGTTATCGTATTTGGATTTTAACTCCTCGTACAACTTCCATTTCATGATTCCCATGACGGCTGCGTCACGAAGTGACTTGCCTCTGCTTACTTTCAATTTGATATTTCCTTTATGAAATTCCTTATGACAAGTCTCACAAAGAGTAATTAAATTGGATGGTGAATCTCCTCCTATCTTCCTTGACTCAATATGATGGATATTAAGGATAGGATCTTTTGACTTACCCTTACAATGCTGGCATTTATGCCCGTCTCTTGCTAAGACATACTCCCTAACATTCCAAAATCCTAATTGCTCACCTTCCTGATACTCTTTACCTGATATCTCTGGATTCTTGATCTTTTGAGTATCAAATTGGGCAACCTCAATAATCAGTTTTGAGACAGGTAGTATAGAATATACAAAACTGATAATTCTAATATGAGAATCAATCTTATGGCGGACAGATGGAGCAATCCATCCATCCTTCTTGGATTTTACCCTATTATTGAATCTTTGCTTTCTATACCTAAGCCTGCTTCTTCTAGTCCTCCTTAATCCCCTTCTTGTTGATAGAAGATCAACAACATCACTTCTTAGAATAACTTCACTTGCGTAAAGCTCCTTGCTTTTCGTCGTAGCTGACAAACCAACATGCTTGGTTCCCGAGTCGACGCCTAACACAATCTCTTGTTTGTAATCGGATGTCTTGTACGTTAATTTGATGGTAAAAGGACATGTGTTCACAACGACCGCTTTGTTGTCTTTTAGCAATCGCCTAACCTTTCCATGCCTTGTCGTAGGCATCATCGGTTTTCCATCTATGTCCTGTACATACACCATTTTACAAACTAATTCAATGTTTATTCAACATAAGTCAGGGCAAAACCCTGTTAGTACCCATCGCCAATGTTATTGAAGGTTTTGTACAGGCAACACCGGAACCCAAATACAATCCCTATTTAATCACCTACCTTAGAGCTACGGACTTGGATAAACATCCATAGGTAACTATATATTCTTCAATAACGTAGCCTTTATTTCAAGACTTAAGCTAATAACCTGATCCTATATAGATATATATAAAATATTAAATAAATTTCAACACCTTATATATTATTTGAGGTTATTAATTACCGACCTACAGGAATATGTTTAAGAAAACACCATGTACCCCAACCACGACTCGAACGTGGATCCCATCTTTAGGGGAGATGTGCTACTTTCCTCTTGAGCTATTGGGGCGTATACCCTGATCCTCACGGACAAGGGTATCAAACAAAATCTAAACTCTAAACCTAATGACAAATTATATTAATCCAACTGTGGACCCGGCCGGACTTGAACCGACAACCTTCTGGTTATGAGCCAGTTGCTCTTACCAATTGAGCTACGGGTCCTAAATACACCACATCGGCTTTCACAAGAGGATGTGGATAGGAATTTCTCGAAGTTTATATAGAAACTTTATGAAACTATTGTCCAACATTCTAGCATATAGCGCCAATCCTCGAACGGGAATGTCTCTACACCAGACCTACCCCATCCCGTCCCCCAACTGTTCTGTAGGACGAAGCCGGCCTTGTCCCAGCCGGTGAGGATAACGGCATGACCTCCCAAGTTCTGTCCTTGGCCTTGCCAGAATCGATTACCATAATTATAGCAATACAGACCTATAACCAGAGGCCCATTCAGCATCAACGCTACCTTAGCCGATACCGGATCTATGATCCTAGCGTAACTGTTTATTTTCTCCCCATCTACGCCTACGTTTTTGATAGACTTGATAGCGTCACGAAGAACCATCCCGTCTTGATCCTTATCCTCTCTCAGATCATATATATCGTAGGGAGAGATCTTAGCCGGTCTTTTAATAGCCCTTATACTCTTTCTCCAGTTAAGTATCTCAGATAAGCTTACCGCAGCGCAAATAGGAGAAGATCCTTGATCCACTACGCTATCAACGTTATTGACCTTATACTCATCAGGGACAGCCTCATGCTGCATGTTCATAATAGCGTCCCTATCATCTGCTGGCGATGGTATGTAACCTAGTCCGTATTCCATTACTTATCTTTTTTATGGTAATCAATTATCTTGATATTAAACGTATCGGATCTTTGCCTTACCTGTATAGACCCTCTAGCCTTTCCCTTGGCGTCGTATAGGGCGGTGAAGCCAAAGTTATCGACCCGGCCGTCGTCCAGCGTAAACCGCCACTCCTTCCATTGGCCCATCACGGTCCCGGAAGACACTATAGAATCCACTACATAAGATATGTCAGTAGTATCATATTCCGTATAATAGGTTCTTGACGTACTGCATCCGACAACCGCTAAGGTAAATAACGTTAACAAGAAAAACAAGATCTTATTCACTTTTCTTAGATTTTTTACGTTTCTTAGATTTCTTCTTATCCTCCGCCTTATTCTCGACATTTACGTCAATACCGGCATCAGAGACCTCAGGGGCGTTATTTTCAGGTATATCAATATGACCTGAGTTAGGATCCATCTTATCCTCATCAACAACAACCTCATTAGGAACATCGATGTCTAAAATCTCTGCCTCCAGATACTTGATACGATCTGACATGATTTTATTCTGGTCCTCAAGTTCCTTATATCTTCTTCTAGCCTCATCGAGTAATTTAGATGATAGTTTATGTTTCTTCTCGATATCCATATAAGCCCGTTTAAGAGTCTCTTTATCTTTTACCGACTCATTATATATCTCTCTTGATTTACTAAGCTCATTACCCATCTTAATTATAATAGAATCCTTTTGTTCTATATCCATATTAAGGGAATCGGAAAGAGTTTCAAGATACCCTACTTTCTCTTCTAATTCCGTTATCTTCTTGCGGGAATCCTCATAATCTCTTTTTAATCTACTTGAATAGCTAATAGCCTCATCAAGATCCTGATTTAGAGTATTTATATAACTACTCTTTACTATCTTCAATCCGAACATTTTTATCACTGTTATAAGTTTCACGAATATCGGCTTTTATCTTACCGACTATAATTAACTCAGCTATATGTTTATCTTTCTCGACTATAGCCATATCCTTACGGACATTAGTGACCCTGATCATGATATTCCCGTTATTAGACGAGACGAACGGTGATCCCACCAAAGTAAGTCCCGTATCGCCGGTAAACGACGGCAGCATCATCAACACCCCTATGGTATTATCCGGGAACGATGCCCACACCCCTGTGTCTATATCAAGGACATCACCCTGCCCTAATGGGAAGGCATTACCCTGCTTGATAGGAATATCCTTACCCAACGAGTTCCATGCTTTCGAGAATCTTACGGAGTTAAGGAAGATCTTTCCCTCTTTCTCCACCATCCCTACCATAGGTTCGCAATTCAATCTAACCTCGTTTTGTTTATCATCTGGCTTCTCCTCAAGCTCATCAAGGTCTCTGGCTGATGTAAACGACTTGCTTTCCAGAAGCTTTTTAATATCCTCAATACTGGCCATTATAATTTGATTATTAAATAAACGATCTTCAATCCTAACTTCAAATCAGATGTCTTCTCGAACATCTCCCTAAGAGGTAAGATAGTAGCGTCAAGATCTGACGCTACCCATTCTCCATCCTTATAATACATATCCTTTTCCTCGGAATACGCTATACAAGATCGATGCCCTAGGTTCTTCATAACCGTATCTACCTTATTTGGGGTAGGCATCGAGACACGATTCACTTTAGTAGATATATTGAAATTACTCTCCATTAACTTTCTGATTTTTAATTAGTTAATTAAAATGGAAGATCACTGTCGTCTCCAAAAGGAGGATATTGAGGAGGTTGTTGTTGACCTCCAAACAAAGGGGCTTGCGCTTGCTGCGGAGCCTGCTGGTATGATGGAGGAGGCGTTTGCGATGGAGCCTGCGTTGCATATGACGGTGGTGGCGTCTGTGCGGTTGGCGTAGCGCCCATGCTTTGGCTTCTATCCTGTTCCGATTTTTCGTTTTCAGCCTTAAACTTTTCAAGATATTGTTTAAATACTTGAAAAGCGAAAGTGTCTTGAGCCGTATAATCGAATTTCTTGTTATCCATTATATCCGTGCTCTCTACCCTATCAGGCCATCCGTTCTGTCCGTTCTTATAATATTGCTGGATAAGCTCGTCCTTTCCATCTGGAGTTTCCCTAGCGTATGAAATGAAAAAATTACCGGGAGCATATTGATCCCCTTTCTTAGCATGAGCAGGATTTATTACCACCTTACGTTTTAGGTCAATATTAGGCAAGTACCTTACCAGTGACTTCACGTAATTATTAATACCTCCTTTTTGAGTCATCAAAGGAACGTTTATGAAATAATTACCATCCTCATCACTTATCTTTATGGACACGTATTTGGCTTTTATCCCATTGAACTCCACTTCTCGCACATTGATATCAGACAAATAACCTTCGATACCGTTCCAGAATACCCTCCAATAAGAAACGGCTCCGGTCTTCTCGTTTATATGCTCCTCGAAACCTTCCTTTGGCTCTCTTGATGACTGATATAATAGTCCGCTACCACTTACTTTAAAGTAATGGTTATTACCACCTGATGAATTTTCTCTAACTCCCATTTTATATATTTTTAAATATTAAACAATAACTGATGATGACAAGAAATACTCGTTCTTATTATCCTCTCCATAAATCTTATTGAAATGAGATTTATGGTCATGTTCGATAACCACCCTATTACACGATATGCTTTTTATGATACCAAGATATCTTCCACATAATACGTTACATATAATATCTTCACCATGATAAGACAAAGAAGCAAGTCTCTCCTTACAAGATTTACCGGAAGACGGGTTCTCTGACATAATACCGCATCCTTTATCGGTAAATATCAACTTGCAATGATCAAACTCATTTACCTTAAGATTGTTTTGGAGGGCTTGGACGAGTAGATCCTTATCAAAGACATAGGTACTTGTTTTGACAAAATGCTCGTCCACGAACCTCCAATTTGGATAATTACCCTCAAAATGGGTCTCATACATATCCATATCAGGCGTAGAAAAATAAGTCTTAGTATCGTCCACTTTTATAGACAACATATCCGATGACTTATTGATATGCTTATCAAGCAATATCGCGGATTCGTTCGATACCGGTATAAACATCTTCTCTACCTTATCCTGATTAGGGACAAAATACCTGTAAATAGTATTTCTATCCGTACTTACTATATTAATATTAATATCATCAATATCAATAACCACATTCTCGATGCATGGATAAAAGTCATCTACCTCCGTATAATCGCTGGCTTTGTTAAGAACCGAAACATAATCGCTCATCTTAACCTTAATTCCTCCATCAAGTATCTTATGTACCTGCGGGAATGTATTGATATCAAAAGCCGGACAACTATACTCACCAGAAGCATAGCGGATCGTTATCTGATCTTTTTTATCTGAAAGCAGTATTGTAATCTCACAATTCTTCTGTTTTTTCATGAACTTAATAAAAGAGCTTGCCTCTACCAAGAAAGAGAAGTTAGAGTCAGCCTCGACCTCCAATCGCTCTATAACACATACCTTGGCATTTACGGAAGTGATATAAGCCAGATTATTGACAACATCTATCTTAAGATCCTTATAAAGGGAGTTGGAACCGGCGTTCTTAACCACCGTCTCCAATTTGCCCAACTTCTCATTTAATGACTTCGACAAGCATCTTATAAGCATAACGAACAACTTTTTATTACATCGCAAATATAATCATAATTATATTAATACAAATACAATAAATACTTAATAGTATTAAAATAGTTTAAACTTACGTCTAATATACTCGGCTATAAGCGTGGCGTCACACATTCCGTCTTGTATCTTAGTAGGTTGTACTCCTTTTCCTGACCATGGTTTCACGAAAGAGACCAAAGGGAAAAGGCGCATGGCACATCGGATGGAGGTAGCCTTCGTGTCTAACTTCGCCGCCGTATACACCCGATCGGCTGTCGTATGAAGCTCCTTCTGCCAGGTCTTTGGTTGCACCTCCTCGAACATGAACCTAACATCCGGGTGAGATCCGTATCGCTCCATCATCTCCACCATCATAGCGAATAGGGCGTTCGGTTCCCGGCGTCTCCCGCCAAAGGTGAAGTTGCTGGCGGCCGAGCTGTTGTGGATGCTGTGGACGTCCTCGACGGCGATCGCCAGCGTCCCGCCTCCCTTTTCTTGGATCTTGTCAGCGGCATCGAGGAAGAAGCTTGATATAGCCCTAAGATCTATATCCCCCTTAACCGATATCCTTGGAGTCATAATTACCTTAATATCCCCGTTCTCCGGGATCATAGACAATCCTCCGGTGTCTATACCCGGATCTATACCTATTGATATATTCATAACTTCAACGTATATAATGAATGGAAATCCTCCGGTCTAAACACCTGTATTGAGTTATCCGGATACATACCTATATAATAACCGTAAAAAGCCCGTAGAATGCCATTTTCTAGGATTATATCCAAAGCCTTTACCTTGTGACCGTCAACCATCACATCAAGCTCCTTGGTTCTTTGGGATATCTTATCAAACCATTCAGGTATAGGATCAATCCCGTACCTGAATGCGTTTACTATTGATTTTATCGATATATATGTTCCCATGATCAGATAAGATTACAATCGTCACGTTTAACAACCTTAAAATCACCATTGCGAAGGAATATCGCCACATCAGATCTCGTATACGTAAGAGGTGTATACGATACCAAATGATAAGATGCCTGCCCGACGGCGGGGCGAACCGGTCTCAATACGGCTATGGCTATATCTCCGCCAAGTTCCGTGCCACCGGTGACACCCTGTAGGCACATGTATATGAATCCCTCATACTCATATCTCTTTCCAATAAACTCACTCATGGGAATACCTACGAACAGATAGTTCTTCACATCCCCTTTCTTAACCTCGACAGCGTTCTCTACACTGGACGGTATTACGTCTACAAATTTTACTCCTATTGCCATGATTACAAATTCAATTTAGTTCTTAATTCTTGACACAATTCTTGATTATCCCTCATGATACTTAACGTATTATCCACTCCATTGCCCACCCGGACCTCTCCGTACCAGTACCATGATCCTTTACGGGTAAAGATACCGGTTTCCTCACATAACTTCAAAAGTTCAAGCTCCTTGTCAAATCCTACGCCATAATACAATGCTGTCTCTGCTATCTGGAAAGGTATAGCTGTCTTGTTCTTCAATACCTTTATCCTAACCTCATGGCCGATAGAAGACCCGTCTTCTCCTACAATGACCTTCTTCCTTGACATCTCCATACGGATAGAGGCGTAGAATTTAAGGGCATTACCGCCGGTTGTTACCTTAGGATCACCGTATATTACACCAATCTTCTCACGATACTGGTTGATGAATACCAGAACACAATCGCTTTTGTTTACGATCCCGGTAAGAACTCTCATAGCTTTTGACATCAACCGGGCTTGTAATCCCATGTTGCTGTCTTCCATATCACCCTCGATCTCCTTCTTCGGGACCAAGTTCGCCACGGAATCCACGACAATGAAGCCTACCCTGCCGGACTCCACCAGCTTGGCCGTGATATCGATAGCCAACTCCCCGTAGCTTGGCTGGGAAATAAGAAACCGGTTCACGTCCAATCCCATCTTCTTAGCGTATTCGATATCAAAAGCGTTCTCCACGTCTATTATAGCTACCAGCTTATCGGGGTGCTTTTTCTGGAACTCGATCATACTTAACGTACACATCATAGTCTTGCCACAAGATTCCATCCCGACCAGCTCATGAATCCGGCCTACCGCCCATCCGCCGCCGAGGGCCTTATCCACCACCAGCGATCCTGTGCTTTCCCTTGGTATGGATATTATAGGCTTATCATCGCCGAAGTTCATTATCGATCCTTCTCCAAGCTCTTTATTTAAAGATGATACTAACTCATCTACGTCTGAAAAAAGTTCTTTCTTAGCCATTATAATCCGTATTCCTCGAAATTAAACAAATCCTGTTGTTTCTTGATCATATCCTTCCCGATATCAGATATCTTTTCTGGGTTCAAAACACCCTCATTCTCATCTACCTTATCCATAAAGTCAGATATCTTATCGCTTAGCAGTACCATATCTTCCTTAGGAACTGATTTTAGATAAAGACCGTCTATAGATCTACATCTTGAAAGAGCGGTATATATCTGTCCTATCTCGAAGGCTCTGCTGATGTCTACGAATATATTATCTAAAGTCATTCCCTGGGATTTGTGGGCAGTTATGGCGTATCCTAACCTCAATGGATATTGTATTATATAGCCGCAAGAAATGCCTTCAAGGGAATCATCTACCTGCTTGTACTTCATCTTCTCCCACTTCTCTTTGGTTATCTCCACCTCAGTATCGTTATCTAGATGAACATATATCGTCTCATCAACAGTATCTATGCTGGTTATGATACCCATCGAGCCATTGACATACCCGTTGCCGTTTCTGGTTATTATGACCTTAGCCCCTACCTTTACTATAAGCTCATCCTCGCAAGGCGCTACAGGCTTCTCCCCGAATACAGTGGCATCGAACTTAAATACCTTATTATTGATCTTATCAAGATTAGTCTTATTTATCTCATAAGCTTCTTTGTTAGTTGAGCATATAATTATAGTATTATCCATATTATCCGGATACTTGACCCTGCTATCCAATATCTGTCTTGACTCGTCGGTAATAACCCCACATCTTATATCCTCAAGTACGGAAAGAAGCTGAGGATCTTTTTGACGGAATACGTTCTCGAAGGTAATGACCGAGAATCCTGACGCTCTTAATGCCTTTGATGAGAAAAAGAACCGGCTCTCATAATATTTGTCGATAAAATCATCCGCCGTCACCACAGGAGGTAGTTGTGATAGATCTCCAAACATAATCAACCTAACGCCACCGAAAGGCTCCTTGCTACGCCTGCATTGTCTAAGTATGTCAGCCACCTCATCAAGCAAATCAGGTCTTACCATACTGATCTCGTCAATGACAATAGTATCAAGATTCTTGATCTTCTTCTTCATAAACGGACTTACATCCACCTTATTCGACAACATACCTCTCTCGATAGAAGGAATGTAAGGATCGTTCTTTATAGAGAAGAACGAATGAATGGTCTGTCCACCGGCATTCAACGCCGCTACTCCAGTCGGTGCTATGATAACGCACTTACCCAAGAACTTTACGATACGTCTCATGAACGTACTTTTACCACTACCAGCTCTACCGGTAATGAACAGATTCTCCCTAGTGGTGAAAATCTTCTTCAAGGCACGACCCTGCTCCACGTTTTTATCCACCGTCATAATATGACGAAGGAGGTCGTTTTCATTTCTAAAATCCTCTTTTACCATATCTTTTTAAGTTTATGGTACAAAGATACGAATAGTTATAATTAACTAATTGAAATAAATGTAAATAATATATAAATATTAAATTTTGTATCTGACACTCAAATCATCCAGCCTTACTCATCTCAACCCCTTTTACCCCTAAGAAAACGTCTTTTATAAAATATTCGGCGATAATTATATGCATTATCGTTCCTCTGTATGATAGTCTTAGGTGTCCGATAGTTACGTTTTTCCTGTCTTTGGTATTGACTATTCCATTGTTTTTCTTTACCTCATCATATAAATCGGATATAGTCTTACAGCACATACTAAGAACTTCTTTTATCATCCGATATACCGTTCTTTGGGATATTAGCATCATACCTTCTTTTGATAACTTTATATTCAATCTATCCATAAGATATGACACATTGAATTTGATAGTTCTTTTTTTAGTTACCTTATATATCTTATTTATATTTCTGTTTCTAGCTGAGAATATTATTTTTGATAACATCTTGACTCTATTTAATTTACGACTTTTGTTAGCCATCCTTCTTCTGGTATTCGAATCAAGATTTTTATCAAGGCAGGTATATACAGATTCTCCTTTCTTTACAAACATATCCTTTATCCTTGGGGTCTTACTAGCCTTATGCTTGTATTTTATGATATCCGATAAAGCTATCATAATCTCTCCTTCAGCCCAAGCCTTTAAGCTTATAAGCTGGTAGTTCATATCCTCATGAGAATCCCTTAATACATGTCGGTAGCAGAAATAAGCGCATCCATCCGATAGGATATCAATAAAATCATTGGTGTTAATCTCTATCTGATCTCTGTTTCCATCTTGCATCCTTTTTCTTAGAAACACATGTTTGGATACGTTTATGATAATAAGATATATCATTGCCATCTTACATTCATCGCTGATCTGGATTCCCGATCCATGATACTCCTCATGTTTCAATGAATATTTTATGGCTGTCACTTTCTTGCCTTCCTTATTGGTAACAGGCTTAAAATCAACTGGACATATAAGTGATCCGGCTGGAAGTTTTACACATCCTAGCTCATCTTTCTTGGTCTGAATATTACGTGGAATATATCTTTCGGTAAGAATCTTATCGAAATTTGATTTCATTATATGTAAAAATCTTATCTTTGTTCCCATAGAGGTTTTTTTTTTGCTGCGAATATACGAGTTCCGTAAATACGAAACAAGTTATTCGGATGGATGGGTAGCCTGTGAAGGTCACCCATTTGTTGTTTATACGAAATTATTGTAATAAATTAGAGAGGGTAAATCACTGTGTTTGTGGAAGATCATTTTTGACACAACACTTGTTACGCGTGCGTTAATAGGTATATTTATTAAATATAATTAACTCTATAAACATATACTACTTTCTAATATCTCTATCCGTACACAGAACCTCTCCTGACGTCGAGTTCCTGTGTACTCCACTTAAAGTCTCTATTTAATAAAACATTGCTTTTTACCGCCAAGGTATGGTGCCGTCAGGCAGGATACCGCAGGCTAAACATGGTAGAAGCCGTATCCTATACCGGAAGCCGGTACCCCGGTAGGGGGGATCGGGTGGAGCATAAGCCAAAGAAGAAAAAGCGAGGTCTTGTACGATCGCTCGCGCTCCGGCTGCCCGTATCCTCTACGGCAGGCTCCATGTCCCAAGGCCTCCCATTTCCCCTTGGCTTTATATCCCATAACATAGCAAGAAGGAATCCAAAGGGAAAAGGGGTGGTCATGTCCCTTGAGGCAGGATAGGGCTGTCCACCGCCGCTCGGAGGCATGTATGGTCTGTGCTCCACTGGCCTCATTGCCGTGGCTTACGGTGGACTTATCTGGCTTTCCTCCGCCACTTCCACCGCCTTTTCCCCTTTTGATGTTCGTAAATACATGTTAATCAGCATATATTATGTTGATTATGGCATAATTTCTTGACAACGATATTTTTTTTAAGTAGTTTTGCTGAAAACTAATTTTATATGTCGGAACAGAGGAAAGCTTTCGTATTTGCGTTGCCTTACGACACTAGGCTGGATATGATCCAGCAGTTCTTAAGGATATACAATGGCTATCTGGATTCCAAGGGTAGGAGCTTGATTACTGAAAGGACGATAAACTTACTTTCTTTCTACATCAACTACGGATACTCGGATGATACCAGGGCTAAGTACATGGATTGTCATGGACAGAAGGAATCTTACGTCGCTGTCCTGAACAACGAGCTTAAACGTGGGGGTTTTCTGGTGGACAAGAAGAACGGGAACTTCCGTACCCGTGAGCTGTCTATTGAGATGAGAAGCTTACGTAACTATTTTATTCTTGACGGGGAGGGTGATGATACCCGTGTAATGGGGTTTGTGTTCAAGAGAAACAAATTGGATATTGATGGGTAGGAATCTTATTTCATTCGATAGGGATATCGTGGATGAGGTGGTAAGAAGATCTGATGGGAAGTTTACCAAACAACAGGTAGAGTGGTGCATGAAAGCATCCGTATCTTACGTCCACCACCTAGCTAGGTATACTGACAATATATCTATCAGAATCCCGTTTATCGGATACGTTATATGCAATCTCCGAGAGATGCGGGTAAGGCGTGATAAGATACGCCGGATATTTGTCAAGGAAGGTAATCGTTATCCGGATGAAAGGATGCCTATTGAGCTTGATTGTCTGGATAAGAAGATTAAGGCGATAGAGGATATGGAGGGGTTGAAGAACGGAGATCCTCTTATACGTGATAACCATGAGGCCATGTATCAATGTCGGTATGGAATGACATGGGAACAATTACAGGATTTTCAACAAAAACAGTTTAAAAAATAATTATCGTGCAAACAATTGGTAAAGCCCAAGTAATAGCCCAAGCTTGGGAAGACAGTTTATTGGGCAGGATTCCTAAGGATAAGAAAGATTATCCCGAATGGTATAAGAATCGTCTTGAATTATGCAAGAAATGTCCTAAGAACTCTTCTAATATTAGGTTCTTTAAATTGCCGCCTAAGGTATTATTTCATAGATTGATTGGAAGACCGGGATGCTCGTTGTGTGGTTGTTTTATCAAGGAGAAGGCTTGGATGAAGACCGAGGTATGCCCATTGAAGTTCGTGGAAGGAGAGAAAGCTAAATGGAATGCTATGGAGGTGATAACGGCCGATCATAACGATTTTAATATCGAGTGCCCTAACGATTCCTTTGATATAGGACTTACGGATGACGAGAGCGAGTTTTATCTAAATATTTTTGATCAGAAAATAGGTGATAAGATAGAAATCGTGTTATTTATCACCCATAAAGATGGTTTCCATGTCAAGGAGCATCATCTTGGATGTGGATGTATGGGAGACGTTTCATATAACAAACATCCTGACAATGAGAATAGAACTATATTTAGGATGACATTGGATACCTCAAAATATACGGAAGGTCATTTTGAGAAACATCTATCTCTTATGGGTTATACGAAGGATGATCCTGAACGTAATTTCAAACATTTCCCGCTACGTATTATAGGGGAAGCTTATAAGTAAATACTATGCGAAGTCCCGTAAGAAGCAAGATAGATGACCGTATCCATGCCCTTATTGTCATGGAAGTCGGATGCCGTGAGTTACCTGAATATTCATTGGGTGATATACTTTACTCCGCTTTAAGGAGGATAGCTAGGGCTAATGGTGGTAATGTCCGCTTCTTGCGGGATGTTAGTACCAGGGATTTATTGAGGTCTATAGACCAAAGCATCAGTGATGAGATCGAATTAAATAATAATGATTATAATGCGTGATTATAATGGAAGAGGATAAGGATATTAAGAAAGAGATCAGGGATTATCTTAAAGAAGAGGCGGATACCCATATAAGGCATTGGATAGCCATAAAACGTGAGAGCAAGCGTCTGTATAGCGAGATTGAGGATAGGACTAAGAAGATAGCCCTTAAATCATCTTCATTGATAAAAGAGGAGGATTTTGTCGTTCTTCATGAGATGACCCATAAGATACAGATGTTGAATATAGAGGCTGTAAAAGTCAATTCTAGGTTGATGTTCATAATCCAGTTGGCTACCAGCTTCGGTATGGATCTGGATTTAGATACGACATATGCGTCCACCGCCAAGAGCATTATAGAAGACAGAACATCTGGATTCGTGTTTTATGATGACAAGGAACGTCTGAGATACGCTGACAAGGAGCTTGAGGATATGTTCCATGACATGAGCGTGACGGAAGTAAGTAAGATCGGGGTTGTTCAATCTTATGAGCTTATTATGAAGCAGTATAATGAATTTAAGGAATTAAAAGAAAATGCCACAGGGAAGACGAAAACCGACGAGTAGGGACGTCGATCGGGTAAACGATAATCTTGAGGTCATATCCAAGGCCGTGGATGACGCCAAGACGTATATCGCCAAGCATCCATGGGATAAGGAGAAGCCTGAGGATATGGCTAGGGCGTTCGATTTCATATCCAAGCTGATCGATAAGATTAACGTATGGAATGACTCGTATATGGAGAAGAGTGGGATCATGGATGTATACAGGAGTGTCAGCAATGTCCAGAAGAAGGAACGTAAGGGACAAGTGTCTGGAGGTATAGAGTCCGTATTAAAAAGTATGAAGTGATGGGGTTAAGCACGAGTCCAGAATTTTATGTAAACATGAAGAATCCTCCAGTGTGGAACGATTTGTTCGGCTGGGAGGACCAAGATGATGATGTTAAGCAGTTCTTCACGGAGGAGGCTTATAAGGTCAAGAACGGGGTGACTATCAACGGTACGTTCATCCCGCCATGGCTTTATTGGCATGTTAATTTCTTTCCCGTATTTCAAGATCTTCCAAATGGAGAGCGTGTTCCGGCTATCAGCCGGTTACGTGATAATGAATGGTTTTTCGCCGAGATGTATCAACGTGCCCGTCAGGAGAAGAAAGGGTTAGGGATGTTCGGTACCCGTCGTTTTGGGAAGGCCCTTCTGGACTCGGAGCTGATATATACTCCTTATGGACCTAAGAAGATAGGGTTCGCTGATATCGGGGATATCATATATGGCGATGATGGTAAGCTTACGACTGTAGTAGGCGTATACCCTCAAGGGTTCGTTGATATGTATAAGGTTACATTTGAGGATGGGCGCAGTATAGTATGTTGCGGTCAACATCAGTGGAAGGTTAAATATCATGGTGATTATAAAGTCATGAGCACCATGGGTATCATCCACTCTGACTTCCAGAAGATGACTATAGACATAGGGGAGGCCGTGGATTTCCCCGAGCGGCGGTGGCTGATGTCGCCCCAGCTCCTTGGGTCTCTGACCGCCTCTTTTTTTTGTGGATCTACCGACAGGATCTTCGAGTTAAGCAATAAGGAGATGGATGATATTATTTATTCATCCAAAAAACAGAAGGAGTTGTTTATAAGCTCATTCATGAAGATATCTTGCGGTATAAGTACCGGTGACGATCGTTTTAAGGTCGTTTACAAAAGTGAGTATATTATATCCTTCGTAAGAAGAATATTCTGGTCTATGGGATATTATTGCGTCATGGATGGTGATGATATGTATATATCCAAGACCCATAACAGACTTAGGATATCCGATATAGATTATTACGGGAAGTATAAAGCTACTTGTATTGAGGTCGATAACAAGTCCCATCAGTTCCTTACCACCAATTTTGTCGTATCCCATAATACGACTATCATGTCATCGCTTCTTCAGATGAACGCTACCATGACGATCGGGCTTAGTCATTCCGTAGTAGGTTTCAGCGATAGCGATTTATCTAATATAGGTGAGTATTGTGAGTATGGTCTTGATCATGTGCATCCTTTTTTCAGGATTAACAGGACCAAGACCGATTGGAGTTCTGGTGTCACCTTAGGCAAGCGTATGTCCAACGGGGTTCGTGATGTTCATGCCATAATATCCATAGCCAACATCAACATGGGTAGGAAGACATCCACACAGAAGACTGCCGGTCTGACCCCCGCCACGGCTATTTTCGACGAGGTAGGTAAGGGACCTATCAAAAAGCCGTACACTGCCGCCATGCCGTCATACGACACTCCTTACGGCTGGCGTCTCAGTCCTATCTTGGCTGGTACCGGTGGTGAGGTGGAACTATCCAAGGACGCTCAGGAGATGTTCTCTGATCCTGATACATACAATCTCCTGGTCATGGACTGGGATATTTTAAATCGGAGAGCCATGAAAGGAAAAACATGGAAAGAACGGAAATGGGCGATGTTTGTCCCCGGTCAGATGGCTAACTCCGGTGTCAAGAGAACTATAGGTCTGGGTGATTATTTGGGGAAACCTGATGATAAGAAGCTTAATAAGATCAAGATTGACGCCACGGATTTCGAGGCTAGTACCAATAAGCTTAACGAGGAACGGAAGAAGCTATCTACGAAAGATAGGGTAGCTTATACCTCTCATACCATGTTCTATCCATTTACGATTGACGACTGTTTTTTAAGCTCATCCCAGAACCTATTTCCGGTCGAGTACGCTATCAAGCATAAGAATGATCTTCTTGAGTCGGGGCAATATAGCGGCATGCTGTGTGATGTTTTCCTTGAATCGGGGAATAAACTTGGTACTACTAAATCGAATAAGCAATTGGCTGGTTTTCCGTTTAGCGGTGGTGTTATTGACGCTCCTGTCCAGATATTTGAGATGCCTCAATCCAATAGGTTTGATGACTTTATATATGTGAGTGGTAGCGACCCCTACAAACAGGCTAAGTCGGATACGCCCTCATTAGGTGCTTTTTATGTATTCAAGAGACGTGTTGGTATTCGAGATCCTTATGCCTATAGAATAGTGGCTTCATACGTATCCCGCCCATCATCCATAGATCAGTTTTGTCGTACGTGCGAGGTACTTCAGAAAGGATATGGTGCTATATGTCTTATGGAGAACGCTGACCAGATGTATGAACAGTACCTTAACCGGAAGAGTGGTATGCCTGCTTCTTTTTTCTTATTCGCTGGTGAGGCAATAGCCAATAAGTATGTGAAGGCCGGCTCCCGGCAGAACAGCAAGCTGGGGCTATACCCGACCCCCGGCAACCAGAACCTGCTCTTCTCCTGCGTGGTGGATTATTGCTGGCAGGATTTCGTTGTCGGTTATGATGATCAGACTGGTCTTGATATAACTGTCAAGGGTATTGAGCTGATCGATGATATAGCCCTATTGGATGAGATAATACAGTATAAGCCCGGATTGAACGTCGATAGGATAATAGCCTTCGGGCATGCGTTGGTTCTCGCCAGATATTTTGACGATAACAATTACATGCCTAAATCGAAGATCGAGGAGATGAATAATGCCCGCAAGGAAGACGCTTATAAACACCATGAGGTATATGCCTCTGCCTTTGGATCGGTATCTATAGGAGCTTTTAGGTAAATGAATGTCAATTAAACGCCTATCTTTGTTGTAAATAAAATTGAATAATCATGGAAGTGTTTAATAGAGATCATTCTTTTCCAGCAAAAGGAGCGTTATTAGGATTACCTCCTCAGGCTATTTCCACGAAGAAAAAGAACAGGAAATGGAAGGAGGATTGTATGGACGCTCTTGAGACGATAGGGTTGAAACAGTATGATCGCAACCAGATGTACCGTGACTATTATCTGATGGCGGATGGTAAGTTATCTTTTATGGAGATGGCGGATGTCATCCCTCAGCTAAGGAACGTGCAGAAGCTAAGGAGTGATATAAGAATCCCTTCTTTCTTGAAGCATTATGATATCATAGGTGGTATCGTAAACGCTTTTGAGGGATGGCTTACAAACCTACAGGATAAGTATACTGTTAACGAGGTAGGGGATATGGCTATAAGTGAGTATGAGGATACGATGTCAAACTTACTTCATCGTCATATACAAGAACAGTGGGATATTATCGTTAATCAGCGTCTTGTGGAGGCAGGACTTGATCCGACGTATAATGAGTTCAACTCCGAGGAGGAACGTCAGGCTTATGTTCAGCAAATACAACAGGCCAAGGCGTCTATGACCCCTGATGATATCCAGAGGTTCATGAGTACAAGATGGAAGACGCAGGCGGCGGTATGGGGGGATCATACGATCGAGGCTGACCGTAGCCGGTTTTATATGGATGAGCTTGACAGGGAGAATTTCCGGGATCGTCTTCTTAGCGGAAAGATGTTCCGGAATCATTTCGTTGGCTTCGACTACTATCGTCCGGAGGTATGGAGTCCGATGGAGGTTTTCCATCCTGATGTGAAATACCCGCAATATGGGTCTTATGTGGGTCGTATTCATTATTACGAGGGTGTTGAGTTGATATCAAGATACGGCCATAAGATGACGGCTAAGGATAAGCGTCGGATTATGGGAGGTGATGATGATTATGAGGGATGGGTATCTAATGACGGTGATAGGTATGACTGGAAGAAAAAGAAGCCGTCTATTACCGGTATGTATGAGAATGAGGTTATTCCATGGAAAGGATACCATGACTATGAGTCTATAGTTGCCGCTGAGGACTATTATGGTGTTCCGATGGGCGAGTACCACACCTTCGGGCCGGACGGTGAGGAGCACATCCAGCCCCGCTTTTTGCCACGCTTCCATCCCTTTGGATATTTCAACTCCGGTATGGCCGATGGCAAGAGATATGAGATAGACTCTCGCCTTTTTAGGGTCATGGAGGGATATTGGGTATCCATGAAACCGATATTCTTAATAACTTACATGACGGAGACCGGAATGGTGGATCAGGAGCTTGTGACAGATGAGCTTCTCCCGGAGTTCTTGGAGAAGAATGGTATAAAGAAAGTGAAGAGGGTCATGGCAGAAGCCGTCAGTGATCCTGAGGTGAACACCTATATCTTGGAGTATGTCCCTGAGGTTAGATTTGGCGTTAAGATCACCGGAGGTAATTTAATGGATAAGCCTATATATATCGGTGGGGATCCAATACCTCATCAGATACATGGTGACAGCAGTCTGTATGATTATGTCATTCCGGTTTCTGGATTTATAGGGGCCAGTCTCGCTGATCGCATACAACCGTTCCAGATGATGTATAACCTTGCTATGAACCAGCTATACAATAACGCCGAGAAGGAGATCGGTAAGTTCTTCTTAGGCGACCTGGGATTCTTGCCTACGGAATATAAGGATATGATGGACAAGAAGGGTGCTTTAGCTACTTTTATGCAGATCGTTAAGTCTGTATCGTTTATGGGTGTAGGTGGTAATGATACGAATAATCCTTACCAGAATCCGCAGATGAGTAGCATATATAACCAGTTTGGTGTATATGATCTTACTAATACGGATCAGATAAGATCCCGTATGGAAATGGCTTCTTACGCCTATATGATGGCTTATAGGATGATAGGTATATCCGAGCAGGCAATGGGTCAGTCAACCAGATACGAGAGTTCTACGGGCGTAAAACAGGGGGTTAACGCTACCATGTTACAGACCCAGACTTACTTTAATGATTTCGATGACTTCAAGAAACGGACATTGGATATTCATCTAGCCGTGGCTCAAGTATGCCAGAAGGAAGGATACGATTGGACCGTGATGTACAGGAACAGTGATCTTTCCTTGGCTTACATCAGTCTTACGGATAATAGCTTGTCGTTACGTCATCTTAATGTTATGGCTGTCTCTAATTCCAAGAAACGTCTGGAATTGGAGAATTTGAAACAATATATATTACAGACAAATACGTTAGGTAATGACTTACTTGATATCACTAGGATGATGAGCGCCAACTCAACGGCTGAGATGAATCAGATCGGAAGGGATGCTAGATCTTACGCCGATCGTGTAAGGCAGGAAGAATACCAGAATCAACAGCGACTTGTCCAGCAGCAAGCTGAGGCCGATCAACAGGCTCGTAATGATGAGCATGAGAAGGATAAGGAGCTGGCTTATATCAAGGGCAACTTCGACTTAAGGGGTAAGAGCATAATGGCCGCCGGTCAAGCGGCTAGGACCGAGAACAACTCTGAAGGCATGGATTATGTCGAGGCTATGGCTGATAGGGCTTTAAAGGAAAGGGATCTTGATATCAAGGAAGAGGAGATGAGAACCAGACAGGCTAACGCCGAGGCTGAGCGAAGATCTCGTGAGGAGATGGAGAAAAAGAAGTTGGAATTAAAAGAAAAGGAGATAGACGCTAGAAACAAACGTTCTGATACAGATAGGTTTACGTCGATAATAAACAAGAATTGATTACAAGTTTTGTAAATATTTTTACAAAATCTGTAATCATTTTGGCGTAAAATTCTGTCATATACTATAATGGGTTTGATTTAATTGGTAATTGGATTAATAATACTTTTGTAAAAAGCAAAAAAGGAAATTGTATGAATGACATGGGTGATTTCGCTAAGGGTTTTAAGACCATGAGTGTCGAGGAACTTTTTTACCGTGGTGACGGTGATGGCGATAAGAATAATATCGAGGGTAAATATGATAAGGATGGTAATCCTATAGGTGATACCAAGGAAGAGCCTGCCGACGGCGGAGCGGCTGACGGTGGCGGGGATAAGGGCGGCGATGCTGCAACCCCAGACCCTGATTCCCTTGGCGAAGGCGGTACTGATAATAATAACGTGGTATCAGTGTTTAACGGAAAATCTTTCTTGGAGAAGATGGCTGCCAGAGGTATCATCGACAGTATCGATAACCTTGATATTATGGTAGATGATAAGCCAGTCGATCTTTCTACTATCACAAAAGAAGATGATTTACTTGATATAGTGGAGGGATTGATCAAGGACAAGGCTGATGAGTTGTTGAAAGACAAGGTTGATACCGGCTCGATGTCTGATTTCATGAAGAAGATGATAGAGGTGGATAAGGCCGGTGGTAACGTTGGCCAACTATTAAGCCAATATCAGAGTATTCAGGCTCCGTTGGATAACCTTGATATGAGCAATAAGAATGATCAGCTTGCGGTCATCCAGCATTATTATAAGATGTTAGGTATGCCGGAAGACGAGATAAAGGATAATATGGAGATGATGATTGGCAAGGGCGATGAGTTCATTGAGTCCAAGGCCAATAAGTTCCATGATATCCTGAAAAAGGAGATGGATAACCTTGTCGAGGAGGAGAAGAAAAAATCCGAGAAAAGGAGACAGGAGTTAGTTGAGCAGATGAAGATCTATAAGAAAGGTCTTAAGACGTCTATAAGCTCAGGATTCCAGTTGACTGACACGATGATAGGTAAGGCTGTCGATTTCGTTACCAAGCCGATAGACAATCAAGGTCATACGGCTATAGATAAAGCTTATTCGGAGGCTATCAAGAATCCGGACATGGCCGCTGATTTGGCTTTGTTCTTGATGAATAAGGACGAGTTCCTTAAACAGAAGACTAACAAGGCTAAGATGGAGGTCAATAAGAAGACCATCACTCTTCTTTCTGGCAATAAGGGAGGAAAGCAGAATAAAAATAATATCGATAATGATACTATAGAGGCTAACTTCCTTGATCTGAGTGGATCAAAGAGTGTATAACATTAAAAGATAGATAATTATGAACCCTTTTTTGACAAAAAGTTTCCCGGCTACTGTGAATGGTGATAATGTAATCGCCTTCACCGATGCCAAGAACTATAAGACTTCGCTTGTAGAGTATAACTTAGGCTCATTGGCGAGCTGGTATTATGAGGATTCGGATAAGAATCATTTGGGTCTGTTGAACTTGTTCTCTAATATCGCTAACTATCCTGTCCCGATGTATATGGGTATGATTAATAACGGCGCTACGATCTCCGTTAACGGTATTGGAGCCTCTTTCCGTTATGATTTACCTGTTACAAAAACATTCGCTGTCGTTACGGCAGAGGATACATCAGGTCACCACCTGAAACCTGGTATTGATGGTAGCTTGTTTGATATCGTTTTGAACACATCTGAGTTTACGGCTTATGATGTTATTACCTACGATGCTGCTAACGGTTGTAATATCCTTATCTCAGGTGAGATCCCGTCTAAGACAGAAGGTGACTTGACACGTTATTGGTGTCGTGTTATTGGTGGTAAGGCTAAATACTTCCCCAAAGAGAAATTACGTCCGGGTATCCGCTACTGGAAGATCGGTCATGCTCTTGGTGAGTACAGCACTCAGTTCTCTAAAGTATCTGGAGCTGACAAGGCCGGTTCTATGACTTGTGAGTTCCGTTTAGGGAACCACCGTGGTGTTGAGGGCGAGACAACTATGTACGCTGGTATGAAGTCCATGCAGGCCGCTCAGAATAGCACTTCAGAGTTCGTGGAGACCGCTCTTCGTCGTATGAATGCTATGAGAAGCGAGTATGAGGGCAATATTCCTGATTTGGCTATTATCGGTAAGACTGTTAATGGTAGACTTGATTTGCGTACGGCTAAGGTAGCGTCCACGCTGGAGGTATTCTGTATGGCTGAGTTGGTTAAGCTGGAAGCTAGACAGTTGATGTGGCAAGAAGGTGGTATTATCATGGATCAAAATGGTCCTATCCATTTGAATGAGGGTATCTACCGTCAGCTTCGCCGTGGTTACACTATCTACTATAGCCGTCCGATGGGTATTACTAAGGACACGCTTATGGCTGCCGCATCTTATATTTTCCGTGGACGTCAGGATCTTCCTATTACGGAACGTAAGATTAAGTTCAAGGTAGGAGCTATGGCTATGATCAATTTAGAGAAGTTGATCAGGGAATCGTTCTTCACTACCTTGCAGAACTTAAGCTGGGGTATGGGAAGCGATAGGATGTTGCCTTCTAACCCTATCTCTGGTACTAATGACGCCATGATCTTAGGTCCGGTTCAGGTTAAGGGAGCTTTCATCCCGGGCATCGGTAATGTTGAGTTCGAGCACGATCCTTCTTTGGATTACGCTGACATGACAGATCGTAGCGAGTTAGTGAATGGCATGTATCCTAGATCTTCTTATTCTTGTATTATCGAGAATATCACTGACGCTGGATCAACTAACGCATATTCCGCTATTCCTAATACGGCTAACGCTAAGTTAGGTAATATGAATAACAACGTATTCTATATCAAGCCAGAAGGTGTAAGTATGTGGTGGGGCTATGAGTACGGTCGTTGGGCGCACAAAGCCAACGGTAATGAGATCGTATCATCCTTGCCGGGCATGAAAGAACAATTCTGGTGCCACTCCGCTTCCGCAGCATGGGTTATGGATAACAGTAAGTTCTTGATTATCGAGCTTCAACCGAACTACTTCGGCTAAGTTTTTTCATATATGTAATTTGGTTTTTAGAGGGGAGGATGTTCCTCTCCTCTTTTTTTAAAGTAACGCAAAAAGGAAATGAAAGAAATTTTAAAATCAAGGAAGGTATTGGCCGAGGTAAACGGTTTCAATATCATGTCAGATACCTTATATGAGGTTGTAGGCAAACACGATGGAAGTGCTCCTCAGGCCTTTCAAGACGCTAATATAGCTAAAGTTCCGTTCCCGGAGAACGCCACTCACGTATGTTGCCCTTGGGATGATTTCTCCAAGGCCTATAACACCGGTTTTTATCCAAGATCAAGATGCTATAATGGTCTTGACAAGAATGAGATCGATAAGCTCGTCAAACAGCGGGTAGATAATATCATGAAGCCTTTCGAGGAAATGTCGCAGATGGATCTATCTCAAACCAATTTAGAATTTTGGGATGACGCTAAGGATAAGATATTCATGGGTAAGGTCTATAACACGGCTAATACCGTTGAGTTATTTTATTTATATCTGGCTGTATTTTCCGGCATGTTGACTCCTCAGGAAATGGATGGCGATCCTGTCTTCATGAACTCCATGTTCTGTTTCGTGGAGAAAGACAATATGAAGGATTTCGTTCAGCAGCGTGAGATCAATAAGATGAACATCAGCTATAAGTTTATCAGCGCCCTTAAGAAAGGCGGCGACGATCGTCAGGCTGTCATCGATCTTCTTCTTTACATCGGTATCGTAACTCGCCCGGATTTCACGGAGGATGAGTATTATACAGGATCTCTATCAAACTGGATGAATGAGAAGAAGACCAATGTCGATTATCTGCTTGATATCTGGGATCGGTCATTGGAAGGTGATTTCAAGGAAGTTCTTGAGTTTTACCGTATCGTAAACGTCCTTCAACGAAATGGTCGTATCAATATGACTCCATCCGGATTACAATATAATGGCCAGATCATAGGACCTGACGTTCGGACATCCGCTGAGTTCTTGGCTACCAAGAAAGACTTTATTAACATAAAGGCTAATGTCTTGGATGAGTACGAGGAACTTATGTCTATTTCTAATATAGACGATAAGACCAAGAAGGTTAAGGATGTCAAGAAGAAGGAAGACGTAGGTGAAGGTGATAAGGTTAATACGGAGGAATGACGATGACGATCCAAGAAGCGTATCTAAGGTCTTTGCAGAAGAACGAGCAGAATCTCGCCAATGGCGGGATTAAGCTTGATCCCGGGAGGTTCGTGCTTTTGTTCAACGAGGCTCAGGATAGGTTGATAAGATACTATCTTAATAGGAAGGATGATGAGACCATCCGATCTATACAAACTCTTCTGGTATACTGGAAATCGCTTAATAAGATCAATCATATTGATGACCCCGAATCGACATCATTCGGTCTTCCTGATGATTATTTATGGTTCTCAAATATAAAAGGAGCGTTTTCTTATAATGGATGTGAGGTTGGAGATTTTGTCATGTGGGAGGCTAAGAACGAGAATGTCCATGAGCTTCTTGGGGATGATAATAATAAACCTTCTTTTGACTATCGGGAAACGTTCTACACCATAGGTGACGGGAAGGTCGTGGTGTATGAGGACGGCTTCCTCACAGACGAGGTCAGGATGACCTACTACCGGAATCCGGTACGGGTGGATCTGGCCGGGTACATCAACGCCGCCGGCGAGCGGTCCACGGACATCGACCCTGAGCTGCCCGATCCTTTGGTGGAGGAGATTCTGGATATGGTCGCCAAGCAATTCAACCTTAACGAGAATGAGTTGCAGAGGTATCGGTTTGATAAGGATAATGTGGCTTCTTTTAGATAAACACCGTTAGTTTGATCATTAAGCCTACTCGGAAACGGGTAGGCTTTTTTTGTTAACTTGTTTTAATTATCTATGACAGGATTTTTCGATCCCCATCTTTTCTTCCACTTCATGCCGAGATAATTTATTATTCCGTCAAAATTAGAAACGATTCCACTTTCTATCATATCGGATATATATCCTTGTGTCATTATTATCTCCTGCATTTGCGTAATTGAAGCATAATTCCTTATGCCCTCCTCATGCTTACCAAACACCACATAATTTATACCTTTGGCCACCCTTGATATATATCCCTTGAAATCATCATTCGTTATATTATCGCCTAATAAGGATCTTATATCTCCGCTCATTTTTATATACGTATCTCCCGCTATGTTCCTATTCTTTACGAGGCCGTCCGTTAGCCATATAACTACCGTGGCGTATATTTCAGGATCCAACTCCATGGCTATGGTGATAAATACGTATGGATCTATAAACCATTTTTGGACCCCTCTACCTCCCTTCCTGTAGGCTAATCCCGCTTTTCTAAATTCTTTTAGCGTAAGATTCTCATAATCCAGCTTACTTTTGATATTATCATTGCCGTATCCAAGCTGGCTCATTAGGGCTTTTATCTTCTCCTTGAACCCTTGCTGCGACAATACGTCATTAATTTCCCTTGATGATAATCCCATGGATTCTCTTTTGTTCTTTATTGAGTTCATGGCCTCAGTTATACATACATATCCATCTTTACTCATTATGGATATCTGATTTCCTAAAAGCATCCTGCTTTCTGATTTTAAAATCAAATTTGATTTCATAACTTTATATTTTTAATTTATACTACATCGTGAATCGGTCTGTGATAGATAGATTCACGATACAAATATAATTAAATGGGATTTGCTGTCAAAACATATTATAATATATTGATGTATAGAATTATATGAATAGGATTTTATATCATTACCGTATAATTAGATATTATTTTTCTGGATTCGGAGAAATATCCGACTCCAGAAAGTAGTTGATTATAAGATACTTACTATAAAGAATCTTGTCCTGTTTTTATGGGTATACGCATTCTTGTAGCATTTTTTCAGTATAACATGTTTACAAAAAACGTAATATGGTTGTATCGCCATATATTCCCGACCATGTTTTATTGCCTTGATGTTGTTTATTGTTATGTTTGCGTAGGTAAATGATTTTTAAATTAAAATATTGATAATATGTTGCACAGACCGCAAGACCGGGTACTTTTCGTATCCCCACACGCTAAGATGGTGGATGTTGATTCCATCTTATTGAAGGAAGGACAGATCGGTATTTACGATACTAAAGATACTTCCGAGAACGGTTGTAAGGCCGTGATTGATTTTACCGGTAAGCCTCGTAATGATAAGCGTTATGAGATTCGTATCGGTCGTAATGAACAAGCGGCTTCCCGCTCTATATATGATAAGGATTTTTCCACGCCATTGTTCTCGTTGAATGAGATCACCGAGATTTACGCTTCTTGGCCGAAGAAAGATCATGCTTATGTCGATGATGTTATCTTAGGATACAACGGTGTTTCTGATGACACTGCGTTCTCCGTTTCCAAGGGCGACCGTATCGTTATCCGCTTGATTCTCGCCGGCAGGGCTTTCGAGCTTCTTGGCTACGAGGGAGGTCGTGTTGAGATCTTTGACGCTATCCTCTTGGATGATTGCGACAATACCCCTAATCAATGCGAGGAATGTGATCCTTGCGAGGAGGTTGATTTGTTACCCGCCGTATTGAAGTGTATCGAGCGGATGAAGAACCAACCTATTGCCGGTGGTGGTAAATTATCCGATTATATCGATATCACTCCGGTTACAAGATGCACCAACGAGGCTACGGAGCCTGAGACGGAGGACGTGAACTTCTATTGCATGGAGGTATGCGATACTGGTGATGATCTGGCGTTGGCTGAGGTTCGTGCCCAGTACCCGGGATTGAAGATCGTTCGTGAGAGCATCAACGGCAGCATGTCACGTTATAAGGTGATGAAGAAAGGGACTAAGCCTAATGACTATACTCAACGTCTGATCTCTATCATGAAAGGATGCGAGGAATGCCCGCCTAGCTATACTGAGGTTAAGGGCGGATACCTGTATTCCATTTCATTGGAGGATGACGGCGTTGATATGTCTACTACGGTAGAGTCTTTACCTAATGTGGTAGCTGATACGGTTAATAAGATGAGCCAGATCAAGGGATCAGGTTTGTATATTGCCGCTACTTCCAAGAAATTGACGGATGAGGAGATCTCTACTTTCGTGGAGGCTAATCCTACGGCTATTATCTACTATGTGGCTAAGACATCCGATATGTGCGAGAATCCTACGGTTCGTACCGCTTCTTGGTCAGCTTGTGGTTCTTGCAAGGTATCCACCGAGAAGTATTATATCACGATCCCGGATGATGAGTGCGGAAACAGTGCGTTGGAGGAAATCAAACAGGCTTTCCCGGAACTGGAGATCACTGACTACGGTACTCCTGCGGCTTGCCAGCATAGCTTCCAGACAACGGTATATACTAACATGTTGTGTGATGAGTGCGACAAGGTGTTCGAGGGACTCTTCACCAGCAAGGCTCCGGCGTCCTACCGCAACCGTATGTGGAAGAAACTGGAATCGGCTCAGGAACTTGGCACTAATTGCAAGTGCGGTATCCGTTTCCGTGGCAAGGAAATGTTATTATCTCCGTCAGAGTGCTTGATGGATAAAATGACCTATGTAGAGGATAGCGTTGAGATCGTTGGCGCTAGCGGTGGTTATCCTGATTCTCTTGATGAGGGATCCCCTATTTGGTGGGATCAGCTTCACTTCGAGAGATTGTCCAGCAAAGCCCCGCGTACTCATGTTGGCGGCAATATGATGGATGACGAGTTGAAGGGCTACGCTCATTTCAATGGATTCCCGAAACATCAGGATTTCATGGGACGGACATTCATGAACGAATACAGCCGTGTTGAACAAACAGCCCAATACGTGGACTTCCAGATCACGATTAATCCTCATAGGTACTCTCAAGGATTCGGTAAGGTTCTCGCCGATGATCCGGTTAATCTGATCTTACGTGTACGCTATGGCGCTCATGAGGGTGTTCAGGAGATGATTAACATGATCGGTGCTGCCGCTGGTCTTGGCCCGGCTATCGTGACCGAACCCAAATAAGAACGACCTTTTTTGCGTTCATATATTTCCTAAAGGGGAGAGATTCATTTCTCTTCCCTTTTTTGTTATCTTTGAGGCATGATATCAGTTGAGAGACATATTATTAAAGATAACCGATTTGAGGATATTTGCCTTAAATCCGGGTTGCTGTACAATTACGTACTGTATCTGGTAAGGCAGGGTATTTTCAATGGGGAATATTTGAAGGAATATGATCTATCTACTAAATTAGGAAAGGAGAATCAATTTGATTTTAGACAACTTCCTACCGCTGTATCTCAGCAGGTGGTTGGTCAGGTATTCAAGAGCGTTAATTCATGGATCGGATTGAAGAAGGATTTCGATAAGAATCCTGGTAAGTATGACAATCATCGACCTCGTCTTCCGAAGTACAAGAAAGGTAAGAAACAGAATATGGTTGTATTTACAACTTCCTCTTGCCGGATAAAGGATGATGGTTATATTCATTTTGTTAAGAATGTTGTTGAACCGATAAAAACTAACGTAAAGAAAGATGAGTTAAAACAGGTAAGGATAGTACCTCAAGCTACATGTTATGTGGTAGAGGTGGTTTATGAAAGGAAGGAGGTTGATTTGAATATTAATAAAGATAATTTCCTTTCGATCGATTTAGGATTGAATAATTTATGCTCATGTATCAGTAATGTAGGCATCAAGCCTTTCATTATAAACGGGAAAGTTATAAAATCATTGAATCGGTGGTATAATAAGAAGAAAGCCAGATTGATGTCGTATATTGGCGATAAGGGAACTTCTAGGAGAATAAGAAGAATCTCTTTGTATCGTAATTGTTGGATCGATGATAAGATGCATAAGATTAGTAGATATATTGTAAACTTCTGTGTGTCTAATAATATAGGTCGTATCATTATCGGTCTTAACAAGGAGTGGAAGCAGGAGATAAATATTGGTAAGAGAAACAACCAGCATTTTGTCTCTATCCCTCATTCTAAGTTAATTGATAAGATAACATACAAAGCTAAATTGCTGGGTATAGAGGTTGTTACTCATGAGGAATCTTATACGTCAAAGATTGATCATCTAGCTTTTGAGAAAATGGAACATCAGGATAATTATCTAGGTAAAAGAAAACGCAGGGGATTATTCCAAAGCTCTATCGGAAAATTGATAAATGCGGATATCAATGGGGCTATCGGGATAGCTAGAAAAGTAATCGACGATTCGTGCGTTAATACGATAGTCAGTAGTGGGTTGGCGTTTAACCCGGTTAGGGTAAATATCTTGTGATATAAATATTAATCTAATTAATAAATTTTAAATTTTAATAACGTGTCTGCGATAAATGAGTATTTAAAGAGACTTGCTTCCATCTTCGGTAGCATGGGTTTCTCCGTTCCGCCAGATGACTTCTCAGGTGTTGTCATAGACGGAAAGACGTATCCGGTCATGATGAGGAATGACGGGTGTTACGTGTACTTCGATGATAAAGGAGTAAAGAGACTTGTAAGCGATGTCCCTAGAAAGGACTATCAGTTCATTAACATCAAGGACGCCCGTGTGTCGATCGTCAACCAATGTTATCGTACTCCGGGAGGTCAGGTAGAGGCTCGTATCCATACCTATATGAATAATAAGGGAGAGATACTGGCCGAGAAGATATTTATCATCAACTCTTCAGATGTTGATACGCCTATTGGTACGGAATTGGACAAAGTTCCTGCCGAGTGGGTAGCTATAGATTGTAGCATAGCGGAGATGACCGATCGGGAGTTGATATTCGTAAGTAAATGTTACGCCACGGAAGGGGGCAAGGTCCAGATCGAGGGCGTTGAGTCAGTAGACCCCCGCCTGAACCCGGAGGTATCCCATTATGAGGTGGTGAATACGACTGACGATAGCAATCCTATCGGTACGGAGTATGATAAGATACCCGATACATGGAGTCGTATAGTCTGTGATTTCCCGGATATGACCCAAAGGGAGATAATACCGGTGCTTAAATGCTTTGATACCGGAACCGGAAGGGTGCAGATAGAGGGATATAAGATATTTGATTACGAGATGGGTACCAGAAAGGAATGGTATCGCGTCAAGCAAAGTACCGATCCTGAGAATCCGGTAGGTAAGTTTATCGCCAGCATAAGCGATGACTGGGTTGAGGTCGTTTGTGACTTCACGGATATGGAAGATAGGATGCCTATTGATATCGAGGAGTGTTACAAGACATCAGCCGGAAGCGTGCGTATGAGACATGTGGTGTCTTATGACGGTGATCTTGGGAAAAGAAACCAGTTCTGGGAGATTGTGGACTCGTCTGATAATAGGTATGGGCTAGGAAATAGGATAAATAATATCCCTGCGGATTTTATCCGTGAAAGGTGTGCTCTAGAAAGGTTGGATGATCGTATTACCAGAAATGCGGTAGAATGTTACTCGACACCGGGAGGATCGGTAAGGATTAAATCCACTTACGTTATCAACCCTTTAAATCATGTTAGGTCGTATAATCATCATGTATTGAGTTCTACAGACAATGATATCCATGTTGGTACTCAATATACCTCTTTGCCATCCAATTTCGCCCGTATCGAGTGCGAGGAGCCGGATTATATGGATCGACTTATCGATACCACGGAGACTTGTTATGATACCGGAAAGGGTACGGTGAAGATCAGGAGACAGGAGTCGTTGAACGGAAATCTGGATGTAAAGACTTTCGACTATAAGATCGTTGAGTCTACCGACCCCGATCATCCTATCAATACTACCCCTACGCAGACGGTTATTAACGGCTGGACGGTTATCAGCTGTGACCTTAATATCATGGAGGTAGATGACTGCTATGAGGTTGGTGGTCATAAAATTCATTTAAAGGGATTCAGGACGATCAATCCGGCGTTACAGGATATTAAGTCCATATTGTATGTCGTGTACTCTGATCATCCTGATTATCATGCTGGAGATGAGCTTAACTCTATTCCAGAGGGGGCTAAGGTCACGATCTGTGATTACGCGGATAAGAGCCAAAGGCATATGGTCCCGGTGCGGGAATGCTATGAGGTGGCCGATGGCCGGTTCTATGTAGAGGGAAGCAGGTTGGTGGATAACGATATGGTCGTAGAGCGGACGTCGTTGATGGTGATGGAGTCATCCTCCCCGACCTACCCGGTAGGGACTACGCTGACCTCCATCCCCGATGGCGCTACTATCGTGGCTTGTTTATGTCAAACCTGTTAATATCAAGGCTATGGTTAAGGTATGTAATGATTATTATATGATTGACGCCCTAGCCGGCGGTGAGGTCATAAGGAAAAGGAAATATCGTCGTGAGAATACGATGATCGGATATAAGTGGTATGATTATAATGGGGTCGAGGTAACTGACCCCATTGAGATATCACGTCTTGACGGATTGGCTACTAAGCATCAACGTGTGGATGAGGCTTATGATGACCATGCTGTTTTCATGTCGTCAACCAATTACGTTAACAGCGTTTCCGGTATACCTATGGATAAGCATATGGTTGTCGTTGAATGGAGACCGGATAGCGAGCAAGGTTTTGTCACCATGGCTCATGATGAGGGTCTTGACGGGGATAGCTATTATATAGTTATTATCAATACCGGAGATAAACAGGCTACGATCTACACCCCCGTAGATCCTGAGGACCCAAAGGATGGGACTTCCCGTGCGGTTGATGGCGATAACGTTTCCGTTGGCGGATCATATGTCTCTATATCCCCCAAGCAAGTAGAGAGGATAAGGGCTACTTTCCGTGATGGTAAATGGTATTATGAGTTAGTCACAAAGACATATCCTAGTAATACTGGAGGCATTAAGATCGGGGATGTTGATTTTGTGACGTTCAGATATTTATGGGAATCAAGTTCCGGAAGGGACTTGGACACGATGACGGAAGCCCTTAATTCTAATGTTCCCACCATAGATAATCTTGCTGTAGGTTGGTCTGGCCCCGGAAATGGAGATAGCTCTGTTAGAGAAGTTCTTAAATGGGGTGGTGATAATACCGGTTCTGGTAAGGAATGTGTTTGGATGTCGGTGAAGGATTTAAGGGCTAAATATTATGATATCCTACCTGAAGAGACGTATTTCATGGCCTACGCTACATGGTTTGGATCTAAAGGTACGGGTAAATGTTCTTTTGAACTTGTTGGATACAAGGGAGGTACGATGAGCCAAGATGGATATAATTTCATCAATACCGGTGGATCTGTCGTATATCAAAATACATATGATTTTATCTGCAATACCAGTAAGGGGGCGAGTACATATAAGACTTCTTATCAGAAAGTAGCCCGTATTACTTATAATAAGCTCACCAATGAGATCTATATATCTATAGGCGATGCTATAGATCAGGAGGATAATTATGATAAGCTGGAGCGGGAGATCAATAATATAAAGGAAAGACTTAGCGATGTCGAGAGCGAGTTGGCTGTCGTAAGACGTATAGCTGAGGGCAAGAACGCGGCGTATATCTTTGATACGGTCGATGCCATGAATGAGTGGCTGGCGGTTCCGGAGAACACGGCTAAGCTCCGTGTGGGGGACAGCTTCTGGATCAGGGAGCAGGAGGTACCTGATTATTGGTGGGATGGAACTCAGGCTTTAGAGCAGGAAGGTCCGAAGGTTGATTTATCCCCTTATTATACGAAAGACGAGATTAATAATATTGTCAATGATATCAATCAGAAGATAGAGGATAAGAGTACGTCTATTATCTTCGATACTTATATCCAGATGAAGTCTTTCGTGGATGATCCAACTAACGCCGATAAGCTTAAGGAAGGTACTATCTTGTTGATACGAGAAAAAAATGTACCTGATTATTATTACGATGGTGCTGGGATAGTTAAGATGGAGGCCGATGTAGAGCAATGCCTTTATGTTACTTTGGCTAACAAGCCTACGGAAAGCACTATAAGTTATACTCAAGATCGGGAGGTGACTAATTTCGCCCCGGGTGCTATAGCTAGATGGGTTGACGCTGACGGCAATGACGTGTTTTATAAGCTTGTTGAGATAGTAGGTGGTAAGGCTAAGTGGATTACGTTGATTGATACAAGATATGGTAATGTTACGTTGCAAAGCACTTATGACAAGAACTATGAGATCGTGAATATCGTATCTGGGTCTAGGTTACAGGCTATAAATAGCGAGAAGAATGATATCAAGTTCGTTAATAGCGCTACGGGTAACGTGACTGTCGTGTTGAATGGGACCGTATCAGGGGGAGCCAAGAAGCTGGTGAGTATGCTGGCGGTTAACGAGGTAGTCTTGACCCCCGGAGCGGCGGTGTCGTTTACCCGGAACGGTGATGAGTTCGTGCTCACGGAGTTGTTTGGCGTTACGATCTTCCCCGATCTGGCGGATGCCAATCGTGAGGGTGAGTGGGTCATGAGTGTAGGCATAACCGGTAAACCGATCCTTATGGAGGTAAAGGAGATGCGTAAATGGGACGAGAGCATAACCAAGGAGCTTACGATAGATGAGCTTAACGAGAAGTTTCCTAACGTGGATATCGGATTCGCCGTCGTATGCAAGACCATCAACAAAGTATATGAGATGGTTAATGGATATAAGGAATGGGTGTCTTATGATATAAACTCAATTAGTTGATATGGGATTTTTAGTAGGATATGATACGGCCCTGCCCTCGGTGACGTTTTATGTTAACGAGGATAGGTTCCCTTGTTATAATGGGAGGAATGCTGATTATGTGCCTGATCCGATAGTAGATTTAGGTAATTTTAATCGTAATCTCAGGTTCTCGGCAAACAATCCAGGATTCGTGGACGTCGATTGGGGTGATGGGACAAAGGATCAATACCCTTTGGTCAAGATATCTGACGGTAGTTATAGGATAGTATTCAGGTCTTTAGATATTGAGTACAAAAAGAATCCTGACGATACTACATGGTGGTATAGGAAGGAGGATGGGTCTCAGTATATACCGGTTCCTCCACATAAGTATAGCGATATCAGGCGTAGGAAGGTTACGATGAGGTTCTCTAACGTAATCAATGGGGAGTTCAATATGGATGGTATTGTCCTCCATGAGTTTCCTGTAGTTAATCTACCTGATATAACTTATTTGGCTATGGTCAGATCCGTTCTTAAAAATGGCGATATCCCATATGACAGGATAAGTAAGAGCGTTAATCTTCGTAATATACAGATGGGGTCTTTTTCTCATCCTGGTGTTTGGGACAATTGGCCGGAAGGTTTTTTAAATATGAAAAATCTGAGGTATTTCGGATGTAACAGTATTTTTAATTTCGCTGATAATCCTGATTCTAATTGGAGAAGATTCTCTGAATGGAAGAATCTTACTATTTTTAACTTCAACTGGTGTAACATTCCTTCTTATGATCCGGCTTTTAATTCTATTCCGGCAAAAGATATAAGCATTATAAGCGATAGGAATAATATACCTGTATTTGATGAGGTGGATAAGGTAGGGGATGATAAGACAGGCGTTACCTTTATGGGTGGTGGTAGCTCATGGAAACAAGATCTGGTAGGAGGGAAATTAAATAAGATCCATAATACGTATTGTTATTCAAGTGTGGTGCCGGTAGATGATCTTCCAGATTGGTTGTATGAGGTAAGGGAATTTAGGATATGGATTTTGCGTGATTATGGTAAATTTATAAATACGCAGGAGAGGGCTGACACGTTCGTTAACACGTTTTATGATAAGATAATGTCGTGGAGTTATATAACGATGTCACAGACGGCTTCTGACGGCAACAGGAATCAGTTTTATAAACTTACCTTAGATTTATATACTGCCGCAGCTCCTACTAATAAGAGACCATCTGGCGTTTATCAAGCCCCTGAGGGGTTTGTCAAGGGGGTTAGTAATGGTAATCCTACGACGCCTATGGAGAAGGTGTATGTACTTACCAACAACTACGGGCAGACATGGGTCTTGGCCCCTGCCCCAGCCTCCAAGGCCGCCCTTACGAGGGCAAGGCGGGCTGGGAAGGCTAGGATTACCCCGTTCGTCCTTGGCGTAAAGGACGGCCATGTATCCGTGTTCAGCGGAGATGTATTGGATGATAATATGAGTAAGTATAATTTCGCTGACAAATACGAGGCTATAGATATCTGTAACGATCTGGGATTGGATAGTTCACCGGTTGTCGAGTATTTCAGGAGAATAGAGGAGGGAGAGGTATGAGGCTGATATGTAAGGATACGAATAAAGGGTCTATAACCTTTTTTACTAAGGGTAAATACGCTTTTAGGGGCGTTGACAGGAATGATACTACCGATGATGTGCCTGATCCTATATTGGATGTTAATAATTATAATGAGAGTATACAGTTTTATTCCAAGACCCCCGGCATGTGCGAGGTCGATTGGGGTGATGGGAATAAAGATCAATTTCCTTTCGTGAAGGACAGGAGCGAATCCATATACGGGCGATATAGGTTGATGTTTAGGAGAAGGGATATAAGTTATCGCAAGAATCCGGATAGCCATCCATGGTGGTTTTATAAGGAAGATGGGAGTGAGTATATTCCCGCCCCCAATCATGCTTACGCTGATGGGCTAGATAAAGATCGGGTTATTACCATGACTTTTACGAATGATATTACATACGTTCAAACAGCGAGGATAATGATGGTAGGATTCCCGATATTAGACGCCCCAAGTATTATCAACTTAACCTTATCCATTACCGGCGATGGGAATATAACCGATATCCCTAAAGATAGGATACGTAGATCGGTAAATATAGAGTATATAATACTTAACGAATTGGGTGTAGGGACATTGACATCCATACCAGACGATTGGGATAGGTTGACTAAGTTAAAAGGCATTAATTTAAGTCGAACGGCTGATTTTAATGATACGGAGTCTTCTAATATAAGGAAATTCCCCTCTATGTGGCCTAATCTTGTAACATTATCTTTGGCAGGTTGCAGGGTTAGGGTATATCCAAGGGAATGGCTGTCTTTTAGCAAGTTAAGAGAATTATATATATCCCCGGGAGTGGCTATGCCATCGTTTGACCCTAATACATGCCCGGCTATGGATGAGGTGGATAAGATAAATCCTAGCTTAAAGATTTTCGATCATATAAATAGATGGTATGGATCTGTCGTGAGTTGGCATCCGTATATGAGCGGTAAGGGATTGGGAAACATTGAGCGTGTCGACGCTTCATACGGTTATAGTAGTATAGATGTAAGTAATCTCCCGGATTATATATATGAGATGAGGTCTATGAATAGCTTTTATATGCATCGCAGCTTGTCAACCCAAAGTCGATGTGATACGTTTATATCAACATTATATGAGAAGGTGATGGGGTTTGATTATCTCACTATGTCTTCCTCTGCTTCCGATGGCAAAAGAAATCAGTTTTATGGATTGTATCTAAGTATGTATTTAGCTTCCAATCCTGATGATAAAAGACCTAGTGGCGTATTACAGGCTCCCTCTGGTTTTATAAAGGGTCAGTCTAATGGCTCTCCGTCGACTCCTATGGAGATGGTTTATGTGCTTATGAATAATTATGGATGGAGGTTTAGTATGGCACCAGAGGCTTCGGTGTTAAGGTCAATACGATCTTCTGATATTGACACGAGGTCGTATAAGCCATATAAGCTTATTGTATTTGACGATGGGTGTACCTTTGTAGGCAATGGAGATGTTTTAGCTCATGATACGGATAAGGTATTATCGTTTGGGGATCAACCAGAAGGAGAGTATTTATGTGATTCTATGGGATTGGACAGGAATGTTATTGTAGAATATTTTAACAAGATAGGTAATGGCTAAGACATTATATAAATATGAGGCTTCATCAAATAAGTTCGTGTGGTTCACTACATGGGATAGGGCACTTAGAAATTATTATACCGATGATTATAATTATGTACCTGATCCTGTCTTTAATAATTCTTATAATACGTTTGTTGAGTTTAGATCCAGAAAGCCCGGTATGGCTAATGTGGATTGGGGGGATGGAATAAAGGAGCAGTTTCCTATGACCAAGGTTCAAGGGGAGGATAATTATCGTATTATATTCCGTTCTTTGGCAATACAACACAGGAAAAATCCCAATACTACGTGGTGGTTCAGGAAGGAGGATGGATCGCAATACGTACCTGTGGATAATCATGCTTACGCTGATGGGAGGAGGGACGTACAACGGGCTGTGTCGATAGATTTTACTTGTGATATTTATTATGCCAATATCCAAGTTTGCAAGATGACATCTTTCCCGATTGTGGATATGCCAGGACTTGAGTTTTTGGTCATATCCCATACGCTGTATGTTAATGACGGTATACCTGTAGACAGGTTGTCAAGATCCAAAAAGTTAATTTATATCGATCTTCAAAATATGGGGCAAAGAATGACCGTAATTCCTGAGGCTATAATCAGCAAGACAGAGGTATATTATTTAAATATGCTTAATATGCTTGATCTTAGGGATATAGAATCTAGCGGGATAAGGAATATAAAGAATATGAAAAATCTCCAAACCCTCGACTTATCTTCATGTTATTTGGATAGGTATATAAAGGAGTTTAATGATCTTCCTAAATTAACTTCGTTGAATATAGCTCCTGGTCCTCCTGATATGTGGAATTATTTTGATATAAATACCCTTCCTTTTTTCGAGGTAGATAAGATAAATCCTAATATTACTGATTTTGCTTTTTTAAATGACTGGGTGAATGGAGAAAGGAGGACGGGTTGGAATGATGATAATATGTCTGGAAGGGGATTGGAACATCTTACTGGTATCATTGCAGCTAATAGCAATAGTCTTAGAATGGATAAGCTTCCGGATTATATTTATGAGATGAGGGCTGTTACAGGGTTTAACGTGAATGCATCCACTCATAGCCAAAAAAGATCAGATGATTTCGTGAACTCTTTCTACGACCTTGTTGTAGGATGGGATCAGATTACTATGACATCCGTGGCTAAGGATGGGAAGAGGAACCAGTTCTATAGTCTTTGGGTAAGCATGTATAATGTTATTTATCCAACCGAAAACCAGCGTCCTTCCGGAACGGAGCAGGCGCCGGAAGGATTCGTGAAAGGCTCGTCCAACGGGTCTCCCGCTACACCTATGGAGAAGATATATGTGTTAAAAAATAACTACGCCCAGAGATGGAAGATAAAACCGGAATAATATTATGAATATCAATATTTTAAAATTAAATTGGGGGGGGGGTAAAATCCTATTTGCCTTATGATGAGAAGAAGAATGTTACCCAAAAGGAAGATAATAGAGGTATTCGAGGAGCTATCTCCTCAGGATAATGGATATTGGGGGGTTCCTGATGGGGTCTATGAGGTTGAGTTCGCGTTGGTCGCCGGAGGTCTTAATGGAGAATCTTCCGATGTATATAATGCCGGGAGTGGCGGTAACGGAGGTGGTGTACTGACTGGGACTATATTCGTAAATCCAGGTGTTGCATATAGGGTGGTTGTCGGAGATATAGGTCAGGATAGTATATTCGGTATATATCAGGCTATTGCCGGTAAAGGTGGAAGAGGCGGATATGGAGTTAAAGAGGATGGCCATGATCCTTCCCGGGGAAATCCAGGGCAAGATGGATCATATGTTTTTAACAACAAATATCCTGACCGATATCCTTATCCTATGGGCGCTGGTGGTGGATCGGGGGCTTATACAAGAGGATGGAATATGGGCTTTTTATCCGGAGGGAAAGGCGGAAATCACGGGGGAGGTGATGGAGCTGGAGTCGAGGATATTGAGGGTGTTATTATTAATGGCAAAAATGGAGGTAATGCCACTTATTATGGAGGTGGTGGAGGAGGAGCCTCTAAAGCTTCTAGTGATGGGGCTACGAGAGGTCGAGGAGGATCAGGTTATCGTGGTATTGTTATTTTACATTATTTTAAAAATGGATGATATGGATAGGAATGATATTATAAAAGAATTAGGTTCTTATTTTGATATAGTTGAATTGGTGTGTCCTCATACATACAATAAGTGGAAGGACAGATCGTGGCAGTTTCTTGATACAGCGTTTCTCCATAATCTTCTTATATTACGGAGGGATATAATTAAACAGCCTATGTATTGTAATAATTGGGACAAGCAGGGGCAGTTTTCCCAACGTGGTCTTAGATGCAACATCTGCCAGATAGTCAAGGATAAGAAAGATGTTTATCTATCCGCTCATGTGTTGGGTAAGGCTGGGGATTTCGATGTCAAGTCAATGACGGCGGAACAGGCCAGAGGCTTGATTTTGGATCATCAAGATATGTTACCATATCCTTTCCGGCTTGAAGGGAAGGTGGGTTGGTTGCATTTTGATAGCCTTGATACTAGGGACGGTATACATGCTGTGGTGTTTTAGGTACTTAATGGTATAGTAGTTAACTTTGCGAGTGGGGTATAAAATGAAAGACAAAGACATGATAGAGCGAGTAGGGGCTTTGTGGAATATTGCGCTTGCGTATGGTGCCTCTTGTTGGGCTTACTTCCAGCCAGTGCATCATTTATTGACCGTATTACTTATAGTATTAATAGCGAATTTTTTGGCTAGGTTAGCGCAAAGCGTAAGGGGCTGGAAGCTCCGTAGAAGCCGTAGGAGGAGGTTTAGTTTCAAGAGATGGTTTAGGGAGGTTAGGTTTACTGATATTCTTAAGGAGTTCGCTTTGTCTTGTTTTATAGTAATGACATTATGTGTTATATATAAGACGTTATACCCGATCGAGGAGGAGGCTAGCATGATACTTACCGTTACCAAATATGGGGTGTATATAGCCCTTGTTGGATATGTGATGCTTTTCTTGAATACGATAGGGGATGCTTTCGCTGACGCTTATCTGGTTAAGGTGTTCAAGGCTGTATTCAATAGGATAAACGTATTCAAGATGTTTGGCTTCTCTAAAAACATACCTGATGAGACGTTTGACGATATAAAGAAAATTGCGGATGATGAGGTTAAGGATAAGTCTTAGGGCTGTTTTTTGTTTAGGTCTGTCGCTGTTCCTGTCCTCTTGCGGAAGTAGGAGGCAGGTTAGCGACACGTCTATTGATAGCCGGCTAATAAGCAGGATAGAGACGATGATAGATGAGGCCATGGATCGGAGGATCGTAGAGATCAAGACATCTGATCTTAATGCTGATATCGTTATAACTGAGAGGAAATTCGATACGGGCAAGGATGTTGATCCCGCCACGGGAGAGCGCCCGGTATCGTCCGTGACTGACGCCCATATCGTCATTGGCCGGCGGGACAGCACGGTGACAGCCGATTCCCTTGGAGTTAATAAGACAAGGAATGATATAAAGGATCTGGATAATAAGACAAATATCAAATCTAAGGACGTAGATGATAGGAAGGAATCAAGATGGCCTATAGTGTGGATAGTAGCTGGTATCTTGATGATATTGTTGGTATTGGTGTATATATTGAAGAAGACAAAGATTTTGTAATTATATATCATAAAAAAGGGTTATGATCTCTCACCGCCCCTTCTCTAATTAGTTTTTAAAGGATATGCAAATAGCATAGAGGTCAGTCCCGGATTCGAACCGAGGTATATGGTTTTGCAGACCACCGACTAAACCACTCATCCAACCGACCATGGCGCAAATGTATACATTCTTTTTGATAATATATTCATGTGGTACTATTTTTTGAATCTATTTTTTAAGATTCGTCTTTATAGTTATCTTTGTGAAAAAGAAATACGAATGAATCAGATCAATATCATACCGAAGATAATTCATGATAAGTTCGCCGCTAGGATTATCATGGATGATTACGATATAGAGAAACCTATCGTTATTACTGTCGTGGCTAGACGTAACGATGGTGAGTATAATACCCAGATATTGACATACCCGACATCGGGCTTTGATTATGAGGGTAATGTAAGGATGGTGTTTTTCGATGTTGCTAGGTCTCATGTTTGCCAGATAACATCGGTGTTTATCAACGGTCATGAGGTCAAGACATATTATACCGATATCCCGGATCTTGATATGCAAGCTCGTTATGACGATAGCTTGTGCCGGTACGATAAGAAGGTTAATATGAATGATATTAGGCTGTCGTTTCAGGTGCTAGAGACACGTGATCCCAAGGTGCTTCAGGTATTGGATGAGTCCGAGTGGGGGCTGCTGGAGGATAGGAAGGCGATCATCGAGATCACTACGCCGGGCATGTCTGACCCCGTTACGTTGTTTCTTGGCAAGAATCAGGTCAATACCTTTACCAGTTTAACACTAGGTCTCAATTGCTTTAATTACGATGATTGTAATGTCAAATACCTTGACCTCCCAGACGGTATATATGATATCAAGATCATAGGTAGCCCTTCCACTTACAATTTTAGTCGCAAGTATCTTAAGACGGATCTTATACGCAGGCGTCTTGATCGGCTATGGATTAAGACTGATATCCTATGCGAGGACAAGGATAAGGATCTTATAAATAAGATACAGGAGATGGAGACGCTTATGGCTGTAGCGGAGGCTAACGTCAGGTTGGATAATATAGAGGCGGCTCATGAGATCATTGATCGTGTCGGAGAGCTTCTTGAGATGGCTACTAATTGCGTGGATTGTTGAACATAAAAATATTTAGTCGTGGGTTGTAATACTTGTAAGGAAAAGGCGTTAAAGGCCGAGAGGGAAAGAATTGAGAGAAGCATGATGAATCGTGTTTCTTCCACCGTTATTAGTGATAGGGAATACGCTTCTAGGAGCACCGCCGGTTGTATGGTCATGCTCGATCCGTTGAAGACCATGGAGCGTGACGTGGTGAGCATATGCAAACAGACCCGTACCATAGGTGACGTGGGTATCGTCTATCTCAACATGCAGAAGAAGATCCGTGAGTGGATCAAGAACCTGCCATATGGATGCCCGCCTGACGAGGAGGTACAAGAAATGAGAAAGGAGATTCTGGATGGGCGCTCAGAGTATATTAAGCCTTGATAGATCGGATCTATGTAAGGCCGTGGATGAATGGTTATCTTGTCAGTGGAGTAGATACATGAGGTATCATAGGTATAGGATCGGAGACAAGCCCGATGTATCTTATTGGGGGAAGATAATTCGTCTGCAAAGGTCATTATGCGATAATGATTGCGGGTTATGCCCGGATGAGATAAGATCGTTAAAGGAACATATTAACAGGTTACTAGTATGAAAAAATACAGTTGTTCACATATAACTCCGTCCACTTGCGTGCCTTACGAGGGTGATCTCCCAGAGTGGTCAAAATATAAGGACTCTGGTGAGTGCGTTATGATCTCCGACGTGATAGAGGAGATATATGACGAGCTTACCCGTATCAGGGAGGCTATAGATGTCCGGGATCTTGGTGAGTCTTGCGTGAAGGTAAGTGGCGATAAGACCGTAGCGAAAGTTCTTTATGCTTTGGAGGATAAGATTTGTAATGGGTAATTAATGTCCTGATTTTAGGATATTAAAAATAGCCAATTGGATTGTGTTTGTCACACCAATTGGCTATTTTTGTATGTCCGCCGACTCTCACGAGGGAGCGGACATAAACTATTTAATTATTAATCTCAAAATTAGACTAAAAAATGAAGACGGTTAATGTTTTGACGAGAAAAATGGGTGATTTTAACGTTTTTCAAAGAACTAGTGATGGTTATTTCGAAGCATATGAATTAGTGAGACAATGGAACTCTTTAGAAGGTAATGAACAAAGGAAGATGGATGTATTTTTGTCATCATCTAAAACGAAGGAATTTATTGATGCGTTATTAGAGGAATTGTCTGTTGATAGTTTTGGGCAAAAATGCCCAAAAAATGATAATCAATTAGTTAAGAGATCTACTGTAAAAGAACCAGGTAAATCAGGAAGACCTAAGAAACAGGTGTGGATGCATCCATTTCTGTTTATCAAGTTCGCTATGTGGATAAATCCGAGGTTTGAGGTTCAAGTTATCAGATTTGTTCATGACCAGCTTATAGATTATAGGGATAAGGCCGGTGATGCTTATAAGAGAATGTCTTCCGCTTTATCTAAAATCGTGGACTCGTCAAGGTTTAAAGATAAAATACAGGATTTAGCTAGATCTCTGAATATAATAGTTTACGGTCTTCATGAGACTATGATAAGAAACTCTGTTGGCGAGGAGGTCAAGGCTAAAGAGTTGATGGAGCTAGAGATTGATATAGCTAAGATGATTGAATTTGGGTATATAACTACCGAGGAGCAGTTAAGGGATTATCTGTATAAGGTTTTGAGAAGCAAAAAGGCTCTTCCTTTGTAATTTGATTTTAAATTGTATCTTTGTGACAAAGTGAATCACAATGGTATACGGTAATAAAGAAATAGTTCGGACGTTCACCAGAAATAACCCGCCTGCCGGGTATGTGGGCGGTTCTGTTGACTACCGGGTCCCGGCCAACGTCTATTTTGGCGATACGCAGGAGGAGGCTGACAACAAGGCTGAAGATGATATCAAAGCCAACGGTCAGGACTACGCCAATACATATGCCGACATAATACCGGCTGTATGGTATAATGATCAGGTATGCGATGAGTTTATCAAGAATAATTGCGTAAGCGGTAAGGGATCCAAGGAGCAGGTATGTATAGAGGAAGGCAGGTTTGTCTCTTACGTATCCAAGAAAGATGCCAATGATAAGGCTAGGGTGGAGCTTGGACGGATCGGGCAGGGAGAGGCCAACTCCGTCGGGGCTTGCTGCGAGGACTGGGCCTCACAGCCTTTTCGTGGCTTGTTTTACAAGAACGATTGTGAGGCTGGCACATCAGGCAAGGAAGGTATTGTATATGAATTACCAGCCGGAGCTGTCATATCCGATATCTCCCAGATAGACGCCGATACGTTAGCCTATAGGAAGTTCATGAAAGAAGGTCAGGAGAAGGCTAATGCCGAGGGTAGTTGCTCACCTGTATTCTATAATACTATGATCGGTGATTGGTTCGAGAAGATATGTCCATTCGGATATAAGTCCGGTAAAGTATATTACTCTATCAAAGCCAACAGGTTTAGGTCATGGATATCGGTTGAGGATGCCAACGCCAAGGCTCGTGAGGTCTTGATGGTAGAGGGACAGGAATACGCTGATCTTAATCTTAAGTGTGAGAAATGGATTGAGAATATCGATCAAGAAGATCAGTGTTATTGGTGATAATACCTTTTTTTGTTTTTCCATAATTTATAGATTAGTGCTTGGAGGGGATCGTGTATCTCCTCCATTTTTTTTGTATATATATCAATGGTATTAAGTTTATATACTGTGATTCACTTGTTTGTATGTTGAATATATTTTATATTTGCATACCTATCTATTCATCTCGAACCGATAGGTATTATGTTTAATTTAAAATATTGTTCAAAGTTATGAAAAGTAGGGTTGAAATCAAGTCTTCCGACAGGAAATTGATGGGCGTTGTCATACCGGCGCTTAGTGATAATGGTTTTGTTAATATCACTTTAGCCATGAAGGTTTTGTCTGATGATAGGCTTAAAAAGGGGCTGTCTCCCAAGAAGCTTAATGATATCATTAAGTATGATGGGTTTCAGGAAAAATGCAGGGAGATAATTAGTAGGCTGGAAAACAGGGATTTATGTAAGCGGATAAATATCAGCCTACAAAATAAGGCTCTAAATCTTAGCGATTTAAATAAAATGGGATTAGCATGTCGAAAAGGTAAGGGGGATGGTCAAATGTGGTATATGAATCCATATCTTTTTCTCGTGGTAGCCATGGAGATGAGTCCTGAGGTTTGCGCTGATGTTGTAATGTGGTTTGTTGATAATGTTGTAGGGACAAGAAATGCCGCTGGTGATGCTTATATAGAGATGTGCAGTAGTGTATCTTCACTTATAAGTGATAAAAGTAATTTAAAGGAGTTGTTATCAAGGATAGCCAAGGGTATAAATTTCGTCGTGTTTGGCGTGCATGAGGAAGGGATAAGGAATAGAGCTTCTTTTGAAGAATTGGATATGATAGTATCAATAGAAAGGAATATATCTTATGCTATTAAGGCTGGATATATAAAAGATTACAATGGTGTTATAAATGATTTGGGAAGGCAATGGAAAGAAAGATGGGGTAATCCTGTTCTTAAATTGAAGTCTTGATTTTATTTCGTTGTTATAATTCGCAGATATAGGGGATACGAATGTCGTATTCCCTATATTGTTTAATGGAGTGTGTTATCTTGTTATTAAATCAAATCTGTATCTTTGTTGAAAACAATAACATTATTAATATGTGTAGTACAAATGGTTGTTGCCATGATCATTCAAGGGAACGTCCCGAAGAGTGTTGTCATGGCGTTAAGATAGACAGGTTTCTTAACAAATGCCCTAACGATCCTTGTGATCCTTGCGATCGGGATTGTCAGGACGAACCTTGTGTTGGTTATGGATGTCCTATAACCTTGTATGATAAATGTGTCTTATACTCAGGCGATGAGTTGGTGGCGGATGGTATAGAGAAAGGTAATGACATTTCTGTCGTTATAGACTCATTGAGGCGTATTATAGCGTCTAGGGATAAGCAGATAGATTTATACCATCGTGAGGTTCTGGATTTGAAGAAGATTATAAACGAGCTTGTCAACGCCGGTGGTAGCGGCGGGGATAGCGGAACTGAAGAGGAGGTTTGGTGATGAACGGTTGCAACAAAAAACAATATAGGCCTACTATAGACGACACGAAAGTACCGTGCTCTACGTACATGAGTACCGATTGTATTTACCCCGGTGATAAGGTACGTGTGGAATCATTGGGATTATCCCCTAATTGCGATATGTCCGATACCCTTAACGCTATGATAAAGGCTATACGGGATAGGGATGCTGAGATACTTAAATTAAGAAGAATGATCAACAAATTGATTTGATATGAGAAATAATTGTAATCCATGTAAGCCGGAATATAGACCTGGGGACGAGTGTAGTATCTACAGTTCCCAGATCATATATGACGGTCAGTCGTTCCCTGAGGCAGATATCAGGAACGGTGATAGCATGAATAGCGTAATCGAGTCTCTGGTAAGGAAGCTGGTTGCCGTATCTGGTGCCACGGCATCCATCCAACGTGACTCGTTCAAGGGTGTTCAGGCTGTCAGGTTAAGATACGAGCCGTTGAATGTGCTCAGCGTTACCTATTGTGGTACTATCGTCCCTAATGACGGATATGTCGTTTCTGGTAGGTCCGTTAAGTTTAAGAAGAAATATTGCATGGGTGATGAGTTCACTGATGTTAATATCGTATATACTACATTGAATAGTAATATTTTAAATACTTCTTGTTATGGCTAAGAGAGTGTACGATACGGTCTTGGCTTCCGATTGTGACGGCTGGGTATGTGGTGAGACCCTCAAGAAGGGATCTCTCCCCGTAGACAGGTTAGAGCTTGATTCTTTTTCAGAGGCTGTCAGGGAGCTTATAGAACGGTTTTTCGAGGAGGGATGGTTGCCGGACATGATCTGCGATCTTGGTTGTGGTGGCGCCAGCGTGTTTGAGATTAAGCCTACTAACTTCGAGTATCCTCCTGAGGGTGGCGAGCAGATTCTGGAGATTATCGTAGGTAAGAGTGATAAATGGACTATAACTCAAGCGGAATGATATGAATAATTTAAAAGATATTCTTGCTAAGATCGAGCAAGGTTCCTCATGGGTGTCCTACGACAAGATTTCCGGTACCGGGCCAGACAAGGTCGCTATTAAGGTAGAGCCGGGATGGATGGGTAGGTTGCCTAGGGAGACTTACGTGGCGGTCGAGAAAGGCAAGGTTACGAAGCTCGCTACTATAACCCAGAAGGGTATAGAGCGGGTAAGCGTGGATCCTACCAGTGTCATGTTCGACATGGAGGGCGGGACGGCGACCATCAACGCCAAGCTCAACTCCGCCTCGGTCAAGGCTTCCTGCCTTACCCTTGGTGGCTCGGTGAGCAAGTCCTATATAGTATCCATGAACGTGAACGGCTTATCCATGAAAGTCCCGGAAGAGGATAGCAGATATATAGTGTATGCCGATCCTGAGGATCCCGGAGCCACTGATTTGTATGAGGCTAGCTTTGTCATAGCTATGCCTAAGAATATGGATAACGAACAGCATCATGAGATGTTTGTCTTGAACGGTAAGGTTGTTAATATCAATCAACAGCCTAATGATATACCTTATATCATACTTGATCATGACTTCGATAACGTGACTAGCGAGAACGGTCAGGTTGTCATCGATATCAAGTCCAATACCGAGTATGATATCGAGCTGGTATGTTGCACTTGCGGTGATGGTAGTGAGCCGGAACCGGAACCACCCTTCAACGTGGATCCGCAAAGGTTGACGCTTAATAAGGATGGTGATACCCAAATCGTGAGGGTAGAGGCCGGAGATGATGTTTCATGGAGAATAACTGAAGGATAATATGGCAAGGGAAATAGATAAGAATTGTGTCGAGGGTAATTGCTTTGCCATTAACGACAAGAGCCATGGGGTAGGCGATAATAAGCTCAATATCGTATACAAGGCTAATTATACCGGTCAGATCTGTACGGCTAAGTTCCGTATAACGTCAAAGGACGGTAATATTGTCAAGGAGTATATGATAGCCCAAGACGCCAAGCCCGTTTATTATAATATCAAGATGGTTCAGCCGTTCACCAAGGATGACTGTCTGGCCAACCAACATGGATCGGTGGTGTTGTATACGGTCGAGGAAAGGACTTACAAGTCGTTTATCTCGCAGGAGGACGCAGACGCCAAGGCTATGGAGGATATAGCCCTGAACGGTCAGAAATACGCCAACGAGCATGGTGAGTGTATAACCGATATCTGGTATAACGAGGAGCAGAGAAAGACGTTTATACGTAATAATTGCGATAAGTTCAGTGACGGTCAGGAATATGTTTATATCATTCCTGAGGGCAAGTACGTATCTTCCATCTCTCAGGAGGACGCCGATAGGAAGGCTCTTGAGGATATTGAGAAGAACGGTCAACAACAAGCCAATTTGGAGGGTGAGTGTAAGCCTAAGGAGAATATCTATTATGGTAAGTTTAGCAAGACCTTTACCCGTAACAATTGTGATTCCACCCAATACGGTACTGATGTGGTTGTCGATGAGACGATGGTTACAGGGGACTTCAGATCCATCGTGTCTCAGGAAGACGCTAATAGCCTAGCAAGGGCTGCTGTCGAGGCTCAAGGTCAGGATATAGCGAATATCAAGGGTAACTGTGAGAAGATACCGGTATTTACCGGATCGTATTCCAAGGTATTCCAGAGAACCAATTGCCCTGAGGGTTCTACGCCTGTTGACTTCACTGTGGACGAGAAGATGTGTTCTGGATATCCGTTCACTTCTACGGTATCGCAGGATGCCGCCAATAAGCTGGCGCAGGACGCTGTGGAGGCGCAAGGTCAGGCTATCACCAACGAGCGTGGCGACTGTCAGACTAACGTCTACTATAACGTAAGGATGGAGAAGACAGTCACTAGAAACAATTGCGATGAGTTCCATATCGGTCAACCTTATACTTATGTTGTAGCTGCTGGGAAGTACTTCTCTATTATCTCTCAGGAGGATGCTGACAATAAGGCTAAGGCCGATCTTGAGGCTAACGCCCAGCAACAAGCCAACCTAGAAGGTGAGTGTAAGGAGAAGACGATCTACTACGGTAGGTATAATAAGGAGTTCACTCGTAATAACTGTGATGAGACCCAATACGGCACCAAGGTTGTCGTGGATGAGACTATGGTGACAGGAGATTTCAGGTCTACCGTATCTCAGGAAGACGCCAACAATAAGGCTAAGGCCGCCGTCGAGGCTCAAGGTCAGGATGTGGCTAACGTGAAAGGTAAGTGCGAGAAGGTGCCTGTATATACCGGTACTTATACACGTACGTTTACCCGTAACAATTGTGGTGCTGGCACTGGTGGTACTTATACGGTAAATGATAGGATGGTTGACGGTTATCCGTTCACGTCTACCGTATCTCAGGAGGATGCCAATAACAAGGCTAAGGCCGCCGTTGACGCCCAAGGACAGGCTCTTGCCAATATCCACGCCCTTTGTACGTACACCGGCCGTGCTTCCTTGGAGTTCACGAGAAACAACTGTGGTGAGTGTAAGATCGGATCTAAGGTGACGATCACCCAAGATATGGTAGAAGGACATCCATTCCAGTCTAACGACTCCCAGACCGCCGCTGACGCTATGGCCATGACCGCCGTACAGGATCAAGGGCAGGCTTTGGCTAACACCAAGGGTACTTGCTCTAACGCTACTATGTATACCGGTAAGGCTAGCTTCGAGTTCACGAAGAGTAATTGTGGCGCTAATCAGGTAGGAGATCCGTTCACCGTGACACAAGATATGGTGGAAGGTCATCCGTTCCAGTCTTGCGTATCACAGGATGAGGCTAACTTAGTCGCTATGGCCGCTGTCATGAATCAAGGTCAGAAGATCGCCGATGAGCGTGGTACTTGCCATGAGGCTCCTAAGTACACCGGTCATTATAGCGAGGCGTTCGAGAAGAATAATTGTCCGTCTGGTCTTATCCCGTCTTCGGTTACCGTGACCGAGGCTGACGTGACCGGAGGTCCGTTCTACTCATACGAGAGCCAGTTCGCCGCCGATGAGCTTGCCAAGGCCGCTGTCAAGGCGCAAGGTCAGGCTATAGCCAACGATCGTGGTACTTGTGATGAGTTGAAGATATATGTAGGTAATTATAGCAAGGAGTTCACTCCTAAGTGTCCTACTTGTCAGTACGCCGATCCTATCACCGTAACCCCGGATCTTATGGGTCAGTTCTTCACCTCAACCCGTTCTCAGGAAGAGGCAGACGCTTTGGCTAAGGCCTATATCGACAGAATGGGTCAGGCGTTCGTCAACAAGAACTATGATGATACGTGCCATACGAAGACCGAGCAACCGGTATGGGAGACTATAGAGACCGTATGTAAGGACTGTATCTCTCAATTACATCAACGTAACACCAACACCTGTTATACTGATCCTGATAATCAAGAGCGGTATATAGCTGGTGGTAATAATACATGTTTCTGGTTTGGTACGGCATCCAAGGCCTTTACCCGTCAATGTGCGGATGGTGGAGTTGGAAGCTCTGTTACCGTAACTCATAATGATGTTACGGATCCAAGTCCTAGCTCTGATGGTAAGTTTAAGTCATGTGTATCCCAAGCTGACGCTAACGCCAAGGCATTGGCCGCCGTGAACTCTCAGGGTCAGGCCGTGGCTAACTCGAAGGGTACTTGTACTTGGACAGGAAGCTATACCGGTCAGGTTAGGAAGAACAATTGCGCTGATGGCGGCGTAGGAGACATGGTATCCGTAAGCAGCAGCAAGCTTCCGGGACACCCGTACACCTCCACCGTTTCCTTGGCTGACGCCAACAAGAAGGCTGAGAACGCGGTTCGTGGATCTGATGGTCAGGCTTACGCCAATAAGAATGGAGGATGTACATGGACTTACGTGGCAAGCCGTGACTTCTATAAGAACAATTGCGCCGGAAGCGGGGTTGGTCAGAGAATAACGGTGACCTCTACGCAAGCCAACGGCGGTACGCCTATCACCAGCAAGGTTTCTTTGGCTGATGCCAGGAGCAAGGCAGAGCAGATCCTAGACCAGAGAGGACAGGATTACGCTAACCAGCATGGCACTTGTGTGTGGACCGGTACTGGAAGCGCTACGTTCTATAGGGATAATTGTGGTACATGTAAACATGGTGTCGCTCTATCCGTTCCTTATAGTGCCTTAGGATTGTCAGCGTTGACATCTACCGTATCTCAGGCGGATGCCGACAGCAAGGTTCAGGATGCTTTCAAGAATGATACGGCGACTAAGACCGCCGCTCAGGCTTACGCTAACAAGAATGGTGATTGTGCCGACGATGATGATACTCCTGCTTATGGTAATTGGAGTTATTATTGCGACGGGTGTACCTATCGTAAGAAAAGGAGTCAAACCAATCCTTGTTCCTCTGCTTCTGATCAAGACGAGGTGGTTGAGTATGATTCCAGATCTTGTGGATGCGGGTGTGATAATACATATCATATGGATGATAGTAGGTGTAATAATGGTAATAGCGAGGAGCATTATTCTAGCGAGTGCAATCCTACAGGACATTGGCAGAATGGTGGTGAACATTGCTGTAATCCACATGACTACACTGTCTATACCAATGAGGTATGTAAGGGATGTTCGGGCGAATGCGGTGATGTATGTGTTCCTGATAGCCCTATTAAGGTGGTTAGCGCTGGTGAATTTTGTGCTTCTTCATCGAATCTGGCTAGTGAACAAGCTTATAACAAGTATAAAGAGTACAAGAATGTATTACAATATTTAGTTGATTCTAGGATATGTCCTTCTAAGGTTGGCAATGATGACCGATGGGGAAATGTCAAGGCTACGAACTGTCCTAGCAACTGTACTCCTAAGACTATCAGTTATAAGCAAATCGCTGGTAAATATGAGGCTTGTACCAAGGACGAGGCAAACAGAATAGCCGACAATAACCTCCAATCCGATGGTATCTCTTACGCTAATGGCTTGGCGCAGGCCGATAGATGTGATTGCGTG